CAACGTGGGGAACGCCGCTTTGGACAATCGCTGGCCGAAGAACTGATATTTTCAGCTTGAACACCCGTCCGGGATGTAATAAGAATTGCCGCCTGACGGATTTTCCGTTGGGCGGCAATTGTGATTTTTAACTAAAATATAGCCGTTATGCTCGAGCAGAAGAAAACAACAGTCAGCATTGAAGGGAGTCCTCTGCCCTCCTTTTCTCAGGTCATATTGAAACAATTCATTAATGACCATCACTATTTTGATGTTCACATGGACATAGAATCCGGAGAACTTTATGCGGCACATACGCTTGACAAAAGCAAGAACTGGGTAGGCAAGAAACTGGATATTCAACTGGGAGATAATGTTTTCAAGGGTATCATAACTCACGTCGAGCTTCATCGTACCCAAGGCAATCACGGCTATCTGCTTATACAGGGATATTCTTTAACATTCCTGCTTGAATCAGAATTGAACTGTGCTTCATGGACAAAAAAAACATTATCCGGCATAGTTAAGGAAATATGTGACAGGGATGGTGTCCCTTGTCTGGTTAATCCGGAATACAAAACAGAGATCGAATATGAATGCCAGTATCGCGAAAGCGATTTTGATTTTATCCGGCGTTTGGCACGGCAATATCATGAATGGCTGTATTATGACGGACATCAGCTGGTATTTGGCAAACCATCGTCACTTCCACCTCCTGTCTCTTTGGCTTATGGCCGCGAAATTTCGGATTTGAATATCGGTATTCAGACACTTGCACGACCTTTACAAGGAAGTTCATACCATTCAGGAAATGCACAGACATATAAGGCTTCTACTCCGGATGCTCCAAAGGGGCTGAATATGCTGGGACAATCTGCATTCGACGCTTCTATAAAACTATTCAAGTCTCCGGCTGTCCAAAACTCTGAGATTAGGGTTGCCAACAAGAGTCAGCTTGATAATTATTTCCAGAAAAAGCAACAGGGTGACACAGCCTCATCACATTACATAGCTTGTGATACCGACAGCAATCTTGTAAATTTGGGTAGCGTAGTTGAAATTCAGACTGCAATCCAGATTTTTCAATCTGTTTTTGAAGAAAAGAGTTTGGGAGAATATATCGTAACGGAGATTACACACTTCTCAGGTGCGGGAGAAAGTTATTATAACAGTTTCACGGCTATCAGTTCTTCTGTTCCGACTCTTCCCCCTCCCGATGTGCCACTGCCGGTTGCACAAACCCAGCAGGCTGTGGTAATAAGCAATGATGATCCGGAAAAGCAAGGACGTGTGCAGGTTAAGATGAGTTGGCAAGGCGATGGAATGCAGACATCATGGATTCGTGTCTTGACACCGGATGCCGGTGTAAGCGATAAAGTTTCTACAAATCGCGGGTTTGTATTTATCCCGGAGAAAGATGATATCGTCCTTGTCGGTTTTCGCTATGACGACCCCAACCGCCCATTCGTGCTTGGAAGTTTGTTTAATGGAAAAACCGGAACCGGAGGAGACAGCGGGAACAAGAAAAAGAGCCTGACAACGAGAAGCGGTTGTACCATTACCATAGACGATGACGAAGGCAGTATCACCATGAAAGATAAGGATGGCAATAGCTATGCGGCTGATGGACAGGGAAACATAACTATTTCCGCCTCAAAATCCATCAAGTTGTGCGTGGGGGAAACTTCCATTGAATTGGATAGTGAAGGCAATATTACATCCAATGCTGCTGCCAATATCTCGGAAACGGCCGGAGCGGACATCATCCAAGCCGCCCAAAAAGTGAGCACTTCTGCCGAAACTTCATATAACATAAACGGTAATGAGGTTACTGCTACGGGGAAAAGTACGGCAACACTTTCCGGAGGCACACAGGCTACTGTGGATTCCAGTGGCACAACGGCTATAGCAGGTACAATCATTAAACTGAATTAATTTATGAGCAACGCCATACAACAGATAGCAGACAATATGCTTTACCTTTGGGAGGAAGCCATAAGTCATCCCGTAAAAATGGTTCGTATAGTTATTAATCCTGGAGATGAATCCATGCTCAAGGCATTTTATGACTATATGTTGGCCATTGACAGCGACGAGGAGGATATGGTTTTCGTCATAGCCTTGCCGTTTATGTCTGTTGTAGAATATAGCGATAAAGTTCTTCGGTATATAGAGCGGCAGATTGAATATTGGAATGATTCCGATAAGCCGGAAGACATTATTTTTGAGAGAATAGACTGGACTCCGGATTTTACACTTGGAAGCAAGGATAATCCTGCGCAGTTGGTTGTTGAGAATTTCAATAGATTGGCAAAGGTTATCGTTGGCGGGACTGATATGAAATGCAGTTTTGTCTTTGATATCGAGGGTACGCAGGAGTATGAAGAATGTCGATTTTGGTTCGAACAGGCTCTGTCATTGCCGTTCAATGCGCAGATGGTTTGGGGGATCAGTGACATTATCGGGCAGGAACAGTTCGGTGACATCATGTCTAAGTATCCGAAAGAAACGACCAGTATTTATCCACCGATCAACATGGATGAGGCCGTTGAAAAATTGGCTGAACAGGCCGCCAATGAGGATACTGGTGATCCGGGCGCCAATGCTTTTCGAATAATGTTGGTGAAACTAATGAATAGCGTGAAGAAAGGGGATGCCGCGCAGACTGAATTTTATGCACGCAAGTGCTTGGATATGGCTCTCGTCAATGTAAAAAAGGACTTAAACTGGCTGAGTCAATTCGTTACTGTCTATACCATTTTATACACTGACCGTATTACACGTAAAGATTGGGACATGGCTCTCTATTTTGCCAACAAGGCGGTAGAATCGGCACAAATGGGTGAAGGCAGGCTCGAGCCTTCACTGTCCGGCCGTTTGCTTGGTGGTGCACTTTTGGGAAAAGCCTCCATATTGGTGCATCGTTCCGGGTGGCAGGAAGCTGCTGAAATATATAAGGTGGGAGCGGATGCTTACTCCCGATGTAAAGACTATCTTATGCAAGCAGAGGCTTTGCGAATGTGCGGATGGTGTCGAGAAAAAAATCACGAGAACGCTTTGGCGGCAGAATGTTACATTGAAGGATTCCGTTTGGCAGATAAATTATCTGTTGAGCTGGTAAGGCACTCCTCTTATCCATTGTTGCTTCTCAAGCTGCTTGAGAGTTCGAACTACCAGTCTTCTGTCGGCAAAGACGAAATCGATTCGGTATTAACACGCATAATCGGGAAAGACTGGGAAAATTTCTTATATGAGTACAAACGGAATTTAGGGAAATATTATGAACTGGCTGAACAAAATATGGACAACGCTGCAACAGATATTCACTGATGGACCGGATTATATCAAGTCTAATCCGAAATCAGGTTATCTTATTGTTATACTGATTTTATTGGTGTGGCTTCTTGGATTATTACTGGACTGGAAATGGACTTATGCCCGTCCCGGCAGTTGGGGTGGAAATTTCTGGTTGGACATATTGGGACCTAATGGCTTACGCTTTTGGCTGGGGGTCATTGTCGTACTTGCCATTTTCTTGTCAGGCTATTTATTTTTTAAGACTTAAAACTATTAAAGGATATTGTTATGTCATCAGGAACAAGTTATTTCGACCAGGTAAGCTCGCAGCTTGAAGTCACTGTCGGCAAACAAATGTCTGGTGTGGTTTCCGGAGTTTCTGCTAATGCAGAAGCTGGTGTGTCACCATCGATAAATGCTCTCGACACGGGATTAAAGGCGGCAACCGCCCTTGGCAGCTTGGCTGACAACGTGAGTGAGGCAGCCATACTGCCCGTACTCGGCGCATTGGGTATGAAAGGACAGGCCTGCCTTCCCATATCCAAGCAACTTGATCCTGTAATCGGAGTGGATATACACTTGGTGAACATACCTCCGGCAACAAGCGTACCCATGCCGCATCCGTATGTGGGCACACTATTATGCCCTCAAGATTTTATGACCGCAGCAGTGGCCTCGTTTATACCGCCTCCGCCAACAGCAGAGGATACTGGAAGTGCGGACTCTGCCAAACTTGCGGAAATCGGACATACCGCATTGACAATGGCCGTGGGCATGTTGGGTGCAACCGTCAAAATAGGCGGATTTATTCCTCGTGCTGTAGCTTCCACACCCACACGTAGCATACCGCATATTCCTATGGGAGCCGGATTTGCTGCCAACTCTCTCCCGATCCCGAAGAATAACGGACACGCATTCATGGGAAGCCTTACGGTACTGGCTGACGGATTGCCTCTTTCAGGAGGAGGTACGCACCTGCATCTGGATTGTAACGACCTCGGTATGGCCAGTGTACATAAGGTGCCGGGACTATTTCTGCCTACGGGAGTCATTAATCCGATTCCCCCTGCAAAACAGATATTGACCAGCCCCATTCCCGTACCGCTCAACCCTATGGCCGCACTTTCCCGTAAATGCATGGGGGCTTTCGGCAGAGCCTACAAGAGAAAGACCGCAAAGGTGGCAAAAAAACTGCACGACGCGGTAAATGACAAAATAAAGAGCAAGTCCTTGCAGAATATGCTGCACAAAACGATCTGTACCGTCACCGGACATCCCGTTGATGTGGCAAGCGGCACGTTCTTTACTGATGAAGAGGATTTCTGGCTGGACGGCCCGATTCCGCTTTCGTGGGAACGTACATGGTACAGTCGCAGCGATTACCGTGGCCCCTTGGGCAACGGCTGGCATCACGCCTATGACATGGGGATTGTCGTGGAAAACGGAATACTAACTTTCCGTATGTCGGACGGAATACCGGTCGCATTTTCCCTGCCCACAGAGAAAAATCCGTCATTTATACGTTCCGAACGGAAAGAAGCACGGAAAGAGAAGGACGGTTATTGTATCTGGGATATGGACGAGGATCTGTACTATCGTTTTACACGGAAAGAGTATGACTCCATACATCTGCTTGAAAGCGTGTCCGATGCTAACGGCTTTGCCATACGGTTCAGTTACAGTGCCGAGGGCTACCTGCGCAATATAACGGACAGTGCAGGGCGCCATCTGAGGGTGGAATACGATGTCCGCAACGGACGCATCATGGAAATATGGGCTCCGCATCCCGAAAATGCGGATGAGGAAATCATACTTGCCTCTTACGATTACGATGCCGAAGGAAATATGATACGGCAACGTAATGCGGTGGGTGATGCGATGCTCTATGAATATGCCGGACGCCTGATCGTGAAGGAAACGTGGCGTAACGGACTCTCGTGGTATTTTGAATATGACGATACGGGTATCGGTGCCCGCTGCATCCACACATGGGGGGGCGACGGCATATACAATCACAAGCTGAAGTTTATGAACGGGCTGACAGAAGTACTTGACAGCCATGATAAACTGACAGTTTATCACCACCGTGACGGGCTTGTATATCTGAAAATAGACGCCAATGGAGGTGAACACCGCTGGAAATACGACACGGACAGGAAACTTTTGCAGGAAACGGATCCGGCAGGCAACAGCTACCTGTACAAGTATGACCGCTGGGGTAACTGCACGGACAATTCGGATCCGGGCGGTGGCAGTGTTTCTGCGGTATTCTTCCGGAAAGGTGCGTTACGCAACAGGCCGATAAGTGTGACTACGGCAGACGGGGGAACATGGATGTTCGGCTATGACGACAAGGGCAATGTGATGAAGCGCACAAATCCGGAGGGAGCTGAGACAAAAATAGAATACCGTGAAGGATTGGTTAGTCGTGTGACGGATCCTTACGGTGTGATGACAACCCTTTCTTACGACAAGGACGGAAATCTTACGGAAGTGGCAGACAGCCGTGGCAATGTGTTACGTTACCGATACGACCGGATTGGACGCTGCCTTCGCGTTACGAATCCGAAAGGCGCAGAACAGGTACGCAAGTACGACTTGGTTGGTCGTGTGGTGGAGGTGGAAGATTTCGATGGAAACCATATATTCCTGACTTATGACGGAATTGATAACCTGGTGGAATATCGTGATAACCTGCAACAGGTGGAATACCGCTATGCGGGAATGTGGAAACTGACTTCCCGTCGGGATAGCCGTGGCGTAGTAGCGTTCCGCTACGATGGAGAGGAACGCTTGCGCAAGGTAATCAACGAACGGAGGCAATGCTATGACTTCGACCTTGATAATACGGGTAACGTAATTAGCGAGGTGGGCTTCGATGGAAAGAGAAGGATATACAAACGTGACATAGCCGGACGGGTCGTGAGCGAGAAATTGCCGAGCGGAACGGAAAGGGAGTATGAATACGATGCGGCATCACGCGTTACGCGTGTTTCTTATGTCACAACTGACGAACCGGACCAGACTTATCAGTACGGCATATCGGGCAGGCTTGTGGAAGCCGTAAGAGGTGAAAGCCGTGTGGAGTTTACATACAATACACTGGGGCTCCCGGTTACGGAAACGACGGATGGAGAGACCATCACACGTACTTATGATAAGGTCGGGCAGATTCTTTCTTTACAGAGTACACTTGGAGCAGACTTGAAATATGAGCGAAACGAATATGGAGAGCTGGTTGGATTCAAGGCGAGTGACGGATGCGGTGAAGACGGAGGTGCTTGGCATTCCGAACACCGTTACGATACGTTGGGCTTCGAAGTGGAACGGATGCTTCCGGGCGGTGTGGTGCGCAGTTTCGCGTACGACAATATAGGACGGTTGGTAGATGCCCGGACACGCAAAGATGCCCGGACACGGCACATGCGTCGCTATTGCTGGGGTGTGGCCGACCGTCTGCTCTCCACCGAGGATAGCAAAAGAGGTACGACACGTTATGGCTATACGCCGAATGGTCAGCTTGAATTTGCGGAATACCCTGATGGTACACAGCAATGGAGAAAGAGCGATATTCTCGGCAATCTTTATCCTGATCCTGACTGTACGATACGGCGTTTCCTCAAGGGAGGCGTAATGGAGCAGGACGGTAAGTGGCACTATGAATATGACAAGGACGGCAACCTGACGGAACGTTATATTGGTTCAGGGAAATGGCTTGATGGGAAAAAAGAGCATTGGAGGTATCGATGGAACGCCGACGGTTCGCTGGCTAAGGTCATACGTCCTGATGGAGAAGAGGTTGGATTTACCTACGACGCTCTGGGCAGACGACTTTCAAAGACATTTGGTACGGTTGTCACTCGCTGGTTATGGAATGGGAATGTACCGCTGCACCAGTGGAAGCAGCAGCGTACCTATTTGCATCGATATGAACGCTGGGAAACGGATGAAAAGCGTCATGCCCGTACACTGTGGTTGTTCGATGAAGAATCTTTCGTTCCGGCAGCCATGATTAAGGAGGGGAAAACATATTCCATATTGACGGATCATTTGGGGACACCCACAGAAACGTATGATACTGAAGGTAATGAAGTGTGGAGTCGTGTGCTTGACTTCAATGGGAATGTCATTGAGGAAACAGGAAACAAAGGGATGATTCCGTTCCTTTTTCAAGGCCAGTATTATGACAGAGAGACAGAACTGGCCTACAACAGGTTCAGGTACTACTCACCGCAAATAGGAATGTATGTTTCGCAGGACCCGATTGGACTGGCTGGTGGAATTTGTTTATATAATTATGTTGTTGATACTAATGTTCTAATTGATTGGTTTGGCTGGCATGAGGTTATTGCTATTTTGGATGGGAAACCAGTATTAACAGATAAAGGAAAATATTCATGGTATAGTAATCCTGGATCGTCAGACGCACAATACAATGGATATGGTGCCACTGGACATTCAGAGGCCAAACTATTAGAAGCTCTTGATAAGAGAAACAAAGTTGGTGATTTATCGGGAAAAGTATTAGATATACATTCAATGGGGCAAATGACTAAAGGTGGTGTATCACAATTATCTCCATTGGCTCCATGTAATAGATGTGAGAAAGGCATGCAAACCTTTGCGATAAAGCATAATATGATTATTCGATATCATTATATTAATGATGAAGGGCATAAAAAAATATCAACTTATAAACCAAAATGATTATGGATTCAATCAAATACATTAAAAATAAAATTATTGAGAAAAGAAATTTGTTAGATAAAATAGCACAGAGTGATTTGATATTTAATCCAACTCTTTCTCTTGAAAAGATAAGACAATTTGAATTTGAAAATCATATAGAACTTCCACTAGATTATAAACGCTTTATCTCTGAGATAGGAAATGGTGGAGTTGGTCCTGGATTTGGATTAAAATCATTATTTGATTCTATAATAGATTTTAAATTGAGAAATCGACCTTGCATTTGTTTAAATAAAGAATTTCCATACCAAGAGAAGTGGAATGAGTCTTGGATTGCATCATTTGATTGGGATGATGATTATCCTGAATCCGAGATTGTGGATAAATATATGAATACCAAACATATATTTGGATGTTTACAAATAGGTCATTGGGGGCATGGTTGTACCTTTTTACTTGTTGTTAATGGAACAGAATTTGGTAATATTTGGCTTGATAATAGAGCTGATTATAGTGGTATTTCACCTGTTCTCAATAAAGAGAATAAGCATATTACTTTTAGTGAATGGTATTCAGACTGGATAACTAATCTGATATAATATCTAATAATTGTAATGACGGACACAGGTTATTTCGACAGCATAAGTGCAAACCTCAAGACTGGTGTAGGAAAAGATATCTTGGGTAGCATAAAAAACAACTCCAATGCCTCGATGCTCTCGGTTCTCGGGGGCATGAAGAACATGCTCTGCCTGCCCTTCTCCAAGCAGCTCGCTCCGGTGTTCGAAGGTGACATTCACCTTGTGGCGATATCGCCCTTCCCTGTCTCTCTCATGCCTCACCCTTATGTCAGCGTGCTCCTGAGACTGCAGCACTTCATCGTTACGGCTCTCTCCGTTACTGACAGTGGAGCAGGCGGCGGATACCAACAGTTGAGGGAACACCTCACATATAACAATTAAATTACATTTTTAAGTATTAATGAATATGATTGATAATCGCACAACATTTCTTATTGGAGCAGGTACGCCACTTGACCTTGATTTACCGCAAGGAACTATAAAACCATCAACAAGGAATATTACAGACGAGGTTTGTAGTCCCTATACGGATTATCTTGATCCAAGTAATTCCATTACAACAGTGAAAGATATTTATGACAAACTTAAGATGGCTTATCCGCCTGATCACTCCAATCCGTTTCTTAGGAAGGCACCGGAACCTAATGTCCATTTTGAACATCTGTTCCATGTGTTGGAAATGCTATATTCCTATGGATGGGTATGGGATGGCAAATGTCATAATGCGAATCTGTTCCCTGCTTTTGCTCCCTTTACACTGCCTAATATGGAGTTTGATCGTAACAATCTCAGCTCCGTGATGAAGCAGTTCGTTTTACGGATAATGGATATTATAAATGGATACGATACTGTTTTTCGAAATCGGAAGTATAAAGAAAATGAATGGTATCGGGATTTTTACCAACAGTTCGGAAAGGGCAGTGATTTCTTTGTGTTTAACTATGACACAACGATAGAAGATTCTATTGGAAACTATGAAGATGGTTTTGAACCTGATGGCATTCAAGATGTATTCAAAAGGTTTAATCCCAAGCGGTTGTTTGAGAATCCGGAAAAAGTGGCAACCATTAACCATCTGCACGGATGTATCAATTACTATTTCTCGTCCTATAAAAACGCAAATCAGGATATATATACCAATCTCTCCCATGACCTATACAAATATCCTAATTATGATATAGTAAAAGATATGATGATAGGCCGAGGACAGGGGCAACCAACCTGCCAGTCCGGAGAAACTTACTATGCGTCCCCTATAGTTACAGGATTGCGTAAACCGGATAAACTAAACTGTGTCCCCTTTGATTTTTATCATGCCAATTTAACTAATTGCATAATCCGGAACCCCAGATTAGTAATTGCAGGATATAGTTTCGGGGATTTATATTGTAACAATTTATTAGAGCGAATGCACTTCCTGCATGGAAATCGGCGTCGTATTGTAGTTATTGATTTTTTAGATATTCCGAAAAAGGACCGGATGCATGGCGGATATTGGTTAAGCCAAAATATGGGTAGTTTCCTTTGCCGTGCGGCAGAATGCGGTACTTTTGATGAAGTGGTGGAACAACTTTATAAAAATGAGGACCCCAAGACCGGTGCTTTGTATAGCGACAACGGTTGTTTGATGGTACTTTTTAATGGATTTAAACATGCCGCAGCATGTAGCAATGATATAGAATCTTTTTTAAATTCATAAACAATATGATGAAAGCTGATGGCACACCGAAGTCTGCAAAAAGGCAAGCGACAGGGAGTAGTATTTCCGTGCATCCATACCCATCAGTATGGGATACGGCAAACTATATCTGTGAAGAGATCAAAAGAAACGTCAGGTCTCAGGATGTAAAAGAACTTATCTCTCTTTTGAACCATTACAATAAATCACAGAATTCTCAAAAGCAAGCATTCAAGAAACTGACCCCATTCGGGCAGGCAGCAGTATCCGCACTAAATCCTTCTTCTCTACTTGCAAGTGTCGCATCAGACAAAGTAGAGGGAAGAATACAGGCATACAAAAAGTGGAAAGGACTTGTTGCAAATGAGAAAATATGGGATCATAAGAGAAAGATCAAAGAAATACAAGGTTGCGATTGGGCTTGTGATAGTGCAACACAATTGAAATTTATGTATGATATATGGTCTAACATACACTATGGATTTATCGGCAGGTATGTGGGATTTACCGAATTTGAACTTGTTAATGGCGCCGGTTTTGCCCAACTGGGAGACAATAACAGGTCTTATGGTACCTGGGCCAAACAATACATTTCGAATCGATTTGTTAATTTGGGAGATGCGGATATATTGGGAGGATTCGATGACGCAGAAGACACTCAGGCCATAAAGGTTGGTTTCAGCCTGTTCAATAAGTTCGGAGCGGTACCTTCTGTTTTGACATCTCGGCATATCATGGATGAACTTTATCTGTTTTACCGGAATAATAAGCCTTTACATATAGAAAAATGCGAATATCACCAATAACATTTCTGATTTCAAGTTTATTCGTTACAGGTTGCGAACTATCCCTGCCGACCGACGACGAAATGGTGCGTCATTTCACGCAACATGAAGCGGCTTTCAATGAAATACGCGACATTGTCGTACAACGTGCTTATGGTACATATTACCCTCCTTACAGAACGGATACATTATATGGCGACGATTTATTGAGTATCAAGGAACTGCCCGAAGAACATAAGTTGCGGCTGGATTCCCTTCTAAACGAAATAAGTTGTGAGCGTGTCTTTTACTGGGGAAAAGAATCGCTAAAGGAAATGGGCAAGGATACATCAAGAACAAAAGTCTATATCCCTTATTTTGTTCACGGCTTGTCAATCGGCGGAACTTCCAAAGAATTTCTCTATGAACCGGAACTGGATAAAGAGCAAATATCGGCAACAGAACAACAATTGGATTTGAATGATATCTATCGCCAAACAGATAGTGATACGACTCTATATAAACCTATCAAAGACGGCTGGTATATTATGCTTGACCACGACAACTGAACTGCCACAAAAAAGACGTTTGTCCTCGCTGTCATACAGCATAAGGTCAGACGTCTTCTTAATGTGGATACAAAATCAAACACGCTACAATCTACTGTTTGTAATGAAATACTTCCGCTTCATATACAATTAGTTCCCTAATCGGGCTTCCAATTCCTGAATGCTTTCTTTTAAAAAAGCATACCCTTCATTAACTATGCGCTTGTATTCTTCAATAGCTTTTTGTGCATTCTCCGGATTTCCCGTGCAGTCATATTCTATTTGATGTGCATAACCTATGGCAAAAGGAACGGCTTCATCTTTACCGCGCAACTTTTCTAATTCTTCTCTTCCTTCCTTACGTTCTTCAGCATCATTTGAAAATGTCTTATCTATAGCAGAATCCAACTGCTTAAAAACTTTTTGTTTTTCTTCTATATAATCTTTGATGTTCATAATTTATGATGTTGGTTTTCTACAAAAATAGGGAAAAAAGCAAGACTATCAAAAAAAGGAGAAGATATTTTTTTAGGCCACAAATATTTTATAACTTCGCGTAAATGAAAGAATTAACTCATAAAAAATACTTAAATGAAAAACTTGTATATTATAGGAAATGGATTCGATTGCCATCATGGAATAAATAGTAGTTATAGTGCGTACCGTCAATGGCTCGAAGAAAACGAACCGGAACTCTACGAAAGACTGAGAGAATTCTATTATGTGGATGATGACGAATGGTGGTGGCAGTTTGAGGTGAATTTAGGTGAAATAGAACTTGCGGACTACGTACAGTATACTGCTTCGGAAAATCAGCCGGATTTTGCCAGTGACGAGTTTAGGGATCGGGATTATTATGTCGGTTCGTACCAGGCAGAAAGTGAAATTGGAGGTTTGGTCAATGACATTAAAGACACTTTCAAAGCATGGATTAACTCTCTGTCAAAGGCGGATGGAAGTAAAAAGATAAAGTTGACCAGAGGAGATGACCACTTCATTAATTTTAATTACACTTCCACCTTACAGTATTTATACGGTATTCCTGATTCAGAAATTCTTCATATTCATGGTAAGGCTTCCGATGAAGTGCTGGTACTTGGTCACAATAAGACTTATGAAGAGCTGACCAAAGCTGCAGAAGTCATCCAACCGGAGCCTCCGGCAGATTTGTCGGAAGAGGAGCTCGCCGAGTGGTACGATGGGGAAGACTACATAACTCAAACAGTTCGTGATGCCGCAGTCAACGAAATATATAGTATTCGCAAAAATGTAGAGCAAATTATCCAAGATAACCGGAGCATATTCTCTTCAATGAATGAAATCGAGCATATTTATATTTACGGCTTTTCTTTTTCTCCGGTTGACGAACCCTATATTGACAAAATAATCAGCCACATAGACAAAGAGAAAGTTCATTGGACAATTAGTTATTACAGCGATGAAGACCAACAGAAAATACAAGCCTATATGCAGTCCCGCAAAATATCACCGGATTTGTGGGAACTTATAAAATTGGAAGATATCCAAATGTACAAGCAACAACGATTGTTCTAAGCTTATTGGCAAGTCACCTGCATTTCCGTTTGTATTCAGGAAGCGGATATGCAGGTGTCAATATCATTATAATTTATGTACACCATATAAAATAGGTCTTTTTCCGTAATCATCAGATCCCCTTGATTACAAAAAATATTCCAAACTATTTGGATGTTTTGAGGATTTCTGTTACATTTGCTTTAGTTGATATTCTTTTCTTTTTTCGAAAGCGGGACCTCTGCTTTAATCAAGAATTATTGTCTTGATTCATAACCATTAAAACAGTATTGCTATGGGAGCATTCAGAGTGACCGTGCAAATTCGGAACAAAGAAATAGATATACTCTACTCACATATAGAGTTTAGTCGTAAGACAGACGCCAAAGGGCGTCCGGTGACAACTGTTATTGGCGGACGGGTTACGTTCAGCATTGAATCGACTCAAGATACGGACATACTTGAGATTATGGTGAACGGGCAATTTAAGCCCATTAGCGGAAGGTTTACTTTTTACAAGATTGAAGATAACTCTGTATTTCGGATTATTGAGTTTAGATGTGCCTATATTGTTTTTTACAAGGAAGTTTTTAATGTAGATAAAAGACGTCCATTATTTACCACAATAACTCTTTCTTCCGATGTTCTTGTTGTTGGAAATGCCTTTTTGACAAATAGTTGGTAGCTGGTTTTGTGATGTGGTTTTATATTTTGATCTCTTGCGGCATATATTCGGTGGAGCGGTAAAAGCATTAATCAAAGAACGATTAGTTGTGTATGAACTAACAAAATCCGGTCTGAATCGTATATTTATGGCTTAGCTGTTCGTGAACAATAAAGAGGAATGTGTAAATATTAGATAATGATTCTTTTGGTTTATACTTGCTTGACGTTTTGGAGGGCAATGGCAAAGATAATGCAACAAATTTATACTCTATTGCAAAAATACACTTTTGTGTCAGGCTTAATCGAAAGAACCTCTGTATCTTTGTTTCATTAAAACATGTTTATATGAAAAGATACAGCAGGAATCGCATTTATATCAGCGAAGAAGAACAGGAGAAAATCAAACAAGTCCGTATTCTATTGGGTGGTGCCGGAATTGGCAGCATCATTGCAGAATGCGCCTTGCGGTTTGGTTTTGAAAATATGACCATTGTTGACGGTGATAAAGTGGAAGAGAGTAATCTCAACAGGCAGAATTATGTAAAAGCGGATATTGGAAAATATAAAGCAGAAACACTTTGCAAACGCTTGCAGAAAATTAATTCCAACGCAGAAATAAAATTCCATAATACATTTATAGACAAAGGTAATATAGAGAGTATTATCTCAGGGCATCATATAGCTATTAATGCTTTGGATTTCAAGGATGGAACCCCTTTTGAATTTGACCGCATCTGTTCCGAAAAGATGATTCCCGTTCTCCATCCGTACAATTTCGGATGGGCGGGATTCCTCACTATTGTAAAGCCGAAAGGTTATCAGTTGTCTGAAATCTCCCAAGAACCTAACGGCTTTGAACTGAAAGTGGCGGAGTATGTATCGAGGTATGGAACGTTTTGGAATATGCCAGTTTCATGGTTGGAGAAGGTGATAGAAGAATATCGTGCGGAAGGAGGCATCTTGCCCCCTCCCCAGCTTTCTGTTGCCTCGTGGATTGTTGCGGGACACTGCGTGAATGCCATGTTCAATCTGGCGACCGGACGTGAAGTCAAGTTCTTTCCTAAATTTTACCTCTCATCACTGATGTGTGAGAGCAATTCCCTATAGTAACCTATAATTGGTTGCATAAGACAGCGCTTCCGCAATGTTTTTTACTCCCAATTTGGAGAACAGTGCCCTTTTGCATGCCTTTATGGTATCAACGGACTTGCATAGTTTATCGGCTATGTCATTCATGGTATAGCCTTGGGCTGAAAGGATCAGTACATCACGTTCCATTTCGCTCAAGGTTATGCCTTCTTTCTTTATCCATTTATGCTTGTCCAAAGAATATTCATAATAAGATTTCGAACCGGATTTCTTCATGATGATGTAACCGGGAGTACTTCTTGCCGACATGGATATGGTACATAACGCCAGCCATATACGTCCATCTTTAGTCAATATCATTGGAGTGAGGTGGTGATTCACCAATCTTAGTTTCCTTCCATGTATAATATGGAAGTCATATGAAATGGTATAGTCAAGACGTTCCGCTAAGGGTATTTCGTTGAACAGATCGAATCCTTTCTTGTTTACTTCCAATAACATCTGTTGTTCTTTTTCAGGCACGTAATCCAGATAAAACCTGTACCCGAAATCCTTAATCTTGTCAGAAGTCTGACCACACCAATATCCCAGATTTTCTGATACGTACAGGAAGTTCTGTTTGAAATAATCTATGATATACACGCACTGGTGCGTGCTTCTTGCAAATGCTTTGGCTGTATTTACAAGAAGATTGATTTTCTGATAGTCCTCGTCCGTAATATTGTATACGGAATTAGACATTATAAAGAAGTCTCCTATATTTGTTGCCATAACAATTCTTTTTATAGATTCGCCGCAAATTTACTGATTATTCTTGAATATGTAACTTTTTAACACACAATTGTGTGAATATAATAGTGTATTTGTCTAAAATACACTTTTGTGTTAAATAAAGGCAGCCGTTCGTTTTTAGTTTTGTATCAGAAAAACAAAAAGAAATGGAAAAACTGATTTATACAAACGGACAATACAATATCTGGCAATTGGTGGGGAAGGAAAACCTGAATGAATTGGCAGAATTTGTGGTAAGGGAGAATTACAAACATCATGTGGGTGATTTTTCCTCCGAATCTATCAAGAATGAGATATATTCTGTTTATCAAGAAGAACTCCAGTATATTGATAACTCCACGATATTTGTAGTCCGCAATGATGCAGGCAAAATTATCGGTTCAATCAGGGTGTTCAAGTGGGACAGGAAGAAAACTCTCCCGTTACAAAAGATTTTCGGTATCAATCCGTTAACAGCTATACATTCTGAAACAGATTATAACTATTGGCATATAGGCCGATTTGCCATAGACTCCCTGGCAGGAATCCCGACAGTCACTCTGTTTAAGCAACTCATGGTATATGCGGTACATCCTATTATATGCGATAGCAAAAGCTATATGATAGCAGAAACAGACAGCAAGTTACTCAAAGTGATGAATACACTTGGTATTGAGACTGTTCGATTGGGGCATTCCATTAATTATCTTGCCTCAGAAACCATACCGGTGTACTCCAGTAAGAATGGACTTCTCCTATTCTACAATCATTATGAAAATTTATATATAGCTTCATGATATACACTTTTGTGTATTTCTCCATGAAGGTCTATAACGAATACACTTTTGTGTCAAAATATACTTTCATGACTATTTAACTTTGCAAATAAATAATTGGATGGCCAGACAATCAGCAACAGACCTAACTGTACAAAGGAGTGGATACCGAAAAACTGAAAGAGTAGGTTGGTTTAAGTGATACACAAATGAAAAAGAAAAAGATCGGACAAGAAAAGAATCTTGTCCTGCTTGATCGCTTAACTCAAAAAGAGCAATCAATTATCTCAGGTGGTGCGAAAAGAATCAGTGGTGAAATAACAGGCACCATCAGGGTTTACTTTTAATGTTTAATTTAAAATTTTACAATTATGAAAAAGAAAGAACTTAAAAAAATGAATGACATGACTCTTATGGACCGATTGACTCATGCAGAAGTCAACAAAATTAAGGGTGGAAAAGCGAAAATTGAAGGTAATTTGAACATCAAAATCTCAAACTACAAGTAATGAAAAAGAGAAATCTAACAAAAGCTTCCCGCCTTGCCAATATAGACCGGCTTACCAATCTAAATGCTGGTGCTATAAAAGGCGGTAAAAGTTCACCTCAAGATTCTATTTTCGTGGACGTTCCTAAAATTGATATTCCGGAAATAGTAATAAGAATCTAAAAAAAATGAGGGCATGTAGTAGCAAGCAAGCCTTGCTACTACTACTTAAAATGTACGACAATGAAAAAAACAATCTTATTAGGATGGCTTCCGCCTGCAATGGAGAATGTCCCATCTCCATGCCTGTCAGTCTTAAAACCTGCATTAAATCAGGTTGGGTACAATGTTTCTTTGAAGTATTGGAATGTATCATTGAACCCTCTGCTGAAAAGTTTCTTCAACATGGAGAACTTGATATATGATACCGAACTTAATAAACTGATGCCTTTTTTACTAAATCTTGGCATCAGTTTAAACGATACAAAAATTGTGGACAAGATTAAATATTATATCTACTCCATAAAGCCACAGCTGCACAGTAAAGGGAATGAGTATATTTATGAATACTTCCATTCATTCAATCAAAAACTGAATTGCTGGTTTGAAAATGAAATCAGTCAAATAAAGTTTGATGACTACCTGTTTGTAGGATTTTCAGCCCAGTTCTATCAATGGCTTGTTGCAAACCTGTTTATTGACAAGATAAAGACTGCTTATCCGAATACCCATATACTTGTGGGTGGTTTTGGAACAAAGGAAGAAGCGGTTACATTTTTGAAAAACTTTCCACATGTCGATTATACATCTTGGGGAGAAGGTGAATATTCAATACAACAACTGGCATTGTATCTGGACGGTGAAAAAGCAGCATTGTCTTCCATTCCTAATACCGTATATCGTATAGGAGATGAAATAAAAGTGAATTTGTTAAGAAATGTTTATGTGGACTTAAACAAGTCCAAGATGGATTTTTCCGATTATTTCAAATCCATACAGGGCTTTTCTCTGGATCAGGAACTGTCCTTGCCTATAGAAGGCGGCAGAGGATGCAGCTGGAAACAATGCAAATTTTGTTTCTTGAATACCGGCTATAAATATAGGACTAAAACCAATGAACAGATAATAAGAGAAATAAAGGAGCAAGTGGAGCGATATGAGGTAAATCGTGTCTTATTCTTGGACAACGATATCATAGGAGCCGATATGGATAACTTTATTGAGCTGTTGGACATGTTGATCGAATATAGGAAAGAAAATAATGACTTCTCTATATTACTGGCGGAAATAGTTACAAAAGGGGTTCCGTTCAATGTCATAAAAAAGATGGCCCTCGCAGGATTTGAATCCGTCCAAATAGGATATGAATCACCCAGTAATAACCTTTTGGAAAAGATCCATAAGAAAAATACGTTTGCCAGTAACCTGTTCTTCATTAAATGGGCAAATGAATTAGGTATTCGTATTAACGGGGCAAATGTACTAAGAAATTTATTGGAAGAAACAACAGATGATATAAAGGAAAGTATTGACAACTTATATTTTTTGAGGTTTTATTTCCAAAAGAGACTGGTATGCCACAGCTATTCCTTCCTTAGTGTCGCAAAATCATCACCTTACTACCGGACTTTATTAAAAACAAACCGGTTGACAGAATGGGGACAATCGCACCTGGCACAATTTACCCCAGAAAATTATATGTCATTAGAAGATAAATTCATCCTCTTTTTTGATTTTATAAAACCGGAGTATAATCATTTGTGGGACACTTTCCAACAAATAGAGCAACATTATATAAACAATATTTATGATTATCAATTGATAATTGAAAGCAATAGTGTGTTCTACAGGGAATTCTATAATAACACATTGATTAAGGAAATCGAGTTCGAAACGGATGATATTTATTGGGAAGTGTTGCAGTTATGTGATTCCGAAGTGTTATCTATTGAACAGATAACAAGGAAGTTGGGTAATAAAAAATCAAAAGAAGGAGAAACATTGCCGGAAGTAATTCTCAACTTAGAAAAAGAAGGGTTGTTGTATTGCAATGATAATAAGACAGAGATTGTAACTGTTTTGGACATTCATAAGACTATCAACCTACGGCAATACGGAGTAAATACAAATTCTTCCATGCGGATAGATAATAAATGCCATGAGGCTTTATTGGTTAGTTAAATGTATAATTATTAAAAATATAGAGACATGTTAATGAGAAGAGGATTGATAGCATTGGCGTTTGTCTTGTTTTTAGGTGTGGCAGCAAATGCACAGACCATCACAGGCAAAATCGTTGATTCAAGAAATGAGCCGATAGAGGCCGTTACTGTTGTTGCGCAGACGATAGATTCAGTTTTTGTTGATGCCGCTATTACAGATTCTACAGGTCAGTTTTTAATCAAAAACGCACCTGAAAAATATCGTCTGATCTTGCAACACCTGTTATTTGTTACACAACAAGTTAACGGATATACCCCTAATATTGGAACTCTCACAATGAAAGAACAGGATTATACATTGAACGAGGTCGTCATAAAGGGGGAACGTCCACAAGTTAAGGTTGAAGATGGGGCTTTAAGCTATGATATGAATAGAATGGCAGAAAAAAAGGTAATCAGCAATGCTTATGAATCCATTCTGCAACTTCCAGGAGTAGTGGAACAAAATGGTTCAATAACCTTGGCCGGTGCCAATGGAGTATCTATAATACTCGACGGTAAACCGACAACCATGAGCAATGCACAACTTTATGAGTTGCTGAAAAGCACTCCGGTTTCAAATATTGAAAAAATACAGGTTATGTATAGCGCTCCTGCAAAATACCATGTCAGAGGTGCCGCAATCAATATTGTCACCCAAAAGAAAAAAACGGAGAATCCATTTCTACAGGGAGAAATTAACGGTTCGTATATTCAAAGGCATTTTACAAACGGTCAGGGAGGGATCAATCTGTCGTACTCTTCCCCCAAATTATCCGTGGACTTTCTGTATTCACTGTCAGCAACTAAAAGTAAGACACAACTTGATTTGGCGACTTTACATAAGTTGGATAATAAGGTTTATGAAATAGAACAGTACAATAGAGGAACAAAAAAGGATCTTGCGCATAACATACGTTTGGGAGGAGAGTACACTTTCAATAACGAGGACAAACTTAGCCTGGCTTACACAGCAGTTTTAAGCCCTGATGGAAAAAGCACAGAGAATTCTGTTGGCAGCTTTTCCAATTCTACCAATAACAAGGATTTCGAAAATTCCATGCACAATATGAGTCTGAATTATTCTTCACATAATAATTTCAATGCGGGAGTGGACTATACACATTATAATTCACTTTTCTATCAGGATTTCCAAGATAGCAGAACAGACGGAATGATCAACGATTTCACTTCAGATTCAAAACAAAAGATTGACCGGATAAAAGTATATGCGGACAAAAGCCATGAGTTTGCCAAGGATTGGTCATTTAATTATGGAGCGGAATTCACGTATGCAACAGATTATAATATGCAGAAATATAATTCAAGAACTGAAACCGACATGACGGGGTCGAACACAGACAGCAACATTAAAGAATATACATATAATGCCTATGCCGGATTCGATAAAAGTTTCACGGAGACTTTTTCCATGTCATTCTCTGTTATTGGAGAGTATTATAAGCTGGCCAAGTATGACAACTGGGCTGTTTATCCTACACTTGACCTTACGTATGTGCCTTCTCCCTCACATATCCTCCAGTTTTCATTCTCTACAGATAAATCCTATCCGGATTATTGGGATATGCAGGAATCGGTCGGATATTTGAACGGATATACGGAGATTCATGGTAACCCATATCTGAAGCCATCAAAAGACTATTCAGCCCAGTTGATATATGTCTTAAAAAGCAAGTATCAATTTCTTTTATACTATGACTATGAACCTGACCATTTCGAACAGTTAGGTTACCTGTCATCAGATAGGCTGGCCCTGATATATAAGACACTTAATTGGAACTATAAGCAAATGATAGGATTAAACATCGTGGTTCCTTTTAATATTGGAAATATTTTTGATTCAAGAATAGTCCTGAACGGCTATAACAATTCGTCAAAATGCAAGGACTTTTATGACTTATCCTTCAAACGGAACAAGTGGACGCTATATTCACGTCTGGATAACGCTATCAATATTTCCTCCAAGCCGAATATTAAATTAGAATTGGCAGCCATGTATATGACCCCTTCTATCCAAGGCATTTACGATTTAGGTAGAATCTGGAGTCTGGACGCAGGTCTGAAGTGGAGCTTTGCAAAAGACAAGGCGGAAATTCGTGTAAAGGGTACAGATTTGTTCAATAGCGCCATGCCTGATGTGAAAACCAGATATAAAAGCCAGCACATGGATATGCTCCTGAGACCGGACAGCCGTACTTTAACAGTTTCTTTCAGATATAAATTCGGAGGTTACAAAGAGAAGAAGTTTAAGGAAGTGGATACATCAAGATTTGGTCAAAAGTAATTGCAGTTTAAACTTTAAACAACAGTATATCAAAATTAGAAATATGTCTCAATTTCCACTATATTTCCAGCATGATGCCATGCAATGCGGCATAGCCTGCCTGCAAATGGTATGTAAATATTATGGTAAGGAATATACCCTTGCCCAGCTTTCCGATATATGCTTTGCCACCAATGAAGGCATATCTTTGCTTGGCATAAGTCAGGCTGCCGAAAAACTGGGATTACATACCGTTTGCGGGCGTGCAACAGTGGAGCAGCTGGAACAAGTGGACCTGCCGTCCATCATCTTTTGGAATCAGAATCATTTTGTAGTACTTTACAAAATAAATAAAAGGAAGAAAGGAAATATCTATTATGTGGCAGATCCCGGCAAAGGGAAAATTGTATATACTGAAGGAGAATTTAAAAAAGGATGGTTGAATACACAATCGCAAAGGGAGGAAAAAGGCATAGCAATGTTTTTCGAACCGACAGGGAATTTTTGGGAAATAAATTCTTCCGAGAAGGAAAAGCATTCTTTCCGTTTTTTATATGGTTATCTGAGACAATACAGAAAGCATCTCATTCAAATCTTATTAGGGCTGCTGGTAGGTTGCATATTGCAATTGATCATGCCTTTCCTTACACAATCCATTGTTGATATCGGCATAACTAACAGGGACATCGGATTTATTTGGTTAGTTCTGTTGGGTGAGCTTCTGATTGTCATTGGACGGACAGCGACTGATTTTATCAGACGTTGGTTGCTGTTACATATCTCTATGCGCATTAATATCTCACTTGTAAGTGATTTCTTCATTAAATTATTAAAGTTGCCAATGTCCTTTTTTGATACCAAATTAATGGGGGATTTGCTTCAACGCATGAACGACCATAACCGGGTACAATCATTCCTTACTTCACAGTTACTTAGTACATTGTTTAGTCTATTGAGTTTTGTTGTTTTCGGAATGGTACTCTTTATTTATAACAGGATAATCTTTGGAGTATTCCTTTTAGGCAGTTTTCTTTATGGAGCATGGATCGCCACGTTCCTAAAACGGCGTAAGGTGATCGATTATGAACTTTTTGAGCAGCAGGCAATAAGCCAAAGCAAAACCTATCAGTTCATTACAACAATGCAAGAAATAAAGTTACAAGATTGCGAACGCAGACGCCGCTGGGAATGGGAGGATGTACAGGCCGACCTGTTCAAAGTGCAGATGAAATCCCTTAAATTGCAACAGATGCAGGAAGCGGGAAGCATTTTTATCAATGAGGTAAAGAACATCCTTATAACAGTAATGGCTGCGACATCCGTAATTAATGGCAATATCACATTAGGGGCAATGCTTGCGGTACAATATATTGTAGGACAACTCAATTCACCGGTGGAGCAGCTGATGTCATTCATTTATTCACTACAGGATGTGAGAATCTCGTTGGAACGCATTAATGAAATTCATGAAAGAAAAAGTGAAGAAACATGCGAACGTCAACATATTGGATTTGCAGACAGAACTGACAAATCGATAGTCATTGATAATGTGGATTTTAAATATGACCCGCATGCTCTGAAAAAAACGGTTGAAGGTATATCTTTCATAATTCCTGAAGGAAAAGTGACCGCTATTGTAGGAGCAAGTGGGAGTGGAAAAACTACATTGATAAAACTTATATTAGGTTATTATCCAGTGATGGCAGGTAATATTCTCATAGCCGGAAGAAATCTTGATAATTATAATTTAAAATGGTGGCGTAGGCAATGTGGCGTAGTCATGCAGGACGGAATAATTTTCTCAGAAACAATAGCAAGAAACATTGCAGTGGATGATGGTGATATAGATGTGGAGCGTCTGGAACAGGCTGCACGAATAGCCAATATTCATGATTATATAATGGGACTTCCTCTAAAATACAACACTCAAATCGGTAGGGATGGTATGGGATTGAGTCAGGGGCAAAAACAACGTATTCTTATTGCGCGTGCGGTTTATAAAAAAACTGATTTTATCTTTCTTGATGAAGCGACCAATGCTCTTGATGCCAAAAACGAGAAAGCTATTGTAGAAAACCTGAACGGGTTTTATAAAGGACGCACAGTCATCGTTGTTGCCCACCGGCTTTCAACAGTAAAAAACGCCGATCAGATAATCGTACTTGACAATGGTAAAGTGGTGGAAATAGGAAATCATGCCTCACTTATAGAAAGGCAGGGCATATATTATAATTTAGTGAAAAACCAACTTGAATTAGGCAATTAACATGGAAATAGAGAGAAACAATGGTTCCGATCAGGTTGAACTCCGGTCAGAAAAGGTACGTAACATTATCGGTACGATTCCCCCCGCTTTAGTACGTTGGGGCATAGCTGTTATCACGATTATTTTTGTGATATTAATGTTAGTGTTTTTGGGGGTTCCTTACCCATATGGGAAAGGTGAGAGCATTTTTCAACACTTGTTCTTTTCTTGAAGAAGGGTGTTTTGCAAATCCCTAAATAAACTTTGTATTTCACACTTATCTGTTGTCATGCTTTATCAGATAGGGTGGGTTGTCTCTCTTTTGGGCAGAGAGACTATTTCTCAATTTGGATATATTCCGAATATTTTATTTCTGCATAAGGATTGTCACTTGAGATCATCTGGTGGATGGCTTTGGCCCGTTTCCAGAACCACCACCCTTTGTATTCTATCCAAATGGCCTGATTAAGCGTTACGGGCATTCTGATATCCCCTGTGAGACGGTTCTTCTCAATAAAACCTGTCAACTTTATATACGGTGTTGTCATTTCAATTTTTTGCCGTAACAAAGGAATTGTATCACGGACAATGAAAGTGTCACGGATAACGGCATCTATCGGAGCCTGTACCTCGACCTCATGCCGTGCCGCCGCTTCAAGATGTTTGATTCTCATTCCGAGTTCCTTGATTTTCTCAGTATCTTTGGTACGGAATTTCTTATACTCGTCCATGGTCAACCTCAGTACTTTGACATCGAGCGCCATTGTCGCGGAGTCGGATTGTATCCGCTTTATATCAGAAAGCAGTGCGGTATTGTTCATGCTAAAACGGTCACGCTCTTTCGTAAGACGCTCCATGCGGCGGTACTGTAGCCAGACAATGCTTACGAGTAACAGCATGACACTCAAAAATACTTTGTTCAGTCTATTCATAAGATATGGATTCTTCGGGGATGAACCACAGGAATTCATCCAGATAACTTTCTTCCAGCAACACAAGGCCGCCCCGGTTCGTTTCCCGGTTCTGTGACAGGTCTTCCACGAGCAGTCCACGGCGGCCGATCACCTCGTCCAATCTTATTTGTGAGAGTTTGGGCGAGGCGATGATAATAACATATGAGTTCTTAATCATGACGGTTATGTTCTATGATCCTATTTGTGCGTTCCCTGGCATTTGAGAAGCTCACGAATGTCCGCACGAATTTCGTGCAGGTCGTTCTGTACCGTATTGAGTTGCATCATGGTGGCCTCAAAAACAGACTTGTCCAGTTTCATGGCGTTAATACGGTCATACTGGTTTTTGATTTCGGTCTCCATACCGGCACATTTCGTTTCCAACTTGGCAATCTGCGCCGTGTTGTTGATATGTTGTATGTACAGTGTCAGTGAAAACGATAGTACCACTACAATAATCTTGAAGTACTTTATTACAAATTCCTTGAATTGTTCCATATAATTATTCCATTAAAAGAGTGTATGCGTCCTTGATAGCCCTGAGCAGGAGTTCTGCCGCCGCACTATCCCAAAATCCATAGACAATCAATGCGACCATGATTGCCAGATAAGTCCACCAGGCTATCTCCTGTTTGTCAATCTTATGCTTCCCTCTGGTCATCTTCTGTCGTTTTTTGGGGTACAATTACATTAAAAATCACATTGCCGTCATTACCCTCAATGCGCAGGCGGCTCTCTTCCTTGTGCCTGATGGGGAAAATTTCCATCAGCGCCTTGGCGGCATTGACCGACACGGCCCTAAGTGCCGCAGGAGAGAGGGGGACTCCGAAACGGTCCGTATAGTCCGAAGTGGCCGCCTCGTCCATGACGGCTTTGAGGGTTTCGGTCACTTGCAGTTTCACGGCCATTGTTTCCATTTCAAAGCGCTCCGAAGACAGCAATGTCCTGATGTGTGCCAATACATGGGGCTTGTTCATCAGGTAGTTGGCGGAAGCATTAGGATTCTTTACCGCATTCTCCCCAAACACTTCCACGAAACATTTCTTCGGTCGTCCCGCATATTCCAGGCCGCCATTCACATAGAGGTTGCAAAATTGCAGTTCCTGTTCTGTAAGCGGCTTTCCTTCCGGTTTATCCAGCATGTCCATTATCTTGTCTGATTTCATTTCCTTCTTTTTCTGAAAGAGTAGCGGGTTTCCAGTGATGAGGTTTTACAAAATCCGCTTTCTCATTAATTAATTGTTCCATCAGTGCCTCATAAAACACTTGTGCCAGCGCGTCGGCACATGCCTCGGCATCCGCCAGTGAATTTATAATCCGCAAATTGAACTTAATTTCAAGGTCATAGCCCGATATAAACGCCATAAGTTCATTGCCGTCATAGCCTAATGCCCCATATGTCATACGGTCTGCAGTATGAAACGTGATGGTTTCCGGAATCGGGCCCTGCTGAATGTCTTCCGCATCTTTTTTATTGATATCCGTCATCATATTTTAAAGTGTTTACGGGTTTTCTCTTTTGCCTGTATTGTGATTGCTTCCCCGCCCGCATGACGTAACCGGGAGGTATAGATACCAAGTATGTCAAGTGTGGCCGTTACATCGGCAGCCGCATCATGTGCATCATTCAATTCCACTCCCAATCGGGAGGCGATCAGCTCCAATTTGTAAGAAGTCACTTCCGGATCGGCTGCAAATGCCAGCCTCCCTACTGTAAGCGTATCGATATAGTGGGGCTGGAAATTACCGTAATAGTCCTTCGTTCCGGCAAAAGTTTTTTCAAACTCGGCAACCAGTCCGGCATAGTTCATCAATTGTTGTAAGAAACCGATATCAAAAGTGACATTCTGTCCGATCAGTATGGGTTTACACTGGTTGCCTTTCGACAAGGCGCTACGTTTGGCGAAGGCGATGATTTCTCCGGCCGCCGTCTTCATATCCACCCCTTGTGTACGTAACATTTCCATAGTGATGGCGGAATAGTCCAATGCCGTCTGCTCATATTTCATAGGGACAACCCCGGCTTCCTTCGCCTGTTCGTGGCGGGTTCGTAACACTTTGCGACGGGGCAGTCCGGCATCCGCCTTGCCATAGGGGGCGATATACGCCTGACAATGGTCGAACACCTGCCAGGTGTCGAAACGGACGGCTTGCAGGGCGATCTGGGTACAGGCGCATTCACGGCAGTCCAGACCGCCGGTTTCAAAATCCATCCCGATCCCCACGTATACTTTCTGTTCTGTTTTTGGTGTCATGTCTTAGGATTGAATGAATAACATTGAGTTCTTATAGGTTTGGAGCATATTGCATCCGTTATAATCACTGTAACGGACGACAGCCGTGAGAATGACCACCCGGCCCTTGAGGGCCTGTATCTCGGTGCGATGTTCCATGTAGTAGTCGTTCCAGCAGACACATTCCGTAATGCGGTTGTTCTGCGAGAGCGTGAGCTTGGCGAAACGTTTCCGGCTTCCCGTTTCTCTGTCCTTATAAGTATGCTCCGCAACCTCCACAACCGTGACGCAGACCGTTACCTTCCGGCCGTCGTTCTCATCCAGTGCCACCTCGTCCAGTGGCAGGTAAGAGGCTTTTCCCCTGACCTGCCTGCGGGCTTCCGAGTTGTCGAAGATGCGCCAGTAATCAATATTGCCGATGCCCGATACGGCAATCTGCTGTTGAGACCAGAAGAAATGCCTCTCACGCATATCCAGGGGGAAGTCTTTTTCGGAAAGAGAAAATCCCAGTTCCCTGGCGGCACGTTCGAGCAGGGCGCAGCGTTCGGTAACCGCCCCGACATTTTCCACGCGGTCAAAACATCCGGCAAGGACCATGTGCTTGACATGACGGGCATTCACGGGCACTTTCACCGCCTCCTCCGGGTTGTCCGGGTCATCCCAATAGCTGTACTTTTTGAGCTTGTAACGGAAAATGCGGTGTATGAAGTTCTCAATGCCGGTATACGCCCCGCCTCGGTCACGTTCCGTAACGATGTGTTCCACCGTCTTGACACCCACCTGTTTGATACGGGTAAGCGACCAGAATATTTCATCGGTGGCGTAGTCGGTAAAGAACTCCGTTCCCGAGCGGTTGATGTCCGGCGGCACGATCTTGGCTGACGAGCAGCGTTCCATCTCCGCCATCAGCGGGGGAATTTCCTTGTCATCCGCCCATTGCAATGCTACGGTATAGAATGCCGACGGGTAATTGGCCTTGAGCCAAGCCCCGCAGTAGGCGGTCAGGGCATAGGCTGCGGCATGGGAACGGTTGAACGAATATTTTCCGGCCACCTCTATCTTGTGCCAGATTTCTTCCGCTTCATAGTCCGGGCAGCCATTGCGGACAGCCCCCGCGATGAAATCGGCCTTGAGCGTAGCCATCAGATCCGCCTTCTTCTTGCCGATGGCTTTTCTCAACAGGTCGGTTTTGCCGAGGTCAAAGCCGCCGAGTGTGTGGGCTATGGACATGAACTGCTCCTGATAGCACATTATTCCGAACGTGTTCTTCGTCGCTTCGTAACAGCCGTAGTCATAGACCGGCGCCACTTCCCCCCGCCGGAAACGGATATAATCCTCCGTGGCCCCGATGTCGAGCGTGGCGGGACGGTACAGGGCGTTGATGGCGATCAGGTCCTCTATGCACTTTGGCCGCACATCCTGAATGAAGCGGGTGATGCCGGGTGAAGAGAACTGGAAAACATTCTGTGTGTTGCCTTCAGCGAGCAGCCGGTACGTCTTGTCATCTTCCAGCATCTCCTGTGTGATACGTTCTATGGACAGTTCCTGTCCGAAATGACTGTTGGCCAATGCGATGACGGCGCTGAGCTTGGCGAGCTCCTTTGTCGCCAGCACATCCTCCTTCAGCAGCCCGATCTCATCGACCGAGTAGCCGTCGAATTCCGACACCAATGCACCGTCCATCTTTCGGACAGGCAGGTAATCGAAGCACTCGGCCTGCCTGCCGTCCCGGGCATCAGGTGTCACTATAATTGCGGAAGCATGTATGGATGCGGCCTTGGGCTGTCCGAGCAGCCCGCGCACATCTTCAATGACTTCCGGATAGGTCTGGATAAACTCACGCAGTTTCCTGTTTGTCGTCGCCTGCATGAACAGCCCCGTCCAGTCCGTACCGTCATCTATCATGGCTGTGATATAGTTCACGATGGCATGCGGCACGCGGTGCACACGCGCCACATCCTTCAATGCTGCCTTGAGCTTCATGGTTGTAAAGGTTCCAGCCGAGAACACACGCTGGCGGCCATCCACATTGTAACGTTCTTCCAGATAGTCCTTGATCTCCTGCCGTCGGTCGGAAGCGTAATCGACATCGATATCGGGCAAGGACGCGTGTCCGCCTTCCGTCAGCCCTCTGTCAACGAACGAATCCATGACAGTCAAAGGGGTATCCGCTTTCCTGATTTTAATGTGAGTCACTTTCATCTTATATACTTCTTATATCGAACAATGGCGCTTACCGTCTGGCGGCTGACGCCGTACTGTTTTGCCAAGGTATTCTGTGAGACTTTGCCGGAGAAATACTTCACCCGTACCTCTTCCGCCTGTGCGTTCGTCAGTTTGGCGTTCACACTTTTCTCTCCATAATCCTGTTTGAGCCCGCCCGCAATGGCGTGTTCCATATTCTGTTGGTGCGTACACATTTCCAAATTGTCCGCGGTGTTGTTGTATCGGTCACCGTCAATATGGTTCACTTCCAACTTTGGATTCCATTCCGGAAGGAAGTGCTGTGCCACGAGACGGTGTACGGAGAATTTTGTCCCGACGCCTCCCTTATAAAGCCGCACACAGTCGTAATATGAGGTGGTCCCGCACCAATGGCTCATGATCCGTTCAGGCTGTGTCCAGGTGATACCGCCATGCGATACCTGCCGTTCCAGACTCTTGATGCGCCCCTTGTTGCTGATTCTATACTTCCCTTCATAATTTTTGATATCCACCCAGATTTCCCGGGTGTCAGTCATTGGCTATTCTGTTATATGCTGTTTGAAAAATATCCCGGTCTATCTCCACGCCTATGAAGCGCCGTCCCATGTTCCTGCAGGCGACAGCAGTACTGCCGCTGCCCATCGCAAAATCAAGGACGAGGTCCTCCTCGTCGGTATAGGTGCGTATCAGATATTCCAGCAAGGCAACCGGTTTCTGTGTTGCGTGCAGGCAGGACCTCTGCTTGTCCGTCTTGAATCTCAATACACTGCGCGGATAGCGTTCCGTGGAGATGTAGTCCCGGTAATTGTCATGCTTCCGATATATCTCCCCGCTGTCACACTTGCGCCGGTGGTCGGCCATTACGATCTTGCACCGGTGCCCGTCCGTTTTGACGGGGTTGTATTTGGGCAGCCTGTCATAGAACACGAGAATGTCCTCGTGCGCTTTCATCGGCATACGCCCGGCATTGAGAAAACCTGTCGCCTGTGTCTTCTCCCAGATCCATTCATAACGCAGCTTTTCAAGATTGGAACAGCCTAATATGCTGGTAAAAGGATGCTGGCAGAACAGCAGTATGGGAGTTCCGGGGGCAGAAACGCCTTGTATGGCATTCCACATCCCCCGAATATCTATCACGGCGTCCCAGCGGCAGTGTGTCGTACCATATGGCGGGTCTGACAATACCATGTCGGCAACGATGCCCTGCCCTGCCAATAGGGGCAGCACCTCGAGGGCGTCACCCCGGTAAAGGTCGCAGCCGTCATAGGGACGGCGGTGTTCGTAAGTCGGATTCATGGGTTTCGAGTTCCTTTAAGTTCCACAAACAATCTCGGCGGTCAAAAAGAATTTCGTCACCGCAAATCAATTCATCGGCATATATTGTTTTTTCTTCCCCGCCGCGGAGAATCCTCAAACGGGCATCCGCACAGAGACGATAAGTCTTATTTTCAGATTGTATCTCCACATATTGTTCGCCTTTGTTAAGCGTAATGTCCGGAGCCAGTACCGTTATCTCGTTTTTCCAAACCAGTCCGCAGCGTTCCGGAACAAGAAAACGTGAGAAAATCAGGTCGTATTTCAGCGGGTCGATGGAGGTAATGCCCAACAGGTAGGAGACCAACGATCCGCCGGCGGAGCCACGCCCGATACCGGTTGCAATGCCCCGGCGGTGCGCCTCACGCACCATGTCCCACTGTACAAGAAAATAATCCACGTTGTCGGTTGACTCGATGATATAGACTTCCTCGTCCAGCCGTTCCCGGTAGCGTTCCATATCCGGAACTTTTCGTTTCAACCCTTCATCAAGCAGCCGGAGGAACATCGTGCGGCGATTGCCGTACCGTTCCACTTCTTCGGGACGCATACGGTATTCGGGCATGAACATCCGTCCGGTCTCGAACACGGCTTCCGCCCGTTCTGCAATCTCCACCGTAGGGCGGCACATACGCCCGAACAGGGCATCGAAGTCCCATTTCTCGGAAAAAAGCGGACGGAGCGTGTCATACAGTTCATCCGCCGTTTTGAAATATTGCTCCCCGCTCTGTTCGTGTGCGGCTCCTGCAGCAATTTTATTCACTATAATTTTGGAAGCGGCATCATCTTTGTCCATATAATAGCAATCCGGCAGGAGGATCGGTTCTACTGTAAACAGATCCCTTTCGGTATCATAGCAATTACAGAAATAATATTTAAGGGCTTCCAGCTGCTCCCGGTCAATACGGTCCGCCTTATATTCGTTGGCGTCTATCTGGTAATAAACCGCTTCGGCCCCTTTCCGGATCCGTTCCACCTGCTTAGGGTGTCCGGCCATCCAATAGACAGAGCGGGTGGCAAAGACCGGCACACACCCTGCGGCATACATCAGCAGCTGTTCATAACGGATTGTATTGTTTTCCGAAACCACCATCACGGCGGACTGGATACGCAGCAGGTTGTGGAGCCCCTCATTGTTCAAGGCATATATTTTCAGGTTTACGGCTTCTTCTTCATGAATCATTGTCAGCGAGTAGCCGAAGATGTGTTTCAGCCCGTTTTTGGCACATTCTTTTTGGAAATTGAGTGTGGCGGCCATTGTATTACGGTCACAAATGCCGACCGCCGTATGTCCTGACCATTTTGCCTTGCGGCATAAATCCTCCAGGGAACCACAGGCGTTCAGCAGTTCGTAAGAAGTATGGACACCAAGATTCACAAACGGAATGTCATGTACCGGAGGCCCGGGACGGCCGATGTATTTCAACAGATTGAAACGGAATTCTTCCCGAAGGTCGTAATAGTACCAGTTATATCCGAACGGAAAAGCCACATGGTAGATTCCCTCCTCCATCAATACTGCCGGATTCTCCATCAGATTGAAGACAAGTTTATCGCCGTCACTGCGGAAAATGGATTCCACACCTGACAGGTCAGCCGTGAACAGCCGTCCGAACCCGGGTATGTCCACCACCTCCGTGTCAACCGGTATATAAGAAATCCGTTGTGTGTCAAGCCATGCGAGCAGTTCCTGTATCATCTTTCCTGTACTTTTTTGAGTTTGTATTCAAGGACAGACAGCAGACGGTAGGCAAAGATGCCGTAGACCTCCGTTTCCGCCAGTTCATCCCAGTCTTTATCGGCATCCGCTATATCTGCGATGAACACCTCGAAGTAGGGCCTCAGCCGTTCCGCAGCCCGTTTGACCGCCTCGACGGCATCACCGTCATATCCAATAACCACGGTCCTCACGCCCTTCGATTGCAGCTTGTAAATCTGCACATCGGAAATTTTCTTTCCGAAAGTCGCTACGGCGGCAATATGCGGGTTATCGTAAAGCTCAAGTTTTCGCGTCAGCGCGATGACGTCAAAAACGCCCTCTGCAACGATGACCGTATCGGTACCGTCCTTGCGGACGGCATCATAGTTATAAAGAAGTTTGGAAAAGTCGTTCTCTGTGGAATTCCGATAACGAAGTATCTTGTATTCACCTTTGTATTTCGTTTTACGGTTGTAGGTGTCTATCTCCTCTTTTGGCCAGGTATGGCGTGAAACATATCCGACAACCATACCGCAGTCGATGACCGGGAAAATTACATAGTCGGCATACCGCGGATTGAGCCTGCCGGTTATTCCGGCAGGAAAATATTCATAGTCATCGAAGCGGAATCCGCGCTGTTTCAGATATGGGTGGCGGAAAGTCCGTTTATAGAAGTCCGGCAGTCCGGACGGGACCAGTTCATCGTCTATATCTTCCGCCTCGTCAGGTTCCAGCAGGTGCAGGTTCAGCGGTGCCGAGATATCTGTTGTTTCGGAAACCATCAGGTCCATGCGTCCGATAGCCTCCAATAACTGCGCAAGTGTACGGGTGGACGCCCCGCAGGAGAAACAGTGTGCCATGAACGGTCTGTGGCGGACGGTTTCCTTACCGATATAGATACCGAACTTACCGCCCTGCTTGCCGCAGAACGGACAGCGCGGAACGATAAGGTTCTTGCCGCTCCCGTCCCGTTTGGCCCCCGTCTCACGGGTTATCTCCGAAACCAGATATTGATATTCCTGTACAGACAGTTCCATACTAAGGTATAGTACTGCCGGTCATAATAAAGTTTGAGCATTCTATAAATTGACTAATTATAAATGATTGTTCTGCCCTTCAACGAACAATGTTATAGTGTCGACTTTGTTAATTAAGACAAATACATTAGTGATGCTAAAATTATGATAATCAAACAAATAATCTTTATAAAGTTTTGGAATTTCAAAGAAAATTCCTATCTTTGCGAACTGTTTTGTCCATTGGCACATTGGATTATTGTGTAACGACTTAAAAACCAATAAAGTATGTGCCTGCTTTGTTGGTAGTTTAAAACTATGTGTAAAGCAAATGATAAGCTATTTCTGTTTAGCTATATTTTAGGGAGGTTTGTAGAAATTCATCGAGAGATGACTGTTTCCAATGGCAATGCGATGCCTTCAAAAGAAATATTACAATCATTCTCTAATACAAGAATTATGAAATTGCTCTATTGTTTATGCTTAGAGAGTTTGACTAATTTAGAAGAACCGCAAGGAGAAAATATACGCATAAATCAGAATAATCTATTTGAGTTTTTTGGCGCTTTCAGTGCATTGCCCAACGGACCTGTACTCCTTCATATTTATAATGCATTAGACATTATTCCCGGATTTAGATATGAAGAAGGGCATTTTCAAGAACAAATGTCAGAGACCCAATGCTTGATTCCGCCCAAATACAGAGATAGATATGAAAAGATTATTCATTTGATTGACAATGCTGTTTTGGGATTACAACAAAATATGAAAAAAGAACTTTTCATGGATAGGGATAAGCTTGTGGATTTAACCCACAATCTCCCATTGTGGAAAGAAACATTCATGTATGAGGCTAATAAGGAAATGAGTACTACGCTGCAAGATCTTCAACGGGAATATGAACAATATGTTTTATTAAGATCAGCAATGTAAAATCATACTATGCCCAATATAGGTTAATAATAGGTGTCTTATGACACCTTTTTTTATAAAACACAAATATTATATGAAAAAGACTTACATAGAAGAAGCTCAGGAAGTATATAATAATATTGTTGGTTGCAAGATAGAATCATACAAATTTTTTGTATTGCAAACATTGAATGGTTATGGTATCAAAAACATAGAACAATTAAGTATACTGAAAAGGGTTTTAAGCGTAAATGAATCTTCAATATTACAATTTAGTTTTCCTGAGAATAAAGACTTTGACTTTTCCTTTAAGGACGATGGCAAATCCAAGAAATACGACAAGGAGAAAAAAAGTTTTTTTGTAGATTTATCTCAGGATCAAAGATTTGAGCAAGAAATGACCAATATCCCTGGGCAGTATAGTATAATTGCAGCATTAAGGATTTGGGAAGAAAAAAAGAAACAAAATAAAGTTGAAGGGCAAGAGCTCCAAAAAGATACCTTCTCCGATGAAGATTTGGCAGCACTGCTTAAACGTTCATTTGGAGAATTTTGTGTTGCTTACACATATATGCATAATAAAACTGATTTTTACAGCTATTGTGACGCTATAACTTTTTTGTTTTTTACTTATTTATGGAAATCCGTTGCGGTTGGAGAATTTTATATTGTTTCCGGTTATAAGGATATAATTAGGGCATGGGAAGACAAAAAAGATGATCTTGATGAAAGAATACTACCAGCCTTTATTAATTGCTATTCTGATATTTCTTCGGCAATAGCAACATTTGTAAATAGAATAAATCCAAAGAACAACGGTGGGCTTTACGAAGTCCATTTTGAACTGGACCAAGATCTGATCATAGATTCAATTCCTGGTAAATATGTCAAAACAGAACATTTACAACCATTGATAAAATTGACACAATTGCTTTTTGATATCACCGTTATAGATATTCGATACATCGCATCAGAAAGTAACCTGTCTAAGTTGATAAATTTTATTTATGCATTTGACAAACTAAAAAAAAGTTTATCGCCAACAAAAGCAACTTTAGCTCGCAGAACATCCATATTTCTTGAACAAGCATTTGATGTTAATGCCTTGGAAATATTAAACAATGTAATAGAGGCATTAATTTTCAAGGCCTGTGTATTGTCAAAACAAATGATGGAACAGCAAGCGCCGGCAGGTCCTAAAATATGTTTTGGCTATAGCCCTCTTACCAATCCTGAAATTAATTCAATTATTGAGCAATATTCCCAATATGCAAAAGACTATACTAAAGATATATTCTATGTATTATATAAACATGATTCTAAAAATGATATTTCAACACAGGATAAATTCCAAGATGATTTAAAAAATTGCCGTAAAGATAATAGCCGCTATCCTGAGTGTAGTCTTATTAAAAAGTATAACGAAAATATAGATGAAGGGGTTTCGGCTTATATTACAAATAATAGGCTTTATTACCTTATAAAGAACAATGCTGATCCCCAAAGTATAATCCAAGGAATTGAAAGTTTTGTTCAAGAACATTCAGATATTACGGCATTTAAGTGTGTATCACCTTCTACATTGGTAAAATCGATATTATGGTTATATAACTATCTCAAGAACAGTGTAAATAGGGAACATAGAGTAATATATACTTATGGAAAATTACTTAACTGCTTAAGGCTTTTCATCATAGCATATAAAAATGAAAAAGATGCCCCGAGAAGATTTCGTTCATATTTTGAGTATTCATATTGCTCGGTAGAAGACAAGAAAGTGATTAAAGTGTATCTTTCTCCGGCAGAATTGCAGAATTATGACAGAGAACAAACCAAGCAATATATATTCTTTGCATCACAAGGGTATTCTCCTGTAAATATGCAATTTCTGGAAAACTTTTTCTTAAAATATAATAGGGAATTTAGGACATTTGAAGGAGACGCGATAGAGGATTCTATAAAAAAATCTGAAGAATTATCCGGAAAGATTACAGGTGCTATAGCAACAATAAAAGAAGAACGGGGGCGGACGCTACAATTAGTCGGATTATTAGGAACGTTCATCGCTTTTGTATCTTCTTTGGTTGGTACGCAGAAAGTTGCAATAGATATTTTTGATTTTATGTTATTTTTTATAACATTTATGACCGGGATATTGGTGTTTGTGTTTTGCGTATATAATATTGCAAATCCAGATAAAGAAAGTGTGTGGAAATTGCAAAACTTTAAAAATCCTTACTTTATAACATTACTTTTATTAATCTTGGCAATGGCAATATTGGTTTGTATTCGACCATCAAAGGCAAATACAAACCATATACCACTCGAGACAATTCAAAAAGCAAGAAAAACAGACATTGAAGTTTACGAAGATTCGTCTTCTCAACATGTGTACCATATACAAAAACAAATCGACAAGAAGTCTACCAATGCCTCTTCAGACACCACTCTTTCTTCCAAAAAAGGAATAGTGGATTCTTTACCGTAGTAATGAAAGTGTCCTCTGCCCGTCATAGAACACCTCGTTGTCATAGTCCGTCGCTATTTTGATGGTATCGCCCTTTTTGAAAAAGCGGCTCTTGGCCACATGCAGGCGCATCACGTTCTCCTTGCGTTCGGCCGATGACTGGTTGAGTGAAATAAGGTGCGTGCATGGGCGTGCCAGCCCCTTGGCCTCCGAACAGTTGTACTCTGTCAGTACATTCCTTTCGTCATTCAGCCACTCGCGGTCTTCAATGGTCGATTGATATGTCACGACCATCCATACCTTTTCGTCCGCCGCCAGGTCCTTGAGGTCATTGGCCACGGCGATACGCTTTGCGCGTTCATGGTCGGCACCCCATGAACGGCGGTTGGCGTCTGTCAGCAGATCCATCGAATCGACGATGACGATGTCCGGATTGTGACCTTTGAGTTTGCGGTATTCCGAGATTCCGTTCTTGATGTCAAGCGTCGATACCTGGGCGTTGAAACGCGGATAACTGCGTACCGTGATGCTGCCGGCATACGATGCCACCAGCTTTTCCAGATGGCGCATCTCCGTATCCGAGATCTTTCCCCGTTCGTAATAATAGGCGTTCTTGGAAACCAGCCCTCCCGAATAGGCGTTCAATGCTTCCTCCTCGGACCCCTCCAGCTGGAAGTGCAGCACATGCAGCCCGTCGTCGATATCCGCCCTGACACCTATCCATTTGGCGATATGGGATTTCCCCACACCGGTACTGGCAAGAAAGCAGGTCAGCTGCCCCCGCAGGTTGCGTCCGGCATTGAGCGCGTCCAGAAACGGGATATAGAACCGGGACACACGTGGTGATGCCGAGCGTTCCTCTTCCTCCTCACGGCGGCGGTTCCGCTGGAAGCGCTCCGTAAAGGTCTCCGCCACATCAATGAACGAGGTACTCTTCAGTGTAAAGCCCGCCAGCCATTCGGCATACCCGCGCAATGCCTTTTCCGCCTTGTCCTGCTTGTTCTCGTTATACAGTTTTCCCACTTCCGCATAGACCGACTGTAACCGGACCCCCTTGATGTAGGACTCCAGCATGTCGATCATCACTTCGGGACTCTGGCCCTCGTCATACTCCCGGAAGGTATCTATCAACTCAATGGCATCGTAATCCTCATGGAAAGTCTGTGCCAGTACGGCATATGACGGCGGTGTCTTGTAGGTTCTGAAATGTGCGGCAATAGCCTCCTGCACCCGTTGGAATGAGCGGTCCGGAAGGTATTCCTTGCGCATGTGGCGGGAAAGGACAGCGCACAGCTGCTCCTGGCACAGCGCCGTGGCATAGAGCTCATACAGGAACTCGGCGCTGAGCGGATTGACGGAACTCATGGCTTCACCTCCTCTTTCCACCATGCCTCACAACGAATCCGGTAAAGTTCCGGATAACGCGCCTCTGTTCTACGGCGGCACGGATTCGCTTTCGTACATTTGGAACATGACGGCGAGAAGGGTGTCCACATCAATGTGGAGAGCGCACAGACGAGATAGCCGGCCTCGCTGGAGAGCAGACGCCGTTTGGTAATCTCCTCATATTCCGGGTAAATGAAACGTCCGAAAGGATGCCCGCGGCGGTTCTCCATTGCCTGTGTCAGACTGTCACGTGACAGTCCGAAACCTTTCAGCCACCGGTCTTCCCAATAACGGCGTTCCTTTCCGGAATGAAGATACCGGTCAGCTGCCTTCCGGCCAAACGAATGGGAAATGTTCCACTTTCCACGATAAGAGGGGGCATATCCGGAAAGGGCATACACCTGGCATATGCAGAAATCGGACAGGCGTTCCGGACTGACAGATCCGGCTTCCCGGCACAACAGGTCGAAACATGCCGAAAGCTGTCTGTCCGCCTTTCCTCCGGACGGGAACTGGAAATCCGGCCACACTGCCGCACGGAGCAAGCGTGTAAAAAGCCTCCGGCATCCGTCAATCCACTCTTTTTTCTCCATCACGTGTCAAAAGTTTGCGCAGTTGTGTCTTGGCCAGAAAGAGACGGCTCTTGACCGTCTCCACATTTCTGGTCTGCAATGTTCCGTTGCGGTAAGTTATCTCCATGATTTCTCCGATCTTATAGCCGGCCTGCTGTAAAAGCAGGGCCTCTTTGTAAATCGGCTTGAGCCTGTCCAATGCCCAAAGGATATCATCATTGTAATACTTGTGATAATTATCCATTCCCATGCAGTTCTCCGACGGTTCCTCCTCGCCCGGCAGGGAGGAGGATATTTCCGAGATGTCGATATTGTCATCCGGGGGCATGCGGCTTTTATTGCGGTTGTTGAGGTCCGCCACAAGCCGCTTGGTCACGGCATAGATCCATGTTTTCACCGGACGCGCCGGATCATAACTGTCCATGTACTTGAAGAAATTAACCAGCGCTTCAAGATAGTTATCCTCTATGTCCTCCTGGTTATAGGTATATTTGATACAAATGCTGTATATCAGATTCTTGTGCGGCATCACATACTTTCTGAGAAGTTCCGCCCTCCGTCTTGCGGATTCATCGTCAGAGGGTACAACCGCAATAAACACATCTTTCTTTTCCACGTTTTCACTGACCGAAAAAAGGTTGATAATGAATCTCATGTCCTAATCTGTCAGCTGCCATTGAGCATCAATTAAAAAAAGCGGGCGGAGAGAAGGCCGCCCGAATCTTGGCAAGTGCCGTTCTACAACCTGTGCCTGCGGATGTAATAATGGAAGAGATGGCAGGCGTCCGCCGCATTGTCATCCACCGGAATGATGCCGTATCTTTCCTTGCATGCCACCACCATCTGTGCCTTGGTGGCGTGCCCGTCCCCCGTCGCCCATTTCTTGAGCACCGCCGGATTCACAAACTCCGGTTCGGGAAGTCCCAGGCTGTCACATACTTCGAGCAGGATCCCCCGAAGTTCCGAGAGCCGGCGCATGTCATAGAAATAACGGTTCACACTCACATCCTCCGCTACGACCCGCCGGATACCATACGCGCGGATAAACGAGACAAGGACGGTACGGAATGCGCCGTGCATCTTGTTGCCGTTGCGCCGTCTGCTTTCGGTAAAGTTCCATGTTCCGGCCTCATGCACGGAAAAATACCCGGTATGCGTAGCTATATCCAATGCAAGCACCTCTTTCCTGTCCGGGGTACTATTCTCCAATCCTTGATTCGCCATTCTCTTTCATAATTACCAGTTTATGGGGATAACCTTCCGCAACATTACCGTGGGAGACAACCAGTACGGTACCTCCGAGCGAGTTCAATGCCTCGAACATGGAAGCCAGTCCCGCCTCGTCAACCGCCTCGAGTATCTCATCCAGAACCAGAAGGTCCAGTCCCTTGCCATCATCACAGTTACTGTTCACGAGTTTTTGCATGGCAAGGATGGTTGCGAGGTTCACCCGTGCCGCTTCGCCTGCCGAGAACTTGCCGAACGATCCGCAGTCAATGCCGTCACGCAACAGCGAAATGGAAATCTTCTCCCGGACCTTACCGCTTTTGAGGACGGTATAACCGTCAAAACGGATGCGTATGTCACTGCCGATATTCTGCAGGAACTCGTTTGTTATACGGCTGAGTGCCTCGATTTTTGTATTGGCCAGATAGGTCTTGAACTGTATGAACCGTTCTCTTTGCATCTCCAATGTTCGGAGTTCCGCATCTACGGCGGTCTTCCGTCCCGCCGCTTCGCGGGATTTTTCCCTCACCTCCCGGAGCGTGCTCCGGAGCGTGGATATCAGATCGGACGGCACCGCCTCGTTCAATTCCCTGATAGTGCCTTGCAAAGTGTCAATGGCACAGGCTGCCGCCTGTATATCCTCCTTTTCCGTCCGTATGCTGCGGCTCAGTGAGGCATTACGCTCGTCTACAAATCCGAATGTTTCATCGAATACCTTACGGCGGATGCTCTCAATCTCATTTTGCAGCGCGGTAATCCCGGCTGCAATACGCCGGTGTTTGTTTTCCGTCTCTTCCACGTTCCGGGTAGCGTTCCTGACGGCACGTTCATATCCGGCCAGCTGCTGTTCCCATTCGGTACGTCTGGCCTCCAAGGTACGGCGGCCGTGGTTCAGGCGGCTCTGCTGCAGCTCCACAGAACCGGTCTCCTCCTGTTTGTCTTCGATACGGCCATTAATTTCCGTGAGTTGCCGCTGTCGTAGTTTCAGTTCCCTCATTCCCGCCTCAATGTCAAACTGCGGCTCCGCTATTAGGAAATTATGTCCGCAGGCAGGGCAGGTGACGGAACCGGCCAGCTTGTTTGAGAGCTCGTCAATACCGGCCGAGACAATACGCCGTTTGTGACGCAATTCTTCGATGCATCCTGCAAGATTGCGCAGGCGGATGTCTGTTTCCCTCAGTTTCTCCGCTGCCGTACCGGACTGCTCGTTGTATTCCTCACAGAAGGCGGCATACTTATTTTTGAACTGTTCCCAGTTTTCAGTCTCCTCTTCCAGTTCCCGTTCCGCCTGTTTCAAGGAGGTGTCACAATCCGACAGCCCGGAAACGGCCGTCTGCAGCTTCTCTTTTGTCCCGGTGATAATCCCGTTCCAGTCCGTCTGTCTCGCATCGGGGAAGAGGGGCATCATCTCCCGTATCTTTTCCAGACACTCGTCCAGTGCCGTATCCCCCGATTCCAGCAACTGCAGTGCCTCATCCGCCTGCTGAACCGCCACAAGCCGTGTTTCATATCCGGCCACCGTCTCGTGTCCGATGCGTATCTGTTCCCTTTTGGCTGCGATGGCCGCTTCCAGGGAGGCGATGCGCTCCGCACGGGTACGTCCCCGTTCCGCTCCGGTTTCCTCTTCCTTGCGGATCTGCTCCTGTAACATCTCGACACGCCCGTCCAGTCCCGCAAGTTCCAATGCCGCCTGTTGCTTCTTTTCTGAGAGCGGCACGATATCCTCCTCAAGTATGGCAATGGCCTCGTCCACCAGGATACCGTTGGAAAAGCGGTTGATTATCTCCTTTTTCTCCTTGTCCGATGACGAAAGAAAATCCTCATACCGGTATTTGGAGAGAATGAAGTTGTTGAGCAGCTCCTCGCGCGTGATCCCTAACTTTTCAAGGATATAGCGGTTATAGGCATCGACCGAAGGCTGGACAGCCTCGTCCGTCGTCACCTGCGCACCGTTACGGAAAAGTGTGCAACTGACCGTGGATGCCCCTTTGCGTGGAATGCAGCGGTTGACAACCAGTTCCTCCGCTGAGTTGCCGTTGCTGAAATGTAATCCGATACGGCACTCCCCGGACGCATCGTTTATAATTTCTTCCGACCTTATCTTACGGAGCGGGCTGCCTGTGATACCGACAGCGATACACTCCAGCAGGGCGGATTTGCCCGCACCGTTCGACCTTTGGGACTCATTGTCCCGGTTGTCGCCGAATATCAGTGTCGTAACCCCTTGCCGTAACGTGTATGACAGCGAGCGGAAGGCACAGAGATTCTCAGCTTCTATTTTCTTTAATTTCCACATGTCCTGTTATCTATTTTGGATAAATACTCTAATCCGATTGAGACATCCTCAATCTGTTTTTCCCGGCAGAAATCCTCGTAAGTTTCCCGGATACGGCAGCTGTCATACTTTTCAAAGAGCGAAGAGGATGCGGCCTCCAACAGTTCCTCGTCATCAGCTATCAGTTCCACCTTCGCCGCCCCGGCTTCCAGCAGCGCGGCCTTGTCAACCGACTTCATCGCAGCTGCCGGCGCATGGACACGTACCTTGACCTTGTAGCGGCCGTCAGCCTCCGTCTCGCGCAACTCGTCCATAAGGTGCAGCCCGGCACGTTCCACCGGCACATCCACCACACGGTAGCGCATGTTCACCCGGTTTTTGACAAACTCGTGTGTGCCGTCGGTATAAAGCACCGTATATCCTTTTTCCTCATCCTCGCCGAAGTTGTGCTGACGGGAGGCCCCGATGTATTCGATACGGGTTTGTGGAATGACGGTCCGGTTATGGTAATGGCCGACAAAAACCTTATCAAACGGGAGAAAAATCCTGGCGGGCAATTCTTTCTCCGATGGTTGCGCCAATGCCCCGTTTATACCTTCGTGTATATAAAGAAAATGTTTCTTTTCCTCTGAAAGCGCTTTCTCTTCCAACTGTCCGAGCCTTTCGACAAACGATCCGTCCTCCGGAAAATAACTCATCAGATGAAGCGCGAACTCCCAGCCGGGACGCGACAGGGTCAGGAAGTCATCCACTACCGTCACATCCGGATGGCAGTCAAAGACATGGCAGTAACCTCTGACGGCTTCCTGGTTCACGAGGTCATGATTCCCCTCGGCGAGCGTGACATGGATGCCCGCACGTGAGGTTTCCAGCAGGGCGTCATGTACTGCCAGCAGCACGTCAAGTGTCTGTGCCGCACGTGAAAAGAACAGGTCGCCTCCGACGGCGATTTCGCTGATACCCCATTTCCTGCAGATCTCCACGGCCTCCTGCCAGTTGGCCTGAAATGCAGGGATGTTGTCTTTTGAGACATGGATATCATTCAACAACAATATGCAAGGTTTGCTCTCTTCCATGAATGTGTGTGATTAAGACGGGAGGCATGGATGCCTCCCGCCGGGTTAAAACTCAAAGACTTATAAAAGGGGTTATCTGCGACGGCGGGGACGTTCGGCACGCTCCTCCGTTTCCGCAGGCCGGTGTTCCTCCTCCCCGGGAGCGTCCTCCGGTGTGTCTGTGGGTTTCGGACCTTCCATCTCACTCTCAATCAGTTCGAGCAGTTCCCGATTGCTTGTCGAGCGGGTGACACGGACGGACAACGCTTCCTGTTCAATGTAGCTGCGTATCATTGCACGCAGCTCCTGTCCCTCCTCGGTCTTGTCACCGAGGTCCTGCCTCCTGAGCTCGTCATAATATTCAAGAAGATCGTCCAGGGAAATTCCTGTCCCGTCCTGGACATTGTCCTTGTTGTCCTTCGTACGGCGGTCGAACGAGAAGGAGGAGGTATCTTCTTTCGGCAGTTCGTCGGACAACTGTTGTATGACCTCTTTCATCTCGTCCGTCTCCATAAGCCGCATGCCGTAAATGCCGTCGCACTGTTTAAGGAATTCAACGGTGGCACCCAGATGATAACGGGTATAGCGGTAAATGATTTCCGGAATACGGGGCGCTCCCAGCAAGGCGGTCAGCTCCTCCCTGGTCAGAGGTTCAGGGTCGGATTCATTGTCGATGGAAAACAGGTATTCGGTTTTGGCCCCGTTACGCCGTTTTTCTATTTCCACGGGATAGGCGTCGTACACCGATGAAACCGGACACGGATAAGACGGGTTCTTGGCCAGCTTCTTGCTCCAGAGTTTGAACTTCCGCTCGTCCAGATCCTTGAACTGGGCGTGCGAGAGGGTCATCATCTGTACTCCCTTGGCACGCTCGCCCAGGTCAAAGATATAGAGGCAGTGCCCGTAGTTGTACTTCAAGCCGCCACCGAACGAACCGCCGGCGATTTTTTCTGCCAGTTTCTCATCCCCGGCCTCTTTTGCGGCTTCTACGGCCAGACGCCGGTAAGTTTCGATGGGATCGACACTGTATCCGGCATCGGTGGCGCGGGTGACGGTGACATACATCTTCTGGGGCTTGTTTCCGGTTGTGGGCTTTTCCAGTTCCAGCAGCAACTGGTGAACCGGATACTCATAACCGGGCCGGGCCGGTGAACCGTCCGGATTGGGGGCGATGGGAAGGACACGCAGACGATAGGTCCCGAATTTGTCCATGCGGAAGAATTCCGTGCGGGCGAACGCCCTGTTCTCTTCCTGGGCACGCTGCTGTGCCTCCTGATACGATTCCTGGACACCGAGGAACATCTCCTCGACAGACATGCCTTCCATGCCGTTGTTCTTTTCTTCTTCTTGCATAAACGCTTGGTTTTATGGATTAAAAATGCCCGAAGAGTGCGACACGGCAGGCCCGTATCGCAAAGAAACTGGTTACAGGACAGACGGGTTCGGTTGCACCGTCCGTATTCACTTGACAATATAGGGAGAGGATATCCCGCCGACCGTATCCTGGCCGGATACTCATTTTACAATATGGAAAGGTCTTGCAGCGACTGTGGAATACAAAGTTAGACAAATGCTCCCGAACAGCCATACATGCATATGAATGTTTGCGCCAGCCATTGTCCGTCAATGCATTACCATTTCATTTTAAGTATGTTTTTAATCTCCCCGGGCAGTTTGTCACTGCCCGGCCCATTCCGTCTTTCAAAGAGCAGCTTCCTGCGGTTTTGACGGATATACTCTTCCGTCTTGCGACGGCGTATGCCCTCGTAATAGGTTTTACGTCCGGGCGTAAGCCGTTTGCCCCGCCGGCAGTAAACCCCGTTCCGGCGGTATTCATCCAGATAGCGGCTGAATTTCGCCTTTCTGAACGAAGGGTCTTTCGACGCCTCCGCAACCAGTTCGATGACATGCCAGTCCGGTTCGAAAGGCTGTTGCCGGTCATACAGCCTGCGGAGCAGATGGTAAACCACCGGCATCTCATAACGGAGCATGAACCCTATCCGGGTCTGGTCGAAGGGGAAACGTTTAAACGTCCCCTGCGGTCTTCCGTCTTCTCGCTTTCGGGGATTCGTTCCCCGGAAAGACGGTTTCTTCTGCGGCTGCCGCCGGATCCTTTTCTGTTTCATGATACTGTTGGCTGTTGTCGGGTGAAATATTCTCTCGGGCGGGAACGGACCTGCGTTCCGCAATTCTGCGGCGACTTTCGATGTCACCGTTTACATTAATCTTCTGTTTCATGGCTATACGAAATATGTAAAGTTGAGTTCCACATTGGCATTGTACATACCGCGCTCATAAAGCTGTATCCTTCGCGAGCCGCCGTAAATGGTGAACGATACCCCACGGTTGTACTTATGGTCATCATTCCAGTCAGTGGCGGTGCAGCGCACACTGTACCGGGGTGGTTGTATTTTGTTGGGGATGACCGCCACGATACCTCCCCAGTTGTTTCCGTCCCTGTTGGCCGTATTGACGGCACCCTGTATGGAAACGATGTTCCCGATTTGGCGGACGAAGAGCGACTGTGTGTTGGTACCCGATCCGCTGTTCTCCATCTGTACCCATCCTGTATCCGCAAGCAACGGCTGATACTCCTCGGCATAAGCGGCTCCGAGAGCACGGCAGGCCTGCCGTCTGGCCTCCGCCGTTGGCAGCAGAAGGTCGGACAGCTTGCTGTCCCGGCGCAGGTAATCCCTGACAATCTCATTCTTGGAGAGTACGTTCAACTTGCCCTGCAGGAACTGTTGTGCCTCCGAGGTGCTCTTTCCCTGCCGGACTAAAAAATTGATATAATCCTGGAACAGATTCTCAAGGGTGGCGAAACGGGCGTCGGCACCCGCCTTTGTATAGAGGTTCAGGTTCGTGGCGACGGTCTCCTTTTCGGAAGCGCTGTAGCCTCCCAACAGCCGGTCAGCCTTCTTTTTGAGTTCCCCCACTACCTGTGAGGTCATCACATACCCCTCGACCTGTGCGTGTGAGGTGCCGTTACTGTCGGTATATGCAAAAGAACCGGTGGTAATGGCCTGTAATTTATCCCGAAGCCCGGCCGTGAAGACAATGCCTTGATAGGCAGAGTCCGTACCGAGCTTGCCGGCCATCATCGTGTCTATCTCTGTCTTGGAATAGACTTCAAGATTTTTCCGGGCCTTGTTCTTGTCAGAAAGGTCTGAAAGATTCGACAGCTTGGCAAGTTTCAAATCTCCGGTACCTTTCCTTTCGGCATCAAGGGTGTCCCTCACGGCTGCCTGCTTTTCCGCTTTCAAAGCGGCGGCCTCTTCTGCCGGAAGCCTGTTGATCTCTTCAGCGGTCAGACGTACCAGTTCTTTCAACCCTTCGGAGGTCTTCAGGAAGACTTCACCGGCTTCCGTTTTGGAATAGACGTCGAGATTCTTCCGGGCGGCGGATTTGTCCATGATATCGGACAGGTTCTCATCGGCTGAAAGCTTCATTTTCAGTGCGGCACGGACAGCCCCCGCCGTAACATAGCCGTCACCGCCTCCCGTAAGCTCCCCGGTGGTGATGGCCGCAAGTTTCTTTTTGTATTCGGTGGTGAAATCCTCGGTGGAAAGCTGCTTTCCCTTGACGGCATCCACCTTCTTCGACATCTCCCCGGCAAAGGCCGTGACGCTCACATAGGTGTCCGATACGGATTTCCCGTTGATCTTAAGCGTGCCGAGCACATCCACCGAGCCGGAAGGGGCAAGCACAATATCCCCCAATGTGTTCCGCAGGATAAAGCGGTAATCGTCCGTGGTATCAAAACCTGCCATTGCGAGTACGGAGGCGGCACTGTCCCGCCAGGTGACCAGATTGGTGAGCCTGGCATTGTCTTTCGTATAGGCGGTATTCTGAAGGTCGATCCCACGTCCGGCATTCTGCACGACGAACAGCCCGCCCGCCCGTACGGTGGCGGTACGGCCGGTTACTTCCAGGACCGGGCTGCTTCCGGATTTCCCGTCATGTACGGCAAAGTTGCGGTATCTTGTTCCGCCTCCCTGCGCACCGTAATAATTGATACGGACACAGCCCTCATCTGTCGTATCCGAAGTGTTATAGATATCGGAACCTTTGATACGGATTGCCCCGATACGGGCGCTATCACCCAGTGAGGTACCGTAAGAGATCCCGTCTTCCGTTATACGTACCAGTTCCTTGCCCTGCTTCATGAAACTGAAGCCGCCGTCTGTGCGGATGATAATTTCACTGACCGGCAATCCGTGCAGATAAGCGCCAAGCGAGATGCCGCCGTCAGTTTTGACGACACCTTTGAGCATATAGCCGTTTTCCCCGCTGACAGAAACGGCGGTTCTGGAATTGATTTCTTTCTGTCCGGTAAGGGTGCCGGCCAGTACCAGGTCCTTCTTGACGGTCTGCCGGGTGAAAGGCGTGTCCAGCAGTACGGCATAACGCCCGAAGAATTTATCAATAAAACGGGGGGCATAATTTTCTGTAACTTCAATGCTTACAGGCAATTTACCCGTAACAGGATCGGTCGTTTCAGGTATGGCCTTCGCTCCGGCACACAGGTAGCAAGTACGTCCGCGTTTGTTGACATCATTGGCATAGACCACCGACTCATGCCTGTTGGCCTCGTAAATATAATAAGGATAGACGGCATCAGCGGCTCCCTCAAAACGGCGGACCTTACCGCCGAGCCACACATATCCCGGTGAGATACGGGGACCGTCCGGCTCGCAGCCCGAGATGATGAAATCCGAACAGCTGTCAAAAACGGCGCTCATGCTGAGGGCAAGTTCCTGCAGGTTCAGGATGTCATCGGAATAAGTGTACCGTCCGCCGGTCTCTGCGATATATTCTTTCATTGTCCTGTATTCTTGTTAGGTGTATATTCTTCTTCGTCAATCCTGATCAGATAGGTCTTGCCGGCCGTCTTGTAAGTATTCACCACATAGGAGAGCATATAGACCAGCTCGTGCGGTGATATGGTGACGGGCGGGACACAGACCACAAAGCTGACCTTGTTGATAAGTTTCTCCTCTATCAGCAGGTAGAACGGACGGGGCCGCTCCGCATCATTATCTGATATGATCTGTTCCCCATTGTACCAGATGGTACAGGGACGCTGGTATTCCGCACCCTCATGGTAGAGGTCCACACCGACACTCTCACTGTCCCTGATAAGGATACGGTCCTTGCCGTCCCTGATGTATTTGCCGAACTTGTAGTTCAGAAACCATTCGAAGTAGATTACCTGGGAAGTCATCCGTGCCCGGATATGCATCTCTTTCGTGAAATCACGGAACCGCTCATTGGTGCATTGCAACGGATAAAGGCAGCTCTGCACGAACAGGATGAACCTGCGTCCCGACAGGTAATGCGGAACCAGGCGGTTCACGGTACGGTCTATGGACAGCTTATATCTCATGGTTTTCTATTTTTAAAATGATGGCTTCACGGAAATTTGGCAGCCCGTCCTCCTCATCCTTCCCGGAGGACTCCTTCAGATATCCTGATGCGGTATAAGCCATACGGGCAATGCGTTGTGGCGGCTGTATATGGCCGTCGGTGTCATGGCTGGCGATGAAAACCCCTTGTTCGGGAACGGCATGCCCGTCGATATGGACATCGGTCACATGCTTTGCCCGCCGTATGGCATCCGTCAGGCGGGAAACGTAGACGGCGGCATCGAAATCGATATCCATCATGTAGGCATTCAACTGCTCTTCAATGGAGTCGTACACTTCTGATTCGGGTACGGCCCCGTCATGAAAGACCGTAAGGTGGGGAATCAGCACGTCGCCCTTGGTTGAGATGACCTCCACGCGTGTACCGGCGAATTTCAATTTGTTGATATAGGCGTTGATAGGCGCCAGTTCTTTCGGGGGTATGGCAGAAAGGCTGCCTTTTGCACCGGTGGCCACTTTCAGGATAAGTTTACTGTCCAGGTTCTGGTCGTCTGTGCTCTCCATATAGGAAACTTGCGTGACGATGCGTTTGGTCTCGTCGATATTGGCATAGCCGAAGGCCAGGCCGTCTTCCCGTACCGTCAGCTCATCTCCCTGCTGATACTGCAACAGGGCGTTGGCATAATAGGCGGGAGTACCGTTGATGCGTCCGTTAATGGCTTCGGAAATATCCACGGCAAAGACATCCAGCAGGGATTCGAAACTGTATATGACAGCGGCCACTACCCACAGGATTCCGTTCATGACGGACATCTTGGAATCACTGGCGAACTCTGTCAGTTCCAGCCGCCGGTTCCGTTCCGCTACGGCCTCGTTGTATATTTCCTTTATTGTACGGCTCATTACACTGTATAGATTTTATTGTTGATGATAAATTCCCACGCTCCACCTTCGTTCCAGCTTTCCTCATGCAGAATGACCCATACCGCCTCCATGCCCGATGTGATACGGTAACGTCCGGTCGTTTCATCCCGCCCGGGTTCCTTATAGGTTCCCGTCGGGGCTGTCGGCAATGTCATGCGGCAATTACGTCTGTTTCCGTAATGCTCCACAATGCTTGTCAGGTATTTGTCTATGACGGCCGGCTTTATCCGCGCTCCGGACAGGTCGAGCTCCATCAGGTTATGGCACCCGGCAAGCGGAACGAGGTTGTCCGTCATTATCCCCGAGAGATCGATCCGGTAAGTTCCGGACAGAATCCCGAAGCTGTCCAATGCGGGTGTGCAGTCCCGGAGGATCAGCTCCTCCACGTGCAGCGGACGGAGTAAAACAACGGACGAAGGTTGCAGTCCGCTCCAATCCATATACCGGAATTCGGCATCGGTAAACCAGCGGATCTTGCGGCTCCGGCGCACCCGCCTGTCAAAAGTATGGCGCAGCGTGCATGGCGTATGGCCAAGAATGACGGTCTCCACAGCACTGTCGTCCCCCCAGTCAACTTCCAGCGTCCCCGTTCCTGACACCTTGCACTCTGCGGAGACCAATGCCGGCGGGAGCAGGAAGGCTGCCGTGAACGGACCGGTGAAATATTTGGGATAGACGTGCCGCTCCCCGTTGGAGGGGACGATGCCGTGCATTTCGTTATAGGCGACCACGTCGGCATTGATGACAAAGCCGTCGGTATATGCCAGTTCCTGTCCGGAACAGAGTTCTGTTTCCAGCGAGAGGGCAGGATTGTTGACCAGCAGGTCCACGATTCCCTCGACACTTCCATACAGGTGCAGGGCTACATCATAGATGTTCTGTCCTGCAACGACGCGGTAACTACCCATGGCTGTCCTCCTTCTCCTCGGTTTCCAGGAACAGTTCTCCTGTCACCGAATCTATATAGGCATTCCTGATGATGATTTTGTCGGAAGTAAATTCAGCCTGCAGTTTGGCGGCGAGCCCGTTGTTCTCCATATTGGAATGCAGGAAGTCAATCAGCCCCACACCGGTGGTCGGATGCTGGTACAAGTTTCCGGCGGCGGCTTTCAAAAGGAAAGTTTCGTTCTGCACCTTAGAGGCGCCAATACCAAAATCCGTCTCTTCCCCGCTGTAAATGACCAGGCAGTCCTCCTCGAGCAGCAGGTTATAGATCCCCTCATCGTTCAAGGCATAAAGCGAGGCGGGGGTGACCGTCTCCCTTGTCCCGTTTTCGTTCTCTCTCATGACGGGAAACCAATGCCTGCCGTCAACTGCACCACGTACATATTCGACACCCCCCGAACCGCTTTTCATGGCGATACGCACTTTCAGCAGGCGTATGTCTGCTACATAGGGAATGTGGATATGGATACCCCTTGCATCACTGTATGATGCAAGGAAATCTACCGGTACGGCTATCTCCCCGTAACGGCAGGCCGCATTGCCGGCACCCTCCACACTGTCAAACAGGTGGAAGTCGTAGAAGGTTTTTCCGGCAATCTGTCCGGAAGTCTCCACTTCTCCATATTCGGCATCCATTATGATATCTTGTCTGGGCATGTGCTGATACAAAAATCCCCGGCCATACCAAGAGTACGGCCGGGGCACTCTTTACATAAAGAGTAGCGGCAGATAGAAAAATCGGTTTATGCCTCCTTGGAGATTTCATTGTAAATCGCTTCCACAGTCCCCCACATATCGTCAGGCAACTCTTCGTCCGAGATTTTCTCACACGCGGCCTGCAAGTAGGCCATCTCATCAGGGGAAAACTCCACCGGCAACGGCTGTTCTTTTTCCACATCCCATTCGATACGCTTGTCCTCCGCATTTTCGCGGAGATTGATACCCTTGCGTTCCTCGTCGCCAATTGCGATTTTGCGCAGAATCTCTTTTTTAAGGTTGAACTCCTTGAAATTGCCGCGTGCCGGCAGGAAAGTCGGCAGGTAAAGGCGGTCTTTGACGCTCAGTTCCATTATGATTCTTTATTTAGGATTGATTTTTCGCGAATATCCTGTTGCATCCTGTCGAAATCCTGGAATATGGGGCCAAGCTCCCTCTCCATCGGAAAGTTGCAGGAAAGGACCCCTTGTTCCATATAGATAATTCCAACAGGCTTTATGTTGCCTTCCTCATCGGCTTCTTTTTCATTGACAGAAACATGCAGACGGCTCAGCTCGTCATTGACAACGGAATACTCCAGCATATAAAAGGCATTTTCCGTCTTCTCTTCTGCTGTCCTGGTAATAGTGACATTGGTGATATTCATATAATTTGAATTTTAAATAAGTATAGGGTAAAAGTTTCTGTTCCGGTTATTAACCATTATAATTTAATACCTGGTAATGAAAAGACGGGTAATTGCAACAAAGGAGCGTCAGCGAGTCCCCTCTTTCCATACCGTAATTTGACGTGCCCCCATTCTGATTCCGCACATTCATGATATTGATATGCCCTCCCCAGTTGTAGCTGTAAAACAGGGTAAACATATAGGCAAAATCGGAGGGAAGGCTCGAATATCCGAACATGCTTGCAACCGACGACGCGCTCGGAAGATTGACATTGTAGGTGGAGTTGGCATAGACACAAAAGACATTACTGGCGGAAAAGTCAATGGTATAGCCGGAACCTGTAAAATAGATATTCTTCATTTTGATACCGATGGCGGCCGATGCGACCAATGAGGCATTGGACCACACCCCATAGTTCCGGTAACCGTTCTTCACATCGATATACAACCCGTAGTTGTTCATATATGAATTTACCTTGTTGTTGACGATGCGCCCCGCCGCACAGGTCCCACCCGAGGTGGCGGGAAAAGTGTTGGCCCCAAACAGAACGTAGGAAGTGGTGTTTCCCACGCGGAACAAATCGTTGTAGATGGCCAGACCGCCACCGGAACCACTTCCCGTGGCCGTAGATCCAATGCGTCCCTGGCCGATGGAAAAGCCGCCTATCGTGCCGGCATTGGCATTGATCGTGCCGGTCATCGTCACGTTGCCGCCGGTATCCCATTTGATATTCTGGTTCGCAAGATATCCGGAACCGTCCGCCGCAAACGAAATTTTCCCATATCCGAAAACAGCGGAACCGTCGGTTTTCAAAGCCCAATACTCTTTTCCTGTGGAAGGGTTGTCATGATAGATATATCCGGAGGCCGCCATTACAATCCTATGCCCGGAACTTGGCGCGGACGCCGCAAGCGAGCTGGTGCCCAACGTCCATCCTCCGATCTTGCCGGCTACGGCAGTGATACCCGTCCTGTCGAGCGTCACTTTGACCGCGTTGCCCGCATCCTTGACTGAAATACTGCCGTTATAAGAGCTGCCTCCTACAACCAGGGCGCTGTCCACAATAATCTGGTTTGCCTTCACCGTACCGGTATAAACACCGTTGGCGTCGATGGTCGTGGTATACTTTTCTGTGGAAGTAAGGTCAAAAACCGTGGCATAAGCCACATACCAGACCAATGGTGCGGCAGATGTCCCCTGTGCCCCGTCAATATAGAAAAAATGGGTACTGGAGAAGTTTGAGGTGCCGCATACGACCTTGTATACATACTCTTTCCAGTCTCCGGTTCCTGCCGTGGAGGTAAGCCAGCGGCTCGAACCGCCCGTACCAATGTTGTTGGAGGCCCAACAGATATTGCGTCCGGCGGGAATTTTGGCGATGATACGGGCGACCAGCACCTTGCGCGAACTGCAGGCCGTTCCGAAATAGAATCCTCCGTTGCCAGGACTGGCGGTTCCATTAGTCTGTATCTTCAGGACATACTTGCTGTCATTGGGCGCCGACGTATCCTGCTGGCGGGTGACTGTCACCATGCCGTTGCCGGAATTGTTATAGACACCGGTACTGTTGTTCCCCTTCCAGAAGGTCGGGTCCCTGTAGAGCATCTTGCCGAATGCCATGGCAGAGGCAAGTTCCTGGGCGGTCGTGATGCCGGTTGTCCATTGTACAGACACGGAAGAGGCGAAGGTGACGGTTCCGGAAGCGTTCCATGAAATATTACCGCCTGCGATTTGTCCGCTGCCGTCATTGTTCAGTTTCCATTTGCTGCCGTTCGTAATCGAACCGTCGGAGCCCAACGAGATGTTGTTTTTCCAAATATGGTTATGGTCGAACGCCCAGCCGGCAATCCGGTTATAAACCTCCTTTCCACCGCTTTTTGTATAGTTGGCCGAAAGACAGAAATATTCCAGATGGTCCCATGACATCATCTGGATACCGATAAATCCGGTCTTGACAGAATTTCCACTTGCAGCCACCTGGCCGAAGACAATATGCCCCGCATTGCTGTTCTGATGCCAGGTCAGCGTGATGCCCAACGGTTTGTAGGCCCCCGTGTACCAATACCCGCTACCGGCAGATGCGGAGCGGACCTGTAATGGTATTGCACCGGTTGCACCGATACTGCCTGTTGTTATATTGTCGCTGCCGATTGTAAACCCACCGATTTTTCCCTTGGTGAAGGTACAGCTCAAGCCGTTGATATAACCGGTATTGATGATGGAGGACTTTATACTGGCCGCATCCAGTTTGGAGGCGTTGATACTGCCTGCCGCTATACGGTCGGCCGAAAGCGTCCCGGATTTGATACTGGATGCACTGATATCGACAGCGTTGACCTGTGCGGCCGTCAACGTACCGGTATAGATGCCTGTAGAGCCGATATAGGTCAGCGGATGTGCGGCAAGAGTGCTGTCACTTCCCTGTGCCAGTGCAATAAAACGTTTACGGCGTATTTCTTCCTCGACCGAAGCTGTCAGCGTGCGGGGAGCCGGTGCATTCGCCTTGGTGGAACCGCTTTGAAAAATCAAATCCGAGTTGTAAGCGATCTGCGGTGCTGCCGGTATGGGGGACGGACTCATCGCGTTACTGACAATCGGCTGGTCGGAATAGATATGATAGACCGCTCCGGTCGTTCCGCCACCGCGTAAGAACACGGCGAACATACAGTTGTTCCCACATAGGGCCGCACCTGCGAACATGCGGCAATAGGATTCGGAGAGTTCATAAATGTCCCATGAATAGCTGATGCCGCCCCAGCCACCGAAATTGGCCTTCAGCAGCAGTACCAGGCCACCCTTATGCGTGGACGTGTTCCAACTTGCCGGAGCCTGCTCGCTGTAGGCACGACGCACAAGAATGTCCCGCTTGAAATTCTGTTCACCGCCCTTGAGGATGACAGGATAGTATTTGTTCTCTTCCCCGTTGATGACAAGCCTGTAATAATACGGATAGCCGTAATTGGTTGTTTTTGCGGCCTCTATGTCATTTTTCCATAGCAGGGAAACGGCAGGGGAGAACGAGACTTTCCCCGCGGTATCCCATGATATGTTCCCCGAAGCAATCTGCCCGCTTCCGTCATTGTTCAATTTCCATTTCGTACCATTGGTTATTGAACCGTCACTCCCCAGTACAATGTTTCCCTTACGGATGGAGGAGGCATCCACCGTCCAGCCGGCAATATTGTTCTGGGACCCAAAACGTGCGACACATGTGCCTGTGCTGTTCGTGGCATACAACCCGAAATCACTGTCGCTGTTATAATACAATTGTACCCGTTGTCCGGTTGTCGCGCCGGAATTAAGTCCGTAAACCACCACACGCCTGTTTCCGCAGTCAAGCAGGATGTGGTTGCCGCTCAACGCGGTTGCGCCGATTGACCAGCCACCGATTTTCCCTTTCGTGACATTCAGCGTCAGGGCCTCGATATTTCCGGCCGTAATGAGAGAAGCCTTCACATTGGCGATGTCCAGTTTGGAGGCGGTGATACTTCCGGCGGCAATACGGTCGGCAGAAATAGTGCCTGCCGTAATCTGTGAGGCGGTGACAGTGCCGGTATAAATACCGGCCGCAGTGATTTTTGTCAGTTTCGGAGAGCCGTTTCCGCCCAAAGCGGTAACGATAGTATTGATCGGATTTGTCCATTGCAAAGAGACGGAAGAGGCAAAGGTGACATTGCCCGAGGCATCCCAGGATATATTGCCTCCCGCAACAGCCCCCGCCCCCGAGGCATCCAGACGCCATTTAAAACCGCGGATGCCGTTTGACCCCAAAGTCATGGAGCCGGAGGCGGCGGTCATCGCCCCGGAAGTGTTGTTCTTCGTTCCCCGGCAGATGCTGTCACCGTCGACGGACCAGCCGCCAATTTTCCCTTTCGTGACATTGAGTGTCAGCGCTTCGATATTCCCGGCAGTAATAAGAGAGGCTTTCAGGGAAGCCACATCGATACGTGAGGCGGAGACCGTACCTGAAGTTATCTGTGAGGCGTCAAGCTGCGCCGCCTTTACCGTACCCGCTGAAAGTTTACCGGTAAAGACACCGTCTTTGTCAATAAAGGTTGCACCTATCCAGTTCAGGCTGACACCATTTCCGAACTCCACCTTGCCGGTAGCCGCATTGTATTTGACAACCTGGTCGCCATGACCGAACTGGACATTGCCGCCGTTATCTACAAAAAAGGTCTTGTAACCGTTCTTGAAACCATAGATGCCGTTAACCGTTTCAGAGGTAACGGTACCGGAAGCTGTCCTGACAGAGAGGGGGAACTGCCCGATTGCCACACCGGTTATCGTGCCGTCACTGTTTTTGATCCCTGTAAAAATTTTTGGAGTGATGACCGTGCTGCTGCCGATAAGTGTCTTGTTGGTATTCCACTCCTTGACCCAGTCAAGCATCGCTGTGTCGTTTCCATCCTTGCCGGGTGCCCCTGACTTGGCCTTTGACCAGACAAATGACAGGGTGTAGGTGATTCCGGATATAATGACGGGAATAACCACAGTGCCATGATCGGCCAGTGTGGTCGTTCCTGCTGCGACCGTATAAGTTATGGTCTTGTTGCTGTTGTTGACGGATATGGAGGAGAATCCTGCCGGTCTGGTAATGTTGCCGATGGAAAATCCGGTAAAACCGGAATCGCCAAGCGTGACCTTGACAGAGGAGGTGACGGATACGGCAGAAACTATCTTCCCGTCGGCATCCGCAGGGAAGATGTATTCACCGGGTGACTGGCTAAGCGTATAACCGTCCTTTTGTATGTTGATTGTCGCCTGACCGCGGGCGACCAGTATCTTTGCCATATGCTCTTTTAAGAAAAGTATAGGACAAAAAAAAGGCGGCAGGTTGCCGCCAAATGGCAAGGCTCCCGTTTTGTCGCACGGATGGGATGAGACCGGTTCACACCGCTTGCCATCCGTAGAAGCCCCGTTCCTTCATTACTATTTCGACACTTCACACATCAGTACGCCCTTGCCTGTCACATCGGCTTTCGATACGGTGATGGATTTGCCCGTATAAGTCTTTATGACGGATGTTCCGGCCGAGTTCCACAGTTTCCATGTGTAGGTATAGGCAGTCCCGTCATCGTCCAGTACCTCACCGTTACGATACAGCACCGCTTTGGCATCGACATCATTCCCGTTATTTTTGATGGTGAACCCTTTCTGGCTGACAAGGTCCACCGTAATGGGGTCGGACATATCCGTGAAAGAAATGATATCGCATACAACCTTGTTGGCCGAGGCGTTGCCGGCCGATGTGTCCGTGTCCTTGATGGCACATTTGAAGGTCTCGAAATTCAGTACGGCATCCGCAGTAATGGTTATTTCGTTCGTAGTCCATCCTGCCGTCACGCCACGCGGATTGGTGGAAGTCAGACAGGACCATCCGGCACCGAGCATGGAATTGTAATACGGACAGGAAACCGAAGCCCCTGAATTGGCCGCCGCAGTGAGGGCCGATGTCAGCGTTATGACCTTGGTGGAGGTGTTCACCGCCGATATGGTGTACTGCACGGAATTTATTGTAATCTTTCCGCCGGCTTCCATGTTATTGGTGGAGGCCACCGTGACGGTGGTCGCACCGGCAGTAGCGGCGGCAGCCAGTGTGGTATTGGCAAAAACGGAGGAATCCTTGATTCCCCAGGCATAGGTGACATTGGTGGTATCGATGGTGGCGCCACGCCACAGGTCGCAATGCGCCTTGAGTGTGGGTACCTCGTCATTTTTGAAGACAACACCGTCGGGAGCATATGCCACGGCGGCTATCATCGCCCCGGCATTCAGATGCTGGGTAAACTGTATCTCGGAACGGAAAGGCACCTCCAGCCCGTTGGCATCGATATAAACCGCCTCGAAGGCATACCGTACCTGCGGCGTGGAAACGGTCATATGGTTGGCCTTGATGGTCAGGGCATACTTGGCGGACGCCGCACCGACAGTACAGCTGTCCTGGCCCGAAGTTATGGCCGAACCGTTCTTATACCACTTGGCGGAGCCGCTTTTAACACCGGCTGTCAGCGTAGCCGCATTACCGACAGATGAAATCTGGTCGGTGGCGGCCTTGCCGCTGACGAACAGCGAAGGAGTGAGCACCAAAAACGGCGATGCCGCCCATGAAGGTGCATAAACGCCCGTATCCTTGTTGAATACCTGGGTGAGCGGTTGCGAAGAACCGATGAACGCCTGTAAGGAGACAGCATCATTCTGGTCAATGATGGTTACCTGTCCGCGTGCTACTTTTATTGCCATATGCTTATTGTTCTGTTGTTGATATGTCCACTTCACAGTCAAAAACGGCCTTATGCCATACATCCCTGCCGGTTATCTCAATCTCCCTGCCATAATGCGGCAGGTCATTCCATATCCTGTCGCCATCGGTATCCCTGCTTGTCCGCAGCCAGCGGAAATTACCATCGGGAATGAGTGCGGTAATATCTTCACCGCCCCTGTACACTCTGGCCCGCAGAACCGTGGAAACAATGCCGTTACGGAATATCGTGCCATTTTTCGACTCCACATGAACAGTATAGGATGGCGCACCGTCATAAAGTTTGAAGAAAGTATGGGTGGCTCCAATATTTTCATTCCGGAATACAGCGGTGTAACGGAGGGTTAATACGTCACGCCCTTCCCAGCCGTGAAACGCCGGTGTCATTTCAAACACGGCGGCATTGCAGCCTGTTTCTTTCCATATTCCGTCCGATGCAAGATATTCCCATAAGCGGCTTTCCGGATTAAAGTTATATTCGGTGGGGACAAGAGGGATGCTTTCCGGCTCACATATGCCGGAGAACTCATCCGTGAAATGGAAGGCCGTACCGCCCGTCAGGGATACGGAACGGGGCTTGAGCTGTTCCTGTGCCTCCTCGTCAAAATCTTCCCAGCGGATGGTCACGTCCCGCAGTTCGATGGTGTCCTTGCTCCATTTGAAGCGCCCTGACGCGAAATGCCCCGTACCGTCGGGATTAATGACGAAAGAACCGTCACGCGAGGTTATCGAACCGTCCTCACCCAACCTGAGCAGCGGATTCTGGATAGTTCCGCCAATACCTCCTTTCGAGAACCATGCCCCGTAATCTTCCGTGTAAGACAACACGCCATCCGTCGCCTGGTAAGGTGTCGCCGTCTTGCCCGGCTCCAATTGCGGGGCGGACAGAAGGACCGGTACCGGGGTTGCGATACCCAGTGTCATTTCAGGAGCCCCGGATTCCCGGACTGGAAAGGATACCTTATGACGTGTCCATCCCCTGCCGGCATCCACAGCCTGTTCGCCGACAAGATGCTCGTCCTGATAAAAACGGACAACCGTTGTTTCTTCCGCCTTTATCCAGATGGAAAAACAATAATAGTTGCCGGCACGGGCTTTGCGCCAACCGGCATCCTGTAATGTAAGACGGCTGTCTGAAATGACACGTACACTCTTTCCGATACCGGCGGGAGTGGCAGTACTGACAACCATAGATCCGCTGAAAGCACAGGAAAGGCTGTCCGGAATGACATTTTTGTGAATTTTGCCCACATAGAAAGTTGAGGAAAAACCGTTTTCATCTCCGGCGGTCAATGTTCCGGCGATGTTGACATTCCGTGTTGCGTAGAGATTCTGAAAATAGGCCCCGTAACCGTCCAGTATGCCGAATACCGGATCGATGATGCCGCAGACCTTTCCCACACGGGCTTTGGCCGCATCGCCGAAAGCGGACACGGAAGAAAGCCGCAGGATATTCAGGTCCGCCAATTCACACCAGTCACCCTCTGCGGTCAGGCTTTCCGTCAGATCGAGAAACAGGCTCCGGCTATATTGCGCAGGATAGTCCACAGTGATAACCCACAATTTGTACTCCCATTCCTGCCCGGCGGACAATATATCCTCGGCATCTGATTTCTCCCGGTTGGTATAGCCGAATGAGAGGGGGACGGAGGACAAATCCCTGAAAGCCCTGATTTTGAAGGATACCAGCAGACGTTCCGGATGCCCGACCGACTCCTCCAGAGTCTGCATCAGTCCGAAAAGGGATTCTCCCGCCGGTTCCGCATTGCGGACTATCCGGACAATGCGTGTCGCCTCCGCATCGTTTTCCCTGTATCCGGATTGAAGTACATGGCCACATACGGCATACTTGGATTTGTCAGGCACCCCCGCCACCCCTCCGTTCATGACCGGATAGCAAAGGGAACGCTCCGTTGCCATGCCGTCGATGACATCCATATAGGGGGCTTCGCTGTCCGAAGCCGTCAGGTACAGTGCCCCGCTACGCGTCGTATCGAACAGGTTGGTACTCCGTACGAAGTCCAGAAGCTCCCCGCTCTGCGGTTCATCGCCGTCCAGCAAAGCCCCGATAAAATAAGGCGCCTCCTTGTCGCCGACAAGCTCCGTTCCGGTTTCCGTCACGCACATCAGGGAATAGACCACCCGTTCCCGCCCGGCATATTGTCTGCGGACGATATCCCCGACATGCAGCCCCTGTGTTTTCTGCGAGTCGGGGTCGATACGGACCTTGTATTTTGAATAACGGAATACGGACATGGGCTATGATATTTTTTCAACGGAATCTCCCGAGCAGCTGTCGCTGATCCAGAAAGAGCCGTTGGTCGCGGAAACCTTCTTTACCTCGAATTCGTAGGCGCGTAACTTGCGCCGGGCGACAACCTCGTCGAATGTGGCGATGACATTTCCCGTGGTACGGTTCTTCCGGATGGCCCAGCCGCTTCCGGCAAAGCCCGAAGAAAAGAATTCCGAAGAGACGGAGCCGAGAAAACAGCTGTCACCGTAATGCCTGATACCGCCGGAAACAGCCTGTAACCTCAACGACTCTGTCAAGTATAGGATTTTGTCTGCCAACCGGGTTGACGACGCGCAGATTCCGACATGCCCGGCAGCCTCCACCGGAACCCCGGAGGAGATGAAATCGGCATCGGTTTGGATATGGAAAGACTCACTGTAACGGTTTTGAGGGGCATGGGCACTTATGGACGGACGGTGTCCCAATACTGTGGTATGGGGGACGGTTGTCCGCACGCCTTCCTTTTCGTATACAACCATGGAGGTCAGTGAAAGGGTTTCCTTATCTCCGGTAATCAAAAATCCGCCAGCCATACCCATACGCAGCCGCTTGTGAATAATTATGCCTTCATCCGAGTTGTCCACCCGGTACGAAGACAGCAGATCGGCACCATAGTTGTGACGGACAGTGAGCGAACCCGGAAAGCAGGCCCTGCCGTAGGACGAGAGCATCAGACAGTCACCGTCCACATCCGAAATGCCGGACAGCAGGCGTATTCTGGTGGTATGCCCGCTACCCAGCAACAGATCGCTTCCGATACCGCCCAGTTGTATCTTGTCATTATCAGTCCTCTGGAGTACGGGCATACCACCAATACGAAGCCCGTAACCGTCCAGAAATGAAAGAAAGCCTCCGAGGGCGACTTCCTCACCGGAAAATGAAAGCAGGCACTTTCCCTTGTCACCCAGCCTTACCCCATACAAGGCATCCAGACCACCGCTCAGAGCCGTATTCCCGCAGACCACCAGATGACGCTGCACCGTTCCGTCCCGCATGGTCCAGTCCACTGCCGCCAGATTGGCGTTGCCCCGGTGGTATACGCCATGTCCCCCCACAGTCAGCCGTGACGGAGAAATGAACACTCCCGTTTCCCTGTTCCCGATAATCCATTCTCCGCCCGAGTGTATGGAGGCATCCTGAAAATCAATGCGGGAGGCATTGAGCGTCGCCGTGTTCCTGTCCGTATCGTAACCCAATAATTGTTGTCCGCCTATATGGAGGCTGCTGCCGCCTATTTTCAGACTGCCGGTAATTTTGACACCGTATTCAACGGCAGTCACCGCCCCATCCGCATCGGTAATGTCCTGCGAACAGATCTCCAGAATACGGTTATTGGCGACACCCGCCTCGAAACCGTAATTCGCACGGAGTGCCCCGGTCATGTCACCGCCCGACTTCTTGAGGTATTCCAGCAACAACCCTCCATCACCCGGGGCACCTTCACCGGCAACCGCCCCCGCAATGGCCGAAGCAAACCCGTAGGCCGTATTTTTTAACCTTATGCTGGTCTCGTCCCCTTCCTCGACACCGTAAGGATGGTCATCATCCTTTTTCTGCTGGGCATTGAAAAAGTTATGGTAGAGCTGCGAATAGATGGAATAACACAGGCTCTCCTTATCAAGGCTGTCTATGTCCGGATGCAGTTGTACGTTCATTTGGTATAGCTGGTTTTGGAGAGGAACCTTTGAATGCGCGAGGTCAAAGAAATGAAATTAGGGAAATTGACAGGTGACATTGTACCCATCAAGGTGGGGGTCATCACCTTGCTGCACTCGGTCAGGAAGTCGAGCATAAGCCCGGCAAGTTCATTGCCTAATACCAACGGTTCGGTGGCATTCTCGTCACCGAGCGCCACTTTGTTGTCGGCAACCGTTACGGTCGTGGAGTTCACCTTTTGAATTATCTTGTCCGTTGTCTGCCTGACCTCCGACTTGTCTACAATGTGGGTAATGCTCTCCGCCTCAATCCCCGTAGAGGCTTCCTTACCCTTTTTGTTCCTGACAGTGGCGGTAACGGTTGTCGGCGTATAATGTGTGAAAGCCATATTTCCCGTAGCCTCCAGCTCGTCGTAGTCCGGAGCAGAGTCACTCTCCGGATCCAGTTCCTCCATTTCCGTTACACCGACAACGGTTTCCTTACGGGCATTCAGCCGCAGGATATCCACATGTGAGAAGTTCACCACATAGGCGTACCGGGTGGCGGCATCCATAAAAATCGTTACATCGGAAAAAAGTGCAGGTACAATCAAAAAACCGCCCTCGCTGCTTGTTGCCGCTGAAAGCAATACGCCTTTGTGGATGACGGGTTCTGCAGAGGCTGTCTCGTCCGGGTACTCGCCGACATCAACGGTACCGCCATACTCGGAAAATTCCTCGTCCGACGGGTCATCATGTATTTTGGCGACATATCCATGTATCATACGGGCCGTGCCAATGCCCGACATACCTCCCGGAGCCAGACTGATGCGTTCCATGCTACGGCCGAGAGCTATTTTACGGATAGCCTCACGAATAAGCAACTGATTCGACTTATCTGAAGACATTGATCTTTTTATAGAAGAATAGGTAGTTGGAATATATTCAGGTTTTCATTTTTCCTCCTCGAAAATAAAACATAAAAATAGAATTTTCTATCTTTGCGAAAAACACTTAATTATGTAATTATGGCAGGTTTCCAATCACCAATAACAATAGCGCAGGCAATAGAACATATCCACCGGAATGAATACCTGTTACCGGCTTTTCAGAGAGATTTTGTATGGTCGGCAGAACAGATAGAAAAGTTGTTCGATTCTCTGATGAAAGGCTACCCGATCAGTTCCATGCTGTTTTGGAAGGTAAAAGGAGGAACAAAGACTGATTTCCGGTTTTATAAGTTTCTATCAGCTTTCATACAGTATCATCGGATATGCAACGATCCGATTCCTACAGACAATATCAACGATTTTTATGCGGTATTGGACGGACAACAGAGATTGACGTCATTGTATATCGGTCTGTGCGGCAGTTATGCGTACAAGGATTATAGGAAACGTTGGGATTATTCTGAATATAATTTCCCTACCCGGCATCTATATTTCAATATATCCCGTAAATACACACAGGAGGAAAGCGACAGGGAGTTTATCTTTTCCTTTGTTGACAAGAATATCTCCAAGGAAAATGATTTATTTATTGACAAGTCTAATGAAAAATGGTTCCGTGTAGGTAAGATTCTGGCTTTGCACCAGGATTACAATTATGGCATCGATGAATTTGCCGAGGACAATAACATAGACAAGGAATCCAAAAGACTGCTGAGACTGTTGGACAATGTCATCCACACCAAGCTCAATATAAATTTTTACGAGGAGGATGAACAGAAACCGGACAAAGCCGTGAATATTTTTATCCGGATCAATTCCGGGGGAACCGCATTAAGTTTTTCTGATATCCTGATGTCCATTGCCATTGCCAATTGCAAACAGATGGACGCGAAGACAGAAATCAATAATCTGGTCGAGCATGTACGTTCAAAAGGATTTAATATATCTCACGATTTCATATTAAAATCGTTCCTGTACCTGTATCATAAAGATGTGCGTTCCCTTATAACAAGTTTCAATCTGGGCTTTATTGAACTGGTGGAAAATAATTGGACGAGGATCAGGGATACCATTTCAAACCTGTTCGACTTGCTGAGATCTTTCGGACTGACGGATTTCACAATGACCTCATATAATGCCGCCATGCCCATACTATATTATCTTTATCACAAGGGCATATATCAGGATTTTTACAAAAAGATAGGAAATAGGGAGGATTGTGAAATCATAAAAAAATGGTTGTTCTCAATTCTGCTCCGCAGGGCATTCGGAGCAAGCGCGGATTCCGTGCTTGCACAGTCAAGAAGGGCATACACAACAGACATCACCGGCAGCTATATAAAAGAAACCGTGACCTTGTTCCCGGCAACGGAAATAAACTCGGAAATCAGGAAACTGTCGGATGTAGGTGACGATTTTATAGAAGACCTGCTTTACAGCCAGAAAGATTCACGATACAGTTTTCCAATATTGGCCATGCTGTATCCGGATCTTGATTACAGAAACAATAACTTCCATCAGGACCACCTGCACCCAGCCTCTGCATACAATGATCTGGAAGAGAAAGACAAGGAAAAATACGGCTGGCAGGTCTACAATTCCATCCTGAACCTGCAGATGCTCGATGCCAATGAGAACGAGTCTAAAAACGCCAAACCATTGGAGAAGTGGGTCAGTGAACAGACCCGGAACAAGGATATGCGGAAATTCATGGAGGACCATCTTATCCCGGATACGGATCTTTCATTGTCCAATTTTTCTGATTTTATAGAAAAACGAAAGGCTATGCTGGTTCAGAGAATCAGAAAGATGATTAACTGATTGATATCAAAGGTATTTGCGGATATTGTTCTTCTTGCCGGAAACACTCCGGTTACGAAAATATTTTTTAAGGCAGAAATTTGTTGGAGACAATGAATTTTGATTATGAATGAAAATAATGATGCTCCTTGGAGCGGAACGGAATGCAGTTTTACCCTTCCAGGAAATTTCCTGGAAGGGAAGGATGTACATTGGTGGACAATAGTGTTATTTGCGAATCCTGTACGGAATACTCAGCTGCTGCCTGTACCCTCCGATCCCGAACGTAGTCGTGACCTCCTCCACGAGATACACGCCGTTCTTGGACGGGTTACGGAAATCGATCAGTTCCACCTGTACGGCAGGAGACAGCCCGAAATCTCCGAATATGGTCACGTTGCCGGTGATTCCATTCAGGTTGTAATTCCGGAAGTATTCAGTTGTCTCTTCCACAAGCCGGTCTGAATTGATGCCTACGTGCGGTGACATATACGGTACGATGGTATAAGTGGACAAATCCACCTTTGTTTTGGTTTTTGCCCCCGAAGCCGTCGTGTTTCCGGTCACCTTATGTGTCTTTTTTGAAATTTGGGTGGCATTTACCGTTTGGAACTCCTTGCTGCCCGGTACTGCCGGATCATATTCCGGATTCATGCGTACCGTCACTTCAAAGAACTTCTCGTCCGTTCCAAGCGCCTTGCCCGTCACCGCCAGAAACTTCGGGTCGGTCTTGACCACTTTCAGGTTGCTTTGCGCCACATGTTCGTTAAAATATATCTTGAACGGCCCGGCCGGGCCGTCTTCCGGAAATACCGGCTGCGCCTTGCTGGACGAATAAGGACGTCCGACAGCAATGGAAGGCATGACGCCTTCGTCCTCAGCGTCGTATTTCAAAAAACAATAAATCTTATATTTCGACCATTCGGAAAGAATGTCCGCCACCGTAAAGTTATCCGTCACCTTGATCTTGCCGATATGGATATCAAACCGTTTTGTATCGGAATGTATCTTGAAACCGGTATCTTTCAAGATGTTGTATTTCCCATCCAGCACATCATTCACGGTTGTCCCCTTTGCCGGAGTTTCGAAATGGGGCGCCTGTTTCAATTTAAGTTTGTAGGCCATATTCTCACATTGTATTTCCAATGTACTGTCCGAGTTGTAGCCGGTAATGTAACCGTCAAACATATTTTTCAATACACCGTTATACCCCAGCTTGATATTGATGCGTTGCCCAACTTTAAAAGTCGTCTCATCAACCAGGTGTTGTGTGCTGCGCTTTTCGATAATCACACCATCCTGCATGACCTCTGTCGTTATCCGGGACACGTCTTTCCCTTCCAGTGTCATATTGCCTATAATCGTCGAACGGCATACGGTACCTTTCGGGAACGTGACTTTGGCCGTCCCGATCAGCTTCTTGTAGCTCTCGTTAATCTCAAGCGTATGAACCTCCGTTATCTCCACTCCGCTGCGAATCTTCATCGGATTGGACGGATCGGCATCTCCAATGGTAATACGACAGCAGAGAACATCCATTGCGGCTACACCCATAGGCGTGTCAGTTTAAGCAATGAGGCGGGATCGACGATCTCCGTACCGAATTTGACATATTTGATCCATTTGTTCGTGTGCCTGATAGCCGTATCTGCCTTTTCCTGCCCGGCCAGTTTGAGCTCCACCGCTTCGGACGGCTCAACGGCGACACAATTGAGTGAATATGGCTGCACGTTCCTGCAGTCCGTCGGATGAAGCGTATACCCCTGTATAATCAGCTGTGAGATATTGAACTGGCGCAATACCGTATTGTCACAATCGACAACCCCCTTGTATTGTACCAGTTTAATAAATTTGGAAACTTCCGCTTCCGGATACACATCCGGATATTTGGATGTGATTTTACCGTTGATGGTGATCTCAAGGTCACCGCCGGATATATATTCCTTACGGGTATAATCACGCCCCTGCACTTGTGTCAACAGGATATTGTTCCGGCTGCCGATTTGTATCTGTGGTCCCAGGTCCACGAATGTAACCAGGCCGTATTGGCTGTTGGGCAGCACCTTGCACTCACTGTTGTCGTAATATTTGCCCTCTTTGGATATGGAGAGTTCCAGAAAATCCGCTACCGTCCGTCCGACAATGGAATCGGTATGGCTTTTCTTCTGTGCCACGGCCTGCTGCTCGCTGATAAGACGGTAGTACTGTCCGGTCTTGTTGGCCAGGCTGGATTGTGATTGTGTCTGAAGGTATTTATCCCGTACCTGTTGTTCCCAATATTTAAGGTATCTGGGATATGAACGCAACAATCCGTAGGCCGTTTGTGAGGTTATTTGTACCGCTGCCCGTTTGAGCAGGTCATGATGTTTGGAGAAATAATGCACCTGCCCGTCCTGCAATTCGGCCAGCCCCATGCCCATGGCAAGACGGGCTGAGTTGCTGATATAGCTGCCAATCGAACCGTTTCCAAGTATCCCCCCGCTTAACAAGGTCGAGGATGCAATTTGTATCAGTCTTCCCATTTTTTATAGTTTTTTTATGCGTTCCATGATGCGTCAAAGTCGTGGACAACATCAATAAGCGCCTGTGCCAGTTGTTCCTTCAGGTTCTGTATCTCTTCCGTCTGTCCCTCCTTTGATTTCATCAGGTCGATAGTCCTTACACTCAGCAGGCTGTCGATGTTTACGATAACTTGTTTGGGGGCTGCGGATGACAGTTTGCCCGTGCCCGAGTAGTTTCCGCCGGCACCTCCGTCATCCAGGTGTGAATTGGTGATCGGATTCGTGTCGAACGGACGGGTATCGTTGGAGTCCGGTTCGTTGCTGTACTGTCCGGGTGTAAATCCTGCTGTACGAAGGATATTCTCGGCCGCCTCCGCTGACCCGCCAAACGTTTGCCGGAGTGATGAAAAGAATTTGACAAGGACATTGTGTGCCAGTTTACGGTTGGCAATATTGTCTATACGCTGCTCGTCCGTGGCATCCTGTCCCAATGTCCGCTGTTTCCACCGGCCTTTCTCATCCTGTTCGAACCCCCAGCTCCTGAGCCTGTTAAAATCGAAACCGCCCTTACGCATAAACTCCTGCGCGTCTGCGGCGCTCGAGATGGCGTTACGGTAGGCTGTTGCGGCCCGTATAATCTCCGGTACGGTCTGCGTGTTCATGTACCGGGCGTAATCGTATGTCCGGGCGGCCACCGCTTCCGGCTTGTCACCAATATCATCCACATAGACGATTTTACCGTCCCTTACGTTCCATAGTGACTTGTCCAGATCCTTGTCCTGCTGGCCGAAACGTTCCTGTACCGTTTTAAGGAAGGCGTCGACGTCCAGTGCCGTACCCATCTTGCCGAATTCGGCGTAGGCAGCGTCAATACGTGTCTGGCTGTCCCGCTTGGCGAGGGTCACAAGCGCCTCCCTTATGTCGTCCTGACGTGCCTTGTCCATATTGTATATATGCTCGCGCGACACCATGCCTTCTGAGGAGGCAATGGCAAACTCTCCCAGAAATCCCGTCCACCAGTTGGATGTGAACGCACCTATCTTACGTCCCGAAGCCTCTTCGATGCTCTTCCCCGCCACAACCTCGTCCACGGCACGTTTTGTCTTGAGCGCCATATTGTAGGTCTCACTCAAAGAGGAATGGAGGGCCTCTATGGACGGATAACGGTACTTGCGGTTCGAGGCGATTTCTTCCAGTACGGCATCCTTCGCCTCCTTTATCTTCCAGGTCTTATATGCCACCCATCCCAGAGCACCGGCCAATGCAGCGATTCCCGCCGTGGCAGCCACCGCTCCCGTGCCCATGGCACTCAGGGAGGCGGCTGCGCCTGTCAGGCTGCCACCTGTGGCCACCTGTGTTGCGAACAGCGACTGCAGCACACCCTTCGCCCCGACAACACCGCCTCCGGACATCAAGGTACGCGTCATAGCTCCCCGTCCTGCCACGCCTGCGGACTGCATGGCCGAGACAATGGCCCTCTTTTGTCCGAAAGACATCTTGCCGGGACTCCCCATATCCAACAATCCCTGTACAGATCCGACGGCCGCCGTCGCCGCCGATTGTCTGCCGATAAAGCCCATGGCGATACCGATATTGGTCAGGGCACCGGCCACCTTGAACAGCCGGACAGCCACCGCTCCCGTAAAAGCAAGCGGTTCTATCCAATGAAAGTTGCGTGCCACCCAAGCCCCGATATTACCTATGACGGTAAATATGTCCAACAGGGCGTTCCCGACAGAAAGCAGTCCGCGGGTAAATTCCGGAGCCTTGAATTTATCCAGAAAGGAACGCAGAACGGCACGTACCGAGGGTTCCATCACCTCGAACGCGCGCATGAACCCCTCGCTCAGCTGGGAGGTAACCTGCGCCCACAATCCCTTAGTGGTATCCTGCTTTACAAGTGCCAGTTCCGCCGATATTCCCTGGGAACCTCTATTATGGGAGCTGAGTGCACGCAGCTGGTCGTAATTACGGACAAACATCATAGCTGCATTCCCCCCGATTTTTCCAAAAATCGCCTGCATGTCCGCCATTGAGGCGCCTTTCCTGTTCAGCTCCTCGAAGATGTCCGCTATGGGGCGCAACTTCTCCACCCGTACCCCCTCCACGTCACGCTTTTCCGTGAATTTGACGCCCAGGCGGTCCAAAACCTCCCGGGCCTCTTTCGTAGGCTTGGCAAAACGGGTGGACATGGCCCGCAGCGAGGTACCCGCCAGTGTTCCTTTCAACCCCATATTGCCCAGCAGGCCTATGGCGGCACTGGCTTCCGTGAACTCCACACCGGCCATACGCAGGTAACCGGCAGCCATTTTATAGGATTCCGCTATTTCGACGATATTGACATTCGAGCGGGAGATGGTCGACGCAATAATGTCCGCCACACTATCCATACTGTCGTTATGGATATCATAGCCAGCCATGATGTTCGTGGCCAGGTCGGCAATATAGGACACGTCATTGTCCCCGATGAGCGCCAGGTTCGTGACCGGCCGGATGGATTTGTGGATTGTCTCGATATCCATGCCGGCCATGGAAAGGAACTTGACGGCGCCGGCGATCTCCACAGCAGTATATTTCGTATCGATTCCTATCTTGCGGACATGGCGGGCCATGTTGTCGAAGCGGGTCTCAAAAGATCCCAGATCCATGTCGGCCACGCGCAGGATGGATCTGGCCGACTTCATGATATTGGCATATTCGACAGCGTCGGACAGTTCCGAACGTACCAGGCTGTAGCCCATGTAGGCGTTCAGCATGGAAGCGAAAGGCAGATTCCTCAGCGAGGGTGCCTTCGAATATTGGATACGGTTGATGGCCGCACGTCGCTTGCTACGGTAAAGTGTCCCGGCAGCGGTATGTTCCCGTTGCATCAGCCGTACGGACTGCATAGCGTTACGCTGTTCCTGTTTTCTTGCCGCCTGTTCCGCCTTGCGCTGTTCCGTCTCGGCTTTCCGGCGTGCCTGTTCTGTCTGCCGGCGTAACTTTTCCGCTTCGCGGGCGGCATCCTTACGTTCCCGTTCCCTGGTACGGGCTTCGTCGGTACGCCGTTTCTCCTCTGCGGAGGCCCGGGCCGATTCCTCCTTGCGACGCTGGTCGGCAGCAAAAACATCCTCGGCATGTGCAAGTTTCTGGCGATGCAGCTGTTGCCGGGCATAAAGACGCTCCATCAGTTTCTGCTGTGCCTTTTCCGGCATGACGAATGTTCCCGGGGCATAAGGAACGGGAACGGAAGGAAACAAGCTCCCCACGGACATTCCACCCTGCATGCCCAGGCCCGGGCGGGATTCCCCCTTGATACGTTCCAGCAGGGAAAGCACACGTTGCAGCCGGTTTTCCGCCGTATCGGTCCTGATTTGCAGCTCCCTGCCGCGCTCCACGGAAACCAGGGCGGAATTGATTTTGCCGATGGCCTTGGTTATGCGCTTCTGGGCGTCGACCATCGTACCTACTGAAGAGGCCGCATTTTTCTCAATTTCGGCCTTGCGAATCTCCGCAGCTTTCTTCTCGTAAAGATTTTTAGCGGCGGTTTTGATTTTCCTGCTGTCGAGCACCTGTCCCGCATTAATGGTCAGGCTGATGCCTTTGGAAAGGGCCGCAATGTCCGTAAGCAGGTTTTTGACACGTTCCAGCTTCTCCTCACTGCTCCTCGTGTCAATGGTCAACCGATAGTCAAAACTACGCTTCTTCCCATTTTTGGTACGGAAGACACGGTCAACTTCGTTCATCATTGTCTTGATGTTGTTTACCGCAGGGGACAGCGAGGCTTTCGCCTGCACCAGCTTGCCCACAGCCTCACCGAAAGCTATGACCTGTTTAGTGCCTTGCGAGGCGTCGACGTTGATGGTATAATTGACCTGATAGTTTTGTTCCTGAGCCATGATTGAAGGGAATGTCGCATTAAAAGAGTAGTGTCACCGGAAAGGACGGGGTTTAAAGCGAAGCCGCCGTAACCCCGGAGGATTACAGCGGCCGTTCAGGGTATCCTCTCCGGCATGGAAACCGGCAACGGCATGCGGCTGGCAAGCATCTGCTCGTGCAGCCACAGCGCCTCTTCGGAGAGCATGGCGAACTCCTCGTCAGAGATCGTGTCAAGGTTGACGCCGGGGAAGTAGTGGCGGATATAGACAGTCCGCTGGCGGATACGCTGATCGTCCGTCACCACCCACCGGCCTATAAGTTTACCAGGAGACTCTGCCGCGTGGTGATAAGTTCGGAAAGTTGTCCCATAAGTCCGAAAAGGAAGAGTGACTCGTCATCCACAAGTTCCTTGTCGCCATCCACAAAACAGTCCCGGGCAAGTGTGCGCATGGCCATGACCTCGTCTTTTTTTGATGCGGCCATGAATTTGCTGAATTGTGGAAAGTTCGGTTCGGACATATAAGCCACATAAGTCTCTTTCTCGCCGTTGGACGTGTCTCCGAAGACCACCATCGGATAAATTTTACGGAGCTTCTTCTCTTCTTTCAATTTGAGAGCTTTTTCCTTGATTTTAGTTTCCTGTTCCAGTGAAAGCATTTTTTCGTCCATGTCGAATATTGTTTTGATTCATCGAAAGAGTAGGGCAAAGAACGGTGAAAAGATTATATGGGCATACATTTTATCCGGTATGGACCAAACATAGGGTTTTATTATCCATATATAATATGATGAAGCTACCGGCTGATCGTAACACTGCATTTCCGGGCAAGAGCCCGTTTAAAACAAATCTTCAGGAAATAAAAGCAGATAATACATTATATTTATTTGTAAAACAAGATATAATCACTATATTTGCACATTATCAAATACGAATGATTATGTGCAAATCAAATGATTATATACATAAAACAAGCCAATATATCAACGAAACGTTTGATTTGAAGGTTGATATTGCGCCCATTGGAAGAGAGGTCTTGAATATGTTCCCGGTCAATATAACCGCCGGATACCATTTTTATACGGCAAACCTGCTGGGCCGGGAAGTCTTTCTTTTATGCAGTACGGACAGTTCCGCATATACGCCGGGGCAAATACAGAGGCAGAAAGAACTGGTCGAGCGGAAGGTCCGGCATCCGGTAATATTTGTATTTGACATGATGGCGTCTTATAACATACAACGCCTTGTCAGACAACGCGTAAATTTCATTATACCGCCAAGACAGATGTTCATACCGGATTTACTGATTGACCTGAAACCTCAAAAGGCCCCCAAAGAGGAAAAAGGGACACAAATTCCGGCGATAGCCCAATGTGCCATCCTTTATCATCTGGAAGTAAATTCCCTTGCCGGCAAGGGTACTTATGAGATTGCAGACCTGTTTAAAGTCTCTTATGCCAATGCAAACCGGGCGGTCAGATGGTTGGAGGAAAAAGAAATCGTAACTTTGTCCGGGATTAAGACAAAGAGTCTGGAATTCAAATCCGCAAAACATGAACTATGGGACAGGGCGCTGCCGTTTTTGGCGAACCCCGTCGAACGGGTGGTGTATACGGATATCCGCCCGGATGACACTCTTTCCATAAGCGGCGTGAATGCCCTGTCGGAATATTCGATGCTCAACAGGGAAAGGAACGGCAGCTATGCGGTTTCGAAAGAAGAGTTCCGCAGGTTGCAGTTCCGGACAGACAAGGAATATGGAGAGAACCGTATTGAAATATGGCGTTACAATCCGAAACTGTTGCAGGACAATGGAATAGTGGACAAGCTGTCTTTATTCCTGTCCATGAAAGATATCGGGGACGAACGGATTCAAATAGAATTGGAGAACATGATAAATAATATACAATGGTAAGAGGTATAGAGAAATTCAAAGAATTTTTTGTAGGTTACGAAGACAACTATGTCATTATCGGAGGTACCGCCTGCGAAGTGCATGAGGAAATATATGCACAGAATCCGAGGGCGACCAAGGACATAGACATTATTCTGATAGTGGAAGCCCTGTCTTCAGATTTTGTCGCTAAATTTTGGGAGTTCGTAAAAGTCGCCGGATATGTGAGTCGGAACAAAGGAACGGGCGAAGGGGAACAGCGGCATGAATATTACAGGTTCAAGGAGCCCTCAGCCCCGGAATTCCCCTATCAGGTGGAACTTTTTTCCAGAAATCCCGGACTTGTCAATTTTCCGGAGGATGCCCATATCACACCGGTTCCGGTTGACGAGGACTTGTCAAGCCTGTCCGCCATTCTGATGGATGATGATTATTACAATTTTACAATTGCCCACAGCAGACTGGAATACGGGGTGCATATTGCCAATATTGAAAGCCTTATCTGTCTGAAATGCAAGGCTTATCTGGAAATGCTCGGACGAAAGGACAATGGAGAGCAGGTGGACAGCAGGCATATTGCCAAACATAAGAAAGATGTGTTCAGACTGGCTGCAATGCTTTCTCCGGCAGATATCCATACGGTACCCGACACTCTCAAGAAAGACATTGACGGATTCTGCGGGAGTGTTAAGGACGAACTGCCCAATGCGGACTTTTTCAAATCAGCCGGACTGAAAGACGTTACGGCGGAACAATTGTTGAAACAACTCAAGGATAATTTTACAACGCAATGATGAAAATTCAATATGCTTCCGACCTTCATCTTGAATTCAGGGAGAACAGTTGCCTCTTGAGGGACGATCCGTTGTCTGTTGCCGGAGAAGTGCTTGTGCTTGCCGGTGACATTGGATATATCGGTGACGAGAACTATTCCAGACATCCGTTTTGGGACTGGGCTTCCGAAAATTACAGGGAGGTCATAGTGATCCCCGGCAACCACGAGTTTTATAAAATGTTCGACATTGACAAACTGTATAACGGCTGGTCGCTCAAAATCAGGGAAAACATCACCTGCCACTACAACTCCGTTATTTCATTGGATGAAGATACCGACCTGATTGCTACCACACTCTGGTCCCATATTCCGTTGCAGGATGCCTATGCGACGGAAAGTGCCATCACCGATTTCCGCAGGATACGCCATGGCAGTGAGCCGTTGGACTATACAAGATTCAACGACGAGCATTCACGTTGTCTTCGTTTTTTAAAACAGGGCGTAATGCAGAGTACGGCCGGACATATCATTGTCGCCACGCACCATGTGCCGTCATTCGAGTTGATGGCTGCAGAATTCAGGGGAAGTCCGCTAAACGGGGCCTTTACTGTCGAGCTGGGGGACTTTATTGCAGACAGTCCGATTGAATACTGGATTTACGGTCATTCCCACCGTAATATAAACAAGGTTATCGGCCATACCCGATGTATCTGCAACCAATTGGGATATGTGTCCGGCAATGAGCACCTGTCCTTTGACAGGGAAGCGCATATTTCCATATAGCCCGGGCTTGTAACGTTCCTGATATACCAGACGGCCTGTCCGCCGGAATTACGTTTCCGACAGACAGGCCAATTTCAGCATACCCGACCAAGGAATGATCATAAAAATCGGGGAGCTACCAATTTCCCTTCGATACCGCACATTTTCAGGGCGGCGGTATTTTCCCTGTTAAAGGAGATCAGGCAGGATGGCGCCCCGGCAGTGCCTCCCTGCTCTCCGGTGACATGATAGAACCTGAGCCGCCCCCTGATGAAAAGTATTGTGTCCGCATAAGGGAATATCAGTTCATGAAACAGCCGGGTGTCCGTGCGGGCAAAAGTGAGCGCAATAGCATTCCGGTGCTCCACACATTTACGGATAAAGCGGACAATCAGCGGCGTGTCATAGGGCGGATTACAAAACACCCGCCCGAACCATGGCTGCCGTAACCCGTCATCCTCGACGGTGTAGTGATGCCTCGCCGTATCCCATGGACGGTTTACCGGTGAACACGGGTCCAAATCGAATTCTCCCAACCTGTCAAGCAAACAAGGAGGTGTAAGCCATTCATTTTTTCCGGTGGAAGATTTTCCTTCAAAGGTCACATTCATGACAAGTCAGATTGTATCGCCGTTACCTATCTGAATATCAAACGGATTCAAGTCGAACTCATGCGTGATGTTGGTATCATCCTGCTGCGACTCAAGACAGTCCTCCGTAAAGATACATCCTTTGAGTGTCACCGTTGTGGTCGTCCAGTCATCACTGGCCATGGGGTTGGCAAAGCTGATGATCAGGTCGAACTCACCGATTTCGAGCAACGAGCCATAGACTGAACGCAACAATTGTTGCGTGGCATAGTCCATTGTGATACTCGCCGTATAGGTAATGTTTCCGAATCCGCGGCTGACAGGTTTTCCACCCATGCCATAGTTACTTTCCACCTTACGTTTTTTCGACCATTTGATAGCGGACACACCTTCAAGGGTCGTGGATCCCTCGTCAATTCCCAGGGCGGTCGATGACAGGGTTATCATAGACCATGAATATGCCACATTATTAATTATTGCCATTTTCTATGATTTGTTTGCGGTTAATGAAAGTCCTTCCTCTACATAAATCTCCACAGCCACCCCGACAGGCACAAGGACATAGGAGATGCGGAGCGTATCGTCCACCAGTACATTCTGGTTCGGATCGATAGTGACAGCATATCCTGAAATTTCCTGTGCCGCCTGCATCTTGGCCAATATATCCCCGATGAGTGTTTTGAATGCGGTGATCTTCGACGGGGCAAGGAACCCGGTTGAAGGATTGACCATCAACGGGGAATTCACATATGGCAACAGTGCGGCACGCACGGCGCGGCGACTCTTGTTGATAGTACGGTTTCTTGCGATGGTGCGGAAATCACCCGTTGAGCAGGTCTGGTCCTTTGAAATATAAATACCGTTCTCACGGCCGGCGTACTTGATGGGGAAAATATAGCCCTTGTCATCAAGTTCGTCAAGCAGTGACGGGGACAACGACTCATACCGGTTCAGGCTGATAAAATGTTCCTCCGCCTCGTCAAGGCTGATATCACCGAACCCCAGCTCTATCTCCTGAAAATCATCCGTGAAGAGGTTGAACTGTTTGACCCATGCTATGGATTCATGGACGTTCGCCTTGGCAATGGCACCCATGACCGCGCCCAAGAATCCTACCGGTGTGTGATTCTTGTTGCGCATCTGCATCGTGGAGATCTTTTCGTGATGCGCCTGGCCGAATATACAGCTGATACGACTTGACTCACAGATACATGACGGTATTCTATTCAAGTCAATCTGACGCCCCTCAGTCGTGTCCGCCCCTGTATTGGATGGATTGGCGGAGAGTATGAGTGACAGGGGCTGGTTCTGTCCGGCAAGCCCTACAGCCACATCATTAAGTCCCTTTACCAGGTTGAGATTGTACTCTCCGGAAGTCCCGTTCGCTTTCCACAGCGGCTGTTCCGTCCAAATTCCCATCTGGTTGATCATGCCTCCGGCGGCACGCTGCATGATTTCGAGTGCGTCCCAGTTTGCAGAACAGTCAGCAAACATCACATAGAGTTTTCCTGAACCGTTCAGATTGCCTGACATCCGGAAAAACTCACGAATATGGTAGGCAGGAATACCATGCAGAAAATTGACGTTCATCTCCTCCTCGTCGGTAGCCTCCACACGCTCAACAATACCGAAATCCTTAACGGCGGACTTGAATGAGGTGATGTAGCATACATCCCCCGGTTTAAGCTTCGTTTCATTGGTTTTGCCATACCCTTCCGTAAAGAGTGTGGGTTGGAGGGAAATATCAAACAATAATCCCGTCACCTTCTCGTTGGAAGAACCGGTCTCGTAAGGGATATTGCCGTCCACATCCTTGATAAAGACATTGCCGAGTGCCATTATGGTTTTGTTTTAAGTTCGTTATAAAAAGGGTTTTTGTAAAGTACAGCCCCGCCTCTGACAGTTGCCGCCGTGTCCGGAGTGTAGGTTCCACCATGCCTGTCGATATACAGGGACGGATATGCAGGGAATTTTTCCAAAAGGGCCAGTATATACGGGTCTGCCGCCTCGTCCTCCGTATTCCCTGTATTCTCAGCCGGGACGGGCCGTTTGTCTTCAACCGTAGCGGATATTTTCTCGGACGTTTCCGGTATTGCTTCCGCCGGAAGTTCCGGTGCGGCAACCTTGTTGCCTTCTTTTTGAGGTTCCTCCTCCGTATTTATTTTTTTTGCCATAACAGTGGAATAAAAATGGGGAACGGGGCTCTGACCTCCGCTCCCCGGGTGGATATTGAAAAATGAAGAAAGGTGTGTTATTCGCTCTTTTTGTAGGCGGTATGCACCACGATCTCCGCGGGACGGACAATGTTCACGTCCATTTTCATGCGCATCTGGAAAAAGAACAGTTCGGAGTTGGCCTGCAACCGGTCAATTTTCAGAATATCCGTATCGTTGGCATAATCCACCCCCATCCAAAGATTGGAGTCCATCCCGGTGGAAAACTCGCCGAGCACCATCGTATGTTCGGGAATTCCCACGATCGGGATAATCCTCTTGCCTTTAAAGCGATAGCGGTTGACCTCGGTATTTTCGGAGTATTTGACCTGTTTGTCCGAGATATACTGGTCATACGCGTCCCAAGCATCCCATCCTACCACAAAGGCCAAGGATGTCTTCTTGCGGATTTGTTTGGGACATTTTTTCCACATCGCATAAAGAGCCGCTTCCACCGCCGCACCGTCCGTCAACTCGGTCGTTCCCGAAACGATACACTGTCCGCCGGCAACTACCTGCGTGTCCGTAGAGTTTACATTGTCGAGGATGCGTTTGACAACACCATCAAAATACTTCTCCTTGTTGGCACCAATTTTCGTACAGCCTTCCGGTGCGGTGATTTTTGCCACCGTATCTCCGCCACGTGCGGAGGTCCATATGGCATTACCGATGTATTCGTTTTTTTTGTCCATGAGCAAGCGAAGCATCGTGGCTTGGATTTTCGGGTCAAGTTCCCGGAATACAAGACTGCCCTCCGGTTGTGCGAAACGCCAGTACTTTTCATAGTCCCTGGGATTGAATTCAAGGTAAACCATAAAATCGGAGGGCTCAAGATACCGTTCGGTGAACTGGTACTCGTTCGAGCCGTCATCCCCTTTGGAACCGTGAATGGGCTGTGGGGTCGGCACATTGTCCTGAATGATATTGCCCAGCTTGATGGCAGGGAGTGTATAACGGTGCTGGATGCCCGTCTTGATATGGATCAGTCCTTCACGAACCGTATCATTACCCTGCACGGTATAGGTCAGCAGGTCCTCAAGAACCTCGCCGCTATATCCATTTTGAAGAAAATTTACTGTATCGGCCATTGTCGTTTTAAGTTTTTCCGTTGAAATGTGAAACTCGGCCGACTGGCGGATACTTGTGTTTCCGCGCGAGGCCTGCGGCCTCCGGCATGTCAATTAAGATCGGATGTCTGCCTGTCAGAGTTTGCGGAACTTGAAATCCGCACCGACTACCTCGGCCACCTTCTCGGCCATCATCTGCTCGGCCGTCTTGGTCGCCTCCGCCGTGGCCTGGATGTTGGCCGGGTCATTGGCGATTTCTTTGGAGATGATCTCACGCGCGGGGATGGAAGCCAGTGTTTTTTCCGCCAACTCGAAGTTGGCCTCCGCCATCTCCACCCATTGCGCTTTTGCCTCACGGTCAATCTTGCCTTCGCCAATGGCGTTCTCCACCAGCGTTTCGATGCGGGATGTCCTCTCGTCCTTCTCCTTTTGTTCGTAAGTGGAGAGACGTGCCGTAGCAGCGGACAGATCCTTCTGCAAGTTCCGGATTGCAGCATCCTTACCGGCTATGACCGTTTGTGCGTCACTCAGGGCTTTCTGCACCTCTTTGTATTTAGGTTCCATCGCTGCCAGTTCGGAGATACGGGCCATCACGTCCTTGACTTCTCCGTCCTTCATGCCCAGCGAGGCGGCAATCGCCCCGTACTCAAAACCTTGTGTCTTGTTTTCGTTTGCCATATCGTTTTCTGTTTCTGTAAGAGTAGGAAAAATATCCTCAAAAGGTTTATTCCCCTCACTGACGCGGTCCATCAACTCCTGAATGGCCGCCGTGTCCGCCAGTCCGGCAATCTCGTCATGTACTTTGCGACAGAGCTGCTTCGATGTACGAATAATGTTCTCTGATGGAATGATGCCCGCTTTTACGGCAGCCTGCGCATCAAAATAAGTCCCGTCCTTGCCGGCCTGCCCGTCCATAATGGCGCGCACATGCTCCTTGGTCAAACCGAACCTTTTCCGATAAATCGTTTCTATCTGCCTGGTGAAAGCCAACAGCATGTCCGAAGGCTCTTCCCCGTCATTGTCCGGCAGTATAGGATTATGGATCATTAAAATGGCGTAGTCCCGCATAAGGGAACGTTTGCCCGCAGCCCAGATAATGGAAGCCATTGACGCCGCCACGCCCTCGATGACACATTCTGTGTCCACTTTGGCATTGGCGATGGTGGAATAAGTGGACATGCCGTAAAGGACACTGCCACCTTCCGAATTGATTAACACGCGGATACAGGATGGACGGATAATATTTTCAAGAAAGTCGAACTCGTCATTGAACCGGGAGGTGGTTTCTTCCGTTACGCGGCCGAAGAAACGGATAACGGCAGGTTCACCCGTTTTTGCTTCACCCACCACATATTGCAATTCTTCTGTACTCATGTTTTTCTTTTTATGGAAGAGTAGGCGTTAGACAAGATTATGGGTTAAAAACAGTTCCGGACGGGCTGTCCACCTGCACGCCACGCAACTTTAAGATCATTTTACAAGACATTTGGATATGGTAGCGGGACTTACTTCCCGGAATAATGACATTTAATCGAAAAATGACCATGCATTGTTTGAACGGACGAAGCGCCGGACCACCCTTTCAGATACCCATGCCGTGAATGTGCAAGGCCCCACCATCAAATGCCGGAAATCTCATCCTTGTTTCCGCCATGTACGCCTGTTTCCACCGCCTGACTGAATCCTGTCGCCTTATCATAGCCCGGTTCAGGGTGATAGCCGTGCCCGCCGCCGTCATGCTGCGGCGCATCGCCATGCTGCGTGAAAGGCGGCATGACCAGATAGCGCTTTACCCAGTCCCTGTATTTCCATGCGGAAGACTCCCGGAACCATACCTCATAGTCCACCCAATACGCCTGGAGCATATTAGTGGTGGTCGGCATGTCAAAATAGGTCAGGTTACACCGTTCGTTAAGGGCGGGTTCCCTGTTCTTGGCATCCTGAATGGCCACGTTCAGCCTCTGGAATACGATGAATGACTCGCATTCCCTATCCTCGTCCCCGTTGTTGAGCGTATTAAGAATGAAGCGTACACGCATGGTGGCGCGCCCCTCGCCGATTCTCTGCTGTTGCACCAGGTACCTCACGTTGACGAAATGGATAAAGACGGCCGGAAAAACGGTCTCATATTCCGTGTTTTCCCCACGTACGATACGGGCGAACTGTCCGTTGTCAATGGCTATGGTCTTGAAAAAGGGAGGTGAGAGCGGATCGTCCGGGTCCTCTTTTATGGTCTGTATGGCCCGCTTCACCGCCTGATACATGTTCACAAACGGATTTTCGGACACTTCTTCCGGCAGGCTTTCCTGCACGGGAGCCGGTTGATGCGGTTGTCCTACGGAATGCTTGTCCTTTATCATACGCCCGGGAATCCTTTAAAAATCATATCCATAAAATTATCAGCGATGTAATCCTCTATCTTCGGGGAGAAACCTATGAACTGGCGGTGTACGGGACGCCGTGAAGAATGCTGGTTTACGGTGTACAGACCAAATTTCGGGTCGGTATTGTGTACGGCGGCATAGTGCCCGTAGCGGTTCTTGCTGCGTCCCCGTTTGCCCTTAATCGGAATGCTCTTCTCGGTAGTCCATATTGAGTAGCGGGCCCCTTTACGGAATATCCGGCTGCCGTCGCTGCGCCGCCCCCTGATATCGGTCCTGTCCGCTTCTCCCTTGATACCTGCGGCAAGAGCTCCCGTGTCATTCATGACCGGATGTGTAAACTTCCGCCCCCAACGGGAGGTACGTGGCGTCCATGTGCCGCCGCAGAAACCTCCCGAGGGAAAGGAGGCAAGAAACTGCTGCCGGCTGTACTGTCCGGCCTCGGTGGCAAAATCAAACGTGTTACCCGCCAGACGGCTGGGCAGGAACGGATCCCAGCCTCCCTTTCCCCTTTCCCTCACCCAATGGGTGCAAAATTCATCGAGTGTTATCTTTTGCATGAAATTTTTCTTTTATCCGTTTTACAATTTTGGTCATGTGCTCCGGCAGCGGCATGTCGAAATAGCGGTGTGCCCTGGAAAAAATGCGTCCACCCGTGGCCAGACTCTCCCGGAAGACAGGATCGATCCTCTTCCTGTAATTTTCCGGAACGGGCAGTGCAGCCCGTACCGCGGCGAACCCGTCCGCTACCAGAAAACAACGGCATCCCCACTCAATGGGCGGTATCAACTCCGGCGGGAATTCCGATTTGCGGTACGAGAGCCCCTCGAGGGACAGATGCCACGCCCGCACCCGTTCGTCTCCCTGCGTCATATAGGTCAGCACCGTGTCCGTATCCACCGTGAGCCACCATGCCGCCATCGAAGCGGCGAAAAGCACCTGGCTGTTCTCTCTCTCCGCATAAATAAAGTTATACCGGCGGCATATCTCCCCGTATGTCTCCATATCCCGTTCATCCACTGTCTCAGGCATATCCTTGAACATCGCATACTCTTCGGCCGCCGCAAAATCAACCAGGTTGTCTATGGCAGCGATGAGAATGTCACGCTGCAGCCTCTCTCTCTCCGTCGTAAAGCTATTATGGTTTCTCAGAATCTCCAATGCACGGTCCAGGTCAATACGTAAACCTGTCAACGCTTTGTCTATCAGGAAAGAAGCACGCAAAGTGATGATGTCCTCCATAATATCGAGACGTTCGGCACTGTTTTCATAGTGGAGAATGAACCTGCGGAATGCCTCAAATATGACACGGTACTCCTTTTCCGTACCGGATTCCTGAAAAGCGGACGCCCTGACGGCTCCATATGGAACACCGTTTGGGAACGGAAGCCGGGCCATCACTCCGTTCCCCGCAAAAAATTTTCAACCTTACTCCCCCGGGGATGCCCGTAACGTCGGAAATACTCTTCGTCTGACATGATACCGCGGTCGTTATGGCCGGGAATGTACCGGCCGCCATCCGCTTCAAGCCCCATAACCGGGATGGCATTAAGCTGCTTGCCCACATTGATTCCGAACTCCTTCTCGATTTCGTCAGCCGCAACCTCGTATTTTTCTGTAATGAGCGAATAGAGCCTGATACGGTCCTCGTTATTCATCTCTATCCGGTTTGAATACCTGAATTCCAGTCCTGCAGGAATATATCCGATGGCTACCAGCCGGGGGATTATCTCCTCATTCATGACATTCTCGATATATCTGCGGTAAACCTCGATACGGTCACGGAAAATATCCTGATGCGCCTTTGTAGAACCCACATACGACTGCATCCCTCCGGCCATGGACTCGGAACCGAGCACAAGGTTGGCAACCTCCTTGTTGACAAAGTCAATCAGTCCGGTATATATCTTTTCCGAATTGGACATGGTGAAGGTCTTGATGTCCACCTCATCCTCGATGCCGGTGACCACGACCTTGTTCTGCGCCGCATTGGCTATTTCACCGGCCAGCCGTTTGCGGTCGGCATTGCTCTCACTGACCGTCTTTCCATGAATGATCGGTTGTCCGTAGGTGTGGGAGAAGTTAACATAATTGGCCACCGTGAACTTTTTGGCGAGTATCAATGGCGTTGTGGCAGAAAAAAGCCCAAGGTCACCCGAGGTTACCAGCACATAACAACGGCGGTAGGCCGGATTGCGCAAATCCCAATGCGGCTCCCATAGACCCTGCCTTTTCAGTACAACTCTCTGGTCCGGCAATACATTGCGCCGTTCGATGATGTTGACTTCCGCCAACCTGCCTGTTCCGGAATCAACATACGGCATGATTTCGAGTAAAGTATACCCGTAAAGCTTGGCTTCCACGATACCCTTGATTATCTTGTCAAATTGCGAGCCCTGTATCTTTTGCGAGTTCACCACGTCTTTGGTATATTTCCCTTTCCCGTTCACATGCGCAAGCATATAACGGTCGCCGAGTATCTGGCTCTCCAAAGTTTCAACCACCGACCGTATATGCGCATCCTGCTGCAGGCAGGCCTCGTACAGGTCAATGAGCCTGGCACGGTCATCAAGGATGTATCCTGAACTTATATCCTGGCGGCATGAACGGTAGCGGTTGTTGCGTTCGATTTCGCGGACATACTCCTGAATGGTTTTCTTGGAAGTCCTGAATATGCTCTCCAAAAGCTCCCCGTTGAATGAATTGTCCGATGTCACCATATTTTTTTTGCTTTTTTACCTAAAGAGTAGAGAGCAGGCGGGAGAGAAGTTTTGTACAAAAAAAAGTATATGAAAAACAGGCTTCTTAATGCTTGATTTGCAAAACGAAATAATACAACCAAATATATAGATATTTCGATTTGAATTTTCTGTAAATCGCTTATTATCAACGATAATCAATTAAATAAAAACGAAAAATCAGTCTTGTTTTTTGTGATATTTCACCGTAAAAAGATATATATTTGCACAATGTTAAATACAAATTTGAAAACAATGGAAAAAAGAACATGAAAGAAGAAAAGATTCCCTGCCGGACAGTCCGGTACAGGGAATTCCCCGATTTGCTTTTTGGAACGTCACAGGAGGACGGACCGGTCTATTTCGACGCAACACATTTTATCCGGGCCCGAGGAGACGCACACCGGCACAACGTCCGTGACTTCCGCGCCTCTTTCCATCATTGGATAACAGCGCTGACGGATGTTTACGGAATAGACAAGGAAAACATGGTTATCCGTGACGAGGCGTCGGGACATCTGTTAATTGATGAATGTCTGGCTCTATTATTTGTCGTTTACATCGATCCTGCATTCGGTGCCTACCTTCTGGAGCGCATGTCCGAATTGCTGTCCGGTGGATTTACCGTTTCAGACACTTGGCTGGTACAGACTGCCGGCCTTAGATTTACAAAGGAGGAATTAACGCAAATATTAGGACAACATGAGACGTAGTACATTTAAACGGCCAAAAATGGTGCTCATTTTCAACGGGGCACAGGTTCTTGTCGCCATTACGCGCTCGCTACATAGTGCGGCGGAACTGACAAAAGGCAACTTGCAGGCCATTTCATTTTGTTGCACGGGCAAGTACGTATGCAGCGGCGGGCTCTATTTCAGACATCTGCATCCGGATGTCGAGATCGAACTGTCCGACCTTGGCACGCTGATGCTGAAGGATTATGATGCCCTTTGCGGTGAGAAACGTACATACTATCCGGTGCGCAAAATGGCCCACAAGCGGGCCTTGCTTGAGAATAAACATAAATCTGACAACAAAAAGAAAGGAGGAAATGATTATGAGAGAGAATAGGAACATTCCGTTTCGGGACTGGAACATACGGGTTTCCCGAAACCACAGCGGCCATCTGCACATCTGTGCCATGGACGTATGTAACATACTTAAACGGAGCGAGCTGCTTGAAGACGGGGCCATCGCCCGTATCTGCCCGACGGCATTGAGGATCAGTTTCCGGAAGAACGGACGGGAGCAGTGGAGTTTCCGGCCCATCGATATGCGCAGGCTTTTGCGGACGGTGCGCAAGGAGACTATTATACCCCGCGACATGCTTGACGAGCTGGAGGCATGGGGCAACCAGCTTCTGGAACTGGAGTCTGATGATCTGCACTCCGCGGTCCAGAATGACACAATCCTTCATTTCATGGAAGGGTTTCCTGTCACATTCCGGCGCATCGGTGACAAGCTGATGGTCAACGCCACACAGATCACGATGCATTTCGGGAAGATTCCATCCGAGTGGCTCCGCATTGCCTCTACAGATATGCTCCGCAGGGAGATGGCGGGTAACGGACGTACCGGAAAGTATGAGTCGCAAATCTTCACCACGCGTGGACGTGGACATGGGGCGACCTGGCTGGAATCCCCCCTTATCATACCGTTGGTCCGGTGGGTCACACCGGAAGACCTGTCCCTGGCGGAATGGTGTGGTGAAGCTATCGAAAAGCTGTCCATGAAACGCCCGACGACCGCCATTCGTGAACATCCGAAGCCGGCGCCCCCCAATATGCCTTGCCTGGATTGTCCCATGCCGCAAGATATGGAGGCGGCAAAGGAACTGATCCGGGAACTACGGAAAGTGGTGCGCGACTCCATGCCCAAAATTGTCTTCTACGAGGAGTTCATCGAGAACAGGGACTGGTTCAAGAGCACACGTATCGCCGACGAGCTCGGTATCTCCCCGCGACAGCTGCATCAGTTTCTTGCCGAGGAAGGAATCTGCAAGTACGAAAAACGGCAGTGGGTGGTCTTCCCCTCCTGCCGGGCATGGCAATGTGATGTCCCCTACACATGGGAAAACAGCCGGGGAAAGGTATATACCTTCGGTTCGACAAAACGTTGGACGCAGGCCGGCCGTGAATGTATCATAGAGTTATGGCGGAAAAAGAATCCGGAATACCATTTACCGGGCGCATAACGATGGAGACAGCATTACAGCGGATAATCCGCAAGACAGGAAGGCGTCCGGTGGAATGCCGCTGTCCGCTATGCAGGCGGCAATGCCACACCCCGTGCCTTGGTACGCCGGAAGATATCCTGCGGCTACTGAAAGCCGGATATAAGGAGAGGCTGGCACCCACCGGATGGGCTGTGGGATTGTTGCATGGAAAAGTTCCGGGCATTGTACCAATGGTACAGGCCAGGCAGGAAGCCGGAAGATGTACATTTTTCCGGGACGGCTTATGCGGGCTGCACTCCATCGGACTCAAACCTACGGAAGGAAGACTGTCATATCACACCATCACAAAGGAGAACCTGAAATTCAGCAAATCGCTCTCCTGGAACGTGGCCAGGGAGTGGCTGGACGAACGGAATGCCGGTACGATACGGGAGATCTGCCGGCTGATGGAGAAATAGTCGGGAGACGGCTCCGTGAATGAGGCTAAAATATAACCCGTTAATTCCTCCGTGCCGATTTCATGGCCGTCTCTTATTAATTCATATCAATTGAAAACAATTTGCACCAGTCATGGCTATCCTTACCATGAAACCAAATAAAAGCAATGATATGGAATTAAAAAGCAGAATGACCGTCGAGGAGATGGCGGCACACCTGACGGAACATACCGGCAAGTTCGCCAACCGGGTTTCCGTGGGACGTTATGCCAGGAAACTGGGTTACTCCGTGTATAAACCGATGCGAAATGGCAAAATATGCCACTTCTATGTCAATCCCGCAATAAGGGATGATGAAGCGGGAAATTCACAAACGGACGTTTCCGGGAAATAGCGCGCCATGAAAGAAAATAATGAAAAAAAAGCGGCCGTGATACCGTTTCTGAAATGCTTCAGCGGACTGGTGGGAGCATTTCCACCGGAAGAGGTCATATTCATGATGTACATGGCGGACCGCACACGTCTGCGGGAGAAGGGATATGACACTTTGCGTAGCAAACGGTATCATATGGAGAGCATGGAGATCGGTTCGCGCCTTTTTGATAAATGCGTGAAGAAGGCAACATGCATGGGGCTGCTTAAACGGGTGCCGCTTGGCGGAATGTATGATTATCTCTGGGACATGCATGCTTATGACAGGCTCGTGAGAATACTGGCGGAACTGAAAACATCCTTTTGTGTCAAGGCATTCTGCCGGCAGGTGTTTGATGTGGAAAAAAGAACAGTGATGTCCGTCTCCGACAAGGAGGTTTACCACTGGAAGGAGAACGGGCAAAAGCACGGAACATGTCCGCCCTGAAAAGAGGCACATGGAAGAATAACAGACGGTATCATTGCATGCCGTCTGTTTTTTTATATCCGTAGCCATATGCGACAAACAACAGATGTCTAAATTGAAACAAAATATGGCGCCAGGGGGAGAAGCCCCGGACGCCCCGTTTTTTTTACCTTGAAGATGATACAAATGTACCGGATAACTGAGACGAGGGGTGTTACAAATGTAGCAACAATACTATAAGTAGTATCATACAAGAAGAAGATGGTAGATGTACTTTTTTCTTTGGAGCAAAGAAAAAAGATACCAAAAAAGAAACAGATAGATAGCAGACGGCATCGCCGTCTGTTTTTGTTTTTATAAGGGAAAGAGCAAAAAAAAGAAAGGCCACTTCCCCTTCAGATTCCTAAAAGAGAGAACGATAGAATAATATTCTCCCCCTATTGTCGTGTTATCGCCTGACATCCTTGCCCCGGTTCAGCTTGACGATGGAGCGCACACAGTCACACACCAGTTCGGCATCCTTATGCTCCCTGAAATAGTTTCCGCATTCCAGGCGCTTTCTGTCTGACGGCCGGCTGCTGTCCCTGCATTCACAGATTTCCAGGACATCATTCAGGTAATAGTATTTTCCTCCACGATTGATATGTATTTCCAGCGGTTCAAGGCGTTTCAGCCGTCCGTTCCATACAATCCCTTCCCGGTGCAGCGCATCGGCAAACCGGCTGCGGGCACTGGTTCCTATCGGGGTAATCTGCCAATTCTCCGCAACGCCGATTTCCTCATGCAGTGAATGACGCAGGGTGCCGTCCTCCTCCATCAGGCAATACAACACAAGATTCCCTTTCCTGTCAATCTCCTTGAACGCCCCCAATATGACATGCTCGTCCAAAAGGCTCACTTTCACCTGCTGCCCGTCTTTGGGTATGTACATCGATTCCGACAATGCGCCTTTGCGCCTGTCCCATACCAGATGCCGTTTGTTCAACAGACGCTGTAACGCAATCTTCTGTTCCGTATCCGCCTCCCGGCAATCTTTCAAGGGCATTACGACATCGTCCGTAAGAAGTTGTTTGTCCGCAGTCACCCTGACCGGGACTGAAATACACTCGCCGGAAACATCACCCACAAGTCCCGTCTCCAATGTTGCCTCATTGAACACGGCCAGCCCCTTGCTTATGGAGAGTTCGCCCGGAATATTCCTGATATCCTTTCTACGATATGGTTTCATTATTCATCCTTTTCTTCGCTTCCTTCCTGTAACATTCAAAAGCCATGTTTCATACACAAGAGAAACATTATGGCAAATATACACATTATTCAGCAAAAAGACAGGCGTTTAAACACCAATTCTCAGGATTCTTATACAAAATCACAAAAAACATACAAAAAAGTCAAGAATCATACACATGCATTTCCATATATATTCTATATGGTTAATAAATAGACTATTACAGCGTAATCCCTACCGATGAAAATTCCATTTGAACATGCTGTTTTACAGAATCCAACAAGCCGTTTCTTACCGGTACAATCAAGAATATATACCAAGAGCCGGATACTTTGGCACTATATATTTATGCCCACATTTCCGATGTTCCCCAAAACCGGCCTTACCCGCAAGAAACGAAAATCTTCTGAAAGTCTGTATATCCATGAAAACCGGAAGTATGTGTATCTGTGGCTTGGGAATGTCTTATAAATGCCGGAATAACAGTTATGATTGTATTTAAAACCGCTGTAAGTCCATGTCCCCGTTATTATATATTTTTTGACGTCCGCTTACAATTTTATGGCAGGACCCCATATTGGATCGTTTTAAAAAACGGGATTTGGAAAAATGCCCCGAGGATAGAAATCGAATCCGCACCTTGGAGTACACCCACCCGGTTCTTTTTAAAATTGTTACTATATTAATTTACAATAAGTTACTTGTTTTACTTTTATATAAAGTAAACATAAAACAGACTTTGTTATTATTATTAGTTACAAAATGAAAGCAATATATATTTTTTCATTCTGTTTTTATCTAATTTGGATATTTATTCAGACCTATACCATTGATAATTAAATATATAGTAAAACTTTCATTTTAATATACATATAGAAACGGGCTTTTTTCGTTTTTTGCAATGAAAAATTTTTTTTTCGCAAAAGCTATTATTTTATATATTGTTGATATTCAATGAATTAATAATTCTCTTCGCGCGTATGCGTACCATATTCGCAAAAGGGGTGTTTTTGAAACAATCTAAAAAAAATTCTCAAAAAGTTTTGCAGTTCTGAAAAACAGTTTTATAATAGTCATGTACTCGAAAGCCAAACAAACGGCAAACAAGTACGGAGAAAAAAAGAAAAAAAATAGATAACTAAAAAACAGATTTAAAAAACAGAAAAACAAAGACCGCCAAGAGCGAGAAACAAAAAGCCCTTTTTGTGGGAAACCTATTTTTGAGGCTTGGAAAATCAAAAATTCGCTTGTTCGCTTTGGAGCGATTAAATAGGGTGTTAAATAACCACACCGAGCAGGACTACAAACCAATGTAGCAAGTTGGAACGGCTAAAAACGTGTTTTTAGACCGCATACACAAAGCACGCAAATTTGGGAGTGCAAGTTGTATGAAAAAGGACGTGTAAGAATAATGCCATAATTGCGCCCAGTGCGCTCGGAATAAAATGCACGATAGCGGTAAAAACTATCCGTATAGGGGACGCCGGTAAATGTATATGCCAATGCTATGCGCAATACCCGGCTCGGCAAAACGCCTAAATGCCTCACCTTAAAGTTATCTGCCGGATTGGAAAAGATCCGGGACGTGCCAAAGAAACGTCTTGTCGAAATTGGAGTAAGCGAGCGTTTGCCATGATGCGAAGTTACAGGTATTTGTCATTTAACATTGCAAATATAGTATTTTTTTGCGAGCAAACTATAGGGCACGTTAAGAAAGTTGCGGAAATGAATTAAAACCCGCGCATGTAGGGTGAAATACATGGGCGGGTTATGGGCACGTGGCAATGGCTGCCACATTTCGCAGCAATGTGAGATTTCCGGTTCGATTCCGGAAGTGCTCGCAATACGCACTTTTGCGTAGTAACTAATACTTTATCATTATGGCAACAAGCAGATTAAATTCAGAACAGTTTGTAAATTTGGTGAACGGGTTGAAAGGCGTGATCCTTGTGTACAAAAGTACAGACCGTGACGGCAATGAAAAAGAAACCGCCCAACAGTTCTTCGGTGCGGATTATGAACCGAAAGACAAGACGCAGGATGAAATTTTCCGTGTGTGGAAAAATGTGGTGATGACTTTCTGGGCTGTCAAAGCCGAAGAAATCAAATTGCGTGAGGCGAACGACGGCATCCGCTCGAAACTCCGTGCCACAACTCCGTGTGCCGTCATCTTCCGCACCCAAAAGGGTGAAACGGTGAAACGCTTCGACTTGGAAGAGTCCGTATGGGCAAAAATCGGTCTTGTACCGACCAAAAAGGACTTTGAACGTACGGCACGTGACTACAAGAAAGCTATCCACGCCGCCGCAAAAGCGTCCTTTGATGCGCTTGGTTTCCGTGTGGCGCTGCCAAGAGAAGCGGAACAACCGGTACCACAACCTGCCGAAATCCCGGCAGCAGTGACCGTAGAAACGACTGCCGGAACCGTGGCGGAACAGGCGGGCGCCAAAAGCAAGGGCAAAGGCAGAAACAAAGCAACCGAACAACCGGCTGCCGGACAGTCCCAAGAACAGCCTGCTGAAGTAACCGCTGAAACAACCGCCGGAGCTGTTTCCGAACAGGCGGCAGGACAACAACCTGCCACTGATATGAAAACTGCCGCCTGATTCATTGGAATTTCCGGTGAATTGCAGGTAACATGCCCGCATTGTATGGCAGTGTGCCGACTTTGCGGGCTTTTTCCGTCCAACTGTCTACATATCACTGTATGCCAATGGTATATCCTGCAACAAAGTGGTTTGTGAGAGTAAAGATGTTGCTATTTGCCGTATCACCGCCATTGTTATACAGCGTGGCACATCCGGGCAAACACTTGCGGTCAAAATGCCGCCATCAGCATAACTCCCGTTTTACAGGGAGATGCCGGATTAAATTCACGGGTGCTTCAGGTCTTGGCTGAAAACGGGTTCGATTCCCGTACACCCACACTTCCAATTTAACTTCCACAATTTACTTCTTTGCGTCGTGAGATGCCGTTCCCACCCCCGACATAACACGGTTGACGTAGTGCAGCAGGGCTGCCTTCAAATCACCCTTCACTGGGTGAGCTACGTCCCGCTGTTATCCCCAGTTTGGAACGTGAGGTAAAAGGAAACACCGAAAAACAGATAACTTATAATATATTTCAACATGGTAGAGATATTTTCCACAGACCGTACCATGAGTCTGGGCTGCTTTGTAAATTTCAAGGCTGCCAAAGGTACACTCAGCGGGCTTGCCGATGCCGGGATACTCAGCGAAAAACCGGCTGTCATGGTGTGCAGCTACAAGAATGACGAACCGCAACAGGAATATGTCGCAACTTATTCCGGCGGGAAATGGCATACGCCACGGATACCCAAAGTTCCCCATGCCGTCGAAAACAGGACAAAAAGACGCCACAGGAAACGTTTGCGCAAAGAATACCCGACTCCGGAACACTGCTTCCGTGAAGGGTTTCCTGACTGGATGAACAGGTCATACCCGGTGCCATATGCCGACAATCTCAGAAGTTGCAACCGGAAATGCCGGATACATGCGGTATAATGCAATAATCAAAACAAGACATAATCACATGAGAACATTAGCAGATGTAAAAAGAAAAATGGAACTCGGTTCCAACTGGCACTGCGTCAGGCTGTCCGGAGGCAACGAGGATATGGGCGTACGTGAGGTCGGCAAAGTACAGGGCAATGCCGTGGCTTTCCTCAGCGGTGGGAAACTCTCGTGGCTCTGGTGGCCAAAAGCAAAGGACGTGCAGGTACAAGGCAACTCGTTTACCATATTCCGAAACGGGAAGCCGGCACTTCGGTACACCCTTGTGGAACAGGCGCCACAGACAGTCAGTACAAAATAATATGAATTAATAACAACCATGGGGGCGGAATGCCCCTATGCTTTTACAAACAGGAGAAAAAAAAGAATGGCAAAAATAACGGAAAAACAAATAGGAGAACCATGGGAACAAACAACTTGTCCACCCACCGGCGTGGTGTGATCCTGCGCGGTATCTGCGGCGGAGCCGCATTGAAAGACAAGTCACCGCAGATTTCAGAAGACAATACCGTCATAACCTGTGGTGCGGAACTCAGTATCTGGGATATCTGTGCCATATCGAGCGATGCCGAAGCCTTCGGGCTGCAGGTCAAGTTCGGTTATGACGGACATACGAGAATCACTTTTACCCCTAAAGAACAACCGGAATGAAATCATATTACTACATGGACTGCCTGCACCGTGAAATCTTCCTTGAAGAGGAGGATATTCAGGCCGTGCCGGAATCAGGCAGGGCGGACGAAGCCTGTTCCGCCATTGCCGGGAAGCCGTATGTCGTGGAGCAGTTCATGGCGGACTCTTTCCGGACCCTCAAAGACGCGGCCAGCCATCTGTGCGATTCCCCCGATGTTAAAAGCCGCCACGACGCTCTGATGTATATCGTGTGGACGGCGGCACTGGACATAAGGGAACGGCGGACCCTGCGCCATGGCGAAGCCGCCGTCAAGGTAACCCGTGAAGACGGTTTCGTGTGGCTGCTTGTACCGGCGGAAAATGCCCGGAAGCTATGGGAGGCGGATGTCTTTGCCCTGTACAGGCTTTATGCCGATGATTCGGAATCCCTGATCGAAAGCGAGGCGGATTTGGAATCGACCATCGAGGGCGGATACCAGATAGGTATCGAGGTGGGGTTCGCCTCCGTAATGGGCCATGCTGCCCGGATAAAGCAACAATAAAAATCGGAAACAATCAAATAATCAAGAAGAAAGGTATGGAAACAACATTGTTGACAAAGGAAAATGCCCACCGTGTGACCATGGTGCGGCGTGTGGATGCCCCGGAAAGCGAGCCGGTGGCGTTTCTTTTCAGGGGAAAGAGATACGGGTATTGCAGCTATTCCCACCTTGTCGGGAATCCGGGCGGGGAAGAAATCCTCGCCCCGGCGAATTTCAAGGACTGGGAGGTTGTGGAAGTGGCGCATCCGGGTTATCTGGAAGAATACTTCCGCCGGGCGTGCGACTCCTATAACCTCACCTCGTTCTCACCCGAAGAGCGGGGCGAAACGGACATCGCCTCGCACGAAAAGGAACTGCACGAGGATTTGCAGTCTATGCCCGAACAGCAGCGGGAACGTTACATGGAAAACTACAAACGCTATTTCTCGGCAATGATTGCCGCCAACAGCCGCTGTGCCAGCGCGATGATCACGGGACCTGCGAGATTCAACACCGCCCGTAACGAAAAGGCCTGCAACAGCCACAACAAGAGCGTTACGGCATTCAGAGAGTGGCGCGAACGTGCCCTCGAAGCGATACGCAAGGCCCTCGAAGCCGCCAAGCCCGAAGAACAGCGTGCCGAAGAGGAATGGCAGAGGGTCAAGGCTGATATCGACGACACGGCCGCCACCATCCGTGGCATTGATACGGGCACATCACGCGGTTATAGCCGCTCCCTTTTCGTCAGCAATCTTGCCGGACGGCTCTCCACATATGCCAACCATGGCAATGTCGAAATAATCGACCGTGCCGTCGCCCGCCTCCGCGAGTGGAACGGCAAGGGCGGGAAACCCGTCGTCACGGAGCGTCATTCCATCTTCAAATACCCCGAGATCGCCCGCAAGGTGCGGGAGAAACAGCAGGAACAGGCCGGTCGTGAGAACCGTGAAATACTGTTTGACGGCGGCAGACTGGTATGGAATTACGAGGAGAACCGACTGCAGATACTTTTCGACGGGAAACCGGACGAGCAGACCCGGACACTGTTGAAAAAGACCGCATTCAAATGGGCGCCGAGCCACCAGGCATGGCAGCGGCAACTGACACTGGCGGCAGAATCCGCCGCACGGCACGTATTGCGTATCGACTTCTAACATACCGGCATCATGAAATACATCATAGATTCACGTTATTTCGACGGGACATGCCTCACGTCGATGTCCGATGACATGCACAGCGACTACGGCGGCGAGACGCTGGAAGCACTACGCGAAAGGGAGAAGAACCCGCATCTGGTCGCCGTATCACCGGGACGCATGACACAGCTTGTGAAACGTTATACCCGGGCACTATGCAAGCCCTTCCGTGAAATTACGGAGGAACGCTACTACGACCTGTGGGAATGCCTGCCTCCGGCACGCTGGAAAAACGGTTATTTCTTCGTTGGAGAACCTTATTACGGTGACCTGTATCCGTTCTGCTTCCGCTCGCAGGAGCGGTTCTTCATGGCGGAACGTTCCATACGTCTTTCCGACGGGGAACTCTCCCGCCAGATCAGGGAACATGCGGAGAGGCTGAACCGCCGTCCCGCCCTCGTTAAGGGCACGCCGGAGGTACGCTACATGGCATGGTATCGGTCGGACGTGGCCTATATCCCGTACTCGTTCATACTGGACGGGAAAAAACGGTTCTTCCGGAATCTCGCCACACGGACGGGGGTTGAATTCTACGATCGCAGTAATCGGAATGAACTGGCGGCATTGCTCCGGAACCTGCGCGGGAACGATTATGAATACTGCGCTTTCTACTCCCAAAAGAAGGACCTCTTCGAGTTCTTCGACTGGCTGCGGCAGAACAAATACACGCTGGAAGTCCAGGGCGACTTGTTCGACTTCGCTCCGGACCGTTCCTATGTGGACTTTCACGGCAACGTGCGTGAGTATTCGGCCGTGTTCCATTACCGCATCTATTCACGCGAGCTTTTCAGCCATATCATTAACCAGCTACGCACCGTGAAACGGTATCACGCGTGACATAAAAGGAGGGAAACACGATGAAAATCTCAAATGAACCTACCCCATACCTTTTGCTCAAGGCAGGAACTTACAGTGCATGGGATTGCTGCGACTTTGCAATCGTGTACCTGTCAAAAGAGTGGAAACAGACACAGTCCGGCAGGCTGGAAGCCGTCAAGCCATTCAAGGATGACATCAGTTTCCAGTCTTTAAACTTTTATGACATATCGGTTGGTTTTTACCAGCCGGACGAGGACGGGATACTGGGCAGCGAGGACTTGCCGGAAGACAATAGCTGGTGCTTCGTGGAACTTACCGAAACGGAACTGGAAAGGTTGGTTCCGCCGGACAATGTGCTGGACAGCCATATCTTGGCGGTATTTGCAAACGGGGAAGCCAGATACCGGGCGTACGGCAAACATACCGACGAGCGATTCTGGACTGAAAAATTCCCTTTGCAACAGATTTTGGATATACTGGCGAGTCATGAATCTTAAAATTTCAAAGCAGCCATGACAGAAATCATCAAAACGGACGGAACACGCCAACCCGTGCAGCCTGCCAATGGCTCGGACTTCACGCTGAAGGAGATGCAGGCGATTGTCGGCGGCTACATCGAACTGGTGGAACTGGACGGGAACACGACAATGGTCGTCAACGAGGAAGGCAAACTTATCCCTCTGTCCCTCAATCTTGAAGCGAGCAGGATATTCCGTGCTCATCACCCGGCGTCGAAAGACTTCATCGTCGGGGACGTACTTGTGTGCAACAACAATCAAATCAGATAAAAATTATGGATAAAGAAAAAGCAAAAGCGCTCAGCGAAATTCTCGCGCGCTACAAAGAATTACAAGAGAACGACAGTGTAAACCTGATCGAATTTCATACCGCTGACGGGAAGAAACACGGTATCGGCAATGCCGCTGCCATCAAGCTCCTGCTTTCAGTGGCCGTCATCGAACTGGAACGCCAGCTTCGGGCCGCACAGTTCGGTGATATTCCGGAAAGCCTGGAGAACAGCCGCGAGTACAAGGCGGCCAAACAGCTGGAATACGCCATGAACGATTTGGGATTCAAGTCCGAACGTTTCGCCCAGGCGCTTCCTTATTTCCACAAGACACTGGAACAGACATTCTTCAGAACTGTAAAAGCCGGTATTCTCGCCATGGCGGAGCGTGACCCGCGCCGTATCGACGGGCGCAACGAGGCTTCTTACGAAATGTGCCGGATGCTGGCCCCCATGTTACAGGATACCAGACTTCCATTCATCTAAAAGGACATGTTCATAGACGAGAGGACACAGAACCGGATCCATGCCATCCCCGGCGAGAGCATTTCCCATAGCACGATGCGTACGCAAGACCTGATCCCGGTGTTCATGGATGTTATCCGTGACACACCGGAGTACGTGCAGGTGATGGATGCCGTCCCCGCCCATGCCATGGAAGACAAGGATGCTGAATGGTGGAACAGCGATGACGCGGCCGGATTGCTGGAATCGCTGTTCGACACGCTTGACAGCTGCTCCCCGGAGGATTACTATTTCGGCGCCCACCCCGGTAACGGCTCCGATTACGGATTTTGGAAAATGGACTAATGAATGCCGGAACATGATACGGATTAAAAAAGACAAGTGGCATGGCATCCTCAAAGACGGGATTTGTATCGGGCAAATCTATCTTGCCCGTGCCGAAAGCAGGAAATTGAGATACTGGGCAATCTCTTGCGTGAGTGGAATCGGTTTCAACACTTTCAATGAAGCCCGCAGTTATGCCAAAAATTTCCTTTAATAAAAGAACCGCATGATAAATTGGATACAACAGATGCTTTTGTGCCGTAAAAAGACGGACAAAGGCAGAATGACACTCGGGAAGGTGCAGGAAGAGTATGGCGGGAACGATGTATGCATGGGAGAACTCCTTGATGCCCTTCCCGCCGACGGACTTTCCATAGAGGAAGCGTTCGGGCTGGCTATCGCCGCCAAGAAATGGGCGGACGGAGACCGTTTCTACCGAAGTATCAACGATGGAGAACCGGAAGAATTGTAAACAACAACAGAACAATGAAGACAAAGAAAAATGGACAGATATGATTTCATAAGATTCGGGGAACAGGTACGCTGGTACAACGAAAGTGAAGACCTGATGGAAACCATGCAGGTGTGCTGCCCCGTATATCCTCCCGTGCAGGGCGACACAAGGGTACAGCTGGTATCCGCCGGAATAGAGGCGCTGCAATCGGGAGGCGGGTCGGAAAAGACGGTCAGGGCCTCGCAGCTCGTGCCCTTCATAAGCCACTTCGGCAGGGGATACTGGGAGGCTCTCACACAGGCAGCGGACAATGGGGCAGGCACGGACCTGCTCGAAGCGATGATCAGAAACAGCTGTCTGGGCCTGGGAGAACAGATATGCCTGCTTTGTGGCAAGGTGTCGGCAAGCGTGCACGCTGCATTCTGCAGGGTATATCCCGAAGAGGGAAGCCTGCTCGACGTCATTGAGTGGCAGGGAAAGGAGTACCCCATAAGGAAGCTGACACTGTTCCGGGGGACGGAACAGGAAATGGAAACAACCGTATCGGTCACCGCATTGCAGAGGAAGCTCATCGGACGCAGGAGCGGCGCACCCGTTTCAAAAGCCGCAGAAAGGATCGATGAAGGTATTTATTATTACTGTGAACAGGAAAAGGAGTTCCTCCTCCCGCAAGAAGGCCTCACCGCATTTGTAGAAAGGGGATGAGACAGGGAAATGATACGATATACACAGATAAAGACAATTGAAAATGAAAAAAGAACCGAGTAAAACGCAAGAAAACGGCATATCGGATACCGGCATTCCCATGCCGGACGACATCCTGCCGAGACTTGTCAAGGAAAAAGATGCCGGCAAAGAATATATGGCCGCTACCCGTGAAAAACTTATGCGCCTGCTCAAGGAATACCTTGGGCAAAAATACGGGCGGAAAGTCCGCTTCATCCTTCCGACGGGTGATCCGGCCGGTGACCTGCTGGACGGGAAGGGATTCTATCCCTGTTCGGTGACCATATACGACAAGTACGGTTTTGCAGCCTGCAGCAGTGCCGTATCGGTAGAGCTGACTGCGGAAGGAAAAATTCTCATCCCTACCGACGAGGCCGGAAAAATCCACGACGCGGAAGAGTACCTCTCAAATGACGACCTGCTGTCCTTGTGCGGAACGGTAGAAGAATACGAACGGCTGTTGCCTGAAATCCGCAAGGAACTGGCAGAAAACGGGAACTGGAAAGAATTTGCCCGAAGAATGCTGGAGGAAGAATTCCCGCAGGCAAAAGTTGAGGTACGGGAGGAGTTTATCCGGGACTGCTGGGAGAACCTGCAGACAGAAAGTTATAACCTCCAACACTTTGAACGGTATTGTCAGGAAAAATAATAAAAAATATACGAACCATGTCAGACAAGATATTACAGATGTTCTTCGACATCGGCCGGTGGAAAAAGGCCATTGAGAAAGGCGTGCTGAAAGACATCCGGAAAGACCAGCTTATCCGGCTGACCGACGAGCATACCCGTATGGCCATGGCCGATGCCATGATACAGGGGAAGTACGAAATCGCTCCCCCGCATACCGCACAGATACCGAAGGAGAACGGCGAGTTCCGTACGGTATACATCAACGAGCCCGTCGACCGGGTAGTGCTGGGCATTGCCAACGACCTGCTCTTTGAACTCATGCCGGAAATGGTACACCCCTCGTGTAAGTCCTACCAAAGCGGTATCGGCTGTGGCAGCGTAGTCACCGAGGCCAGCCGCCGGATAGCGGAAACGAGAGGCGGCGGCATTCTGGGCTGGAAGTCGGACCTGAGCAAATATTTCGATAGTGTGCCGATACGGTACATTGACGAGGCGTTCGACAAGGTCGAGGCCAGACACGGACGCTCCTCCTTAATTGACGTGCTCAGGAAGTACTACCACAACGATCTTTACTTCGATGAAGACAACCGCCTTCAAGCCAAGTACCAGTCCCTCAAACAGGGCTGTCCCGTGGCAAGCTGGCTGGCCGACGTGCTGCTCCATGATCTCGACGGGGAACTCTCAGGAATGACAGGCTACTACATCCGATACTCGGACGACATGCTGTTCATCGGGAAAGACTACGGGAAAGCAATGCAAGTGCTGGAACAAAGGCTCGGCGAGAAAAGCATGAAGCTCAACCCGAAGAAGGTGGAATACCTGATGTCCGACCGCTGGTTCAAGTTTCTCGGGTTCAGCATCAAGGGGGACATGATCTCCCCTTCGGCAAGCCGTATCAAGACTTTTCAGAAAGAGATTGAACGCCGCACGATCCGCAATCCCCGCACTACCCCGGCAAAAGCGGTCAATGCAGTCAACCGCTACCTGTATAAGGGCAACGGGGAGTTCAGCTGGGCGACCCAGGTGCTTCCGGTATGCAATGTCCGCAGAGACCTTGACGAACTGAACAAGTTCGTGATGGACTGCCTGCGGGCCGTAAGTACGGGCAAGCGGAAGGTAGGCGGTCTGGGATATGTCAGTACCGGGCAGGACGGCTGCATTGTCCGGGGCAAAGGGCGCAACGTGAAGGCGAACCGGGGCAAGACCCCGGGAATCATTCCGGGCTACCTGACCATAGGATGCATGCGCGGCGCCTTATTGACGAGCCGGGCGGTGTACAATACGCTGGTAGCATCGTTATAGGGCATGCCGGGCACACGGCAGAACGGGTGAACGGGCAGGTTATTCAACGTTACAGGCTTATAACCAGAATCCATATAGGAATTAACCGGTCTAACAGCCGGTTAATCCCACCTTGATTCTGGCTGCGCCTGTAATGTATCGGGAAATTAGAGTCATGTGCCGTCTGTCCCGCACCCGTTACCGGAGCACACCGGGAAAGTTCAAGGAATAGGTTTGGGCATCCCGCGTACCGACGTCTTCTTTCCGAGTCTGAAGGCGGCTGACCGTCGCCTTCGGACTCCGCAGAAGACCCATACGCGGGATACATCGGAAGCATAAAGCCATGTGCCGGTATTATGAGAACTTTCAGTCTTTTCCAGCACGGGAACGTGCGGTTCGGGGGAATGGATTCAGCCCGCTGTCTCCGATAAGCCCGTATCGCGCCGTCGTATCCCTAGCGTCATACGACGGCGCCATTCCGGCTTCCGCCACAGCAGACATCGGACCTGTAAAGGAACGTGCCGGCATTCCGGGAACCGCAAAAAGAACAGCACAGGACAAAGGGGGCAAGGCCGGGATTTCAACAGAGCCGCGATTTACACGGCTGGAACCTTTGTCATCTCCTGCTAACACGACAGATGACACAGGGTCCAGCCGTACTCGCGGCCCGTATCAGGTTTTTAAAGGGATGTGCCGTCCGGATGAGCCCCCTGAACAGAAGGTAGCGCGACCGCATATGCACGAGAGACCCAAATTCAAAATACAGTATTCAAGCTTGGTCCTGAGCCAGGCTACTACCTGGTTCAGGACCGAAGTCCTACTGTATTTATCAGGACTATAAAGATACGCGCCAGGGGTTTGAGTGCCATTAATTGTAAACAGGTGAGAAAATGGAAGATATTTACCGAGAAACCGTCACCGCCATAGAGAACGGCGCAAATTTCCGGATTGATTTCCAGTCCAGAAGTTTAAAAGTAAACGGGAGACACATGATACGGAACGGCAGGCATGATGGCGCTCCGTGGTTGCCGAAGTACGGCTGCGGGGATTTTTTCACGGATGTGGAGGATCTGTACCGCCGCTATAAACATTCGATACCATCGGAGCGCAGCCAGAGCAAGTCCCGCCGGTATTTCATGGCATTGCCCGAAAGTGACCTCGAGGACGGGGACATGCTGTATGGGCAACACCGGGACACCGCTCAATTCGAGCTGGAATTCTATATCCTCTGCCGGATTATGGGCGGGTTCACATGGAATCCCGAAACGATGGGCAAATGGTTCTGGCAAAGCGAAAAAGACAAGGACCTGGTGATACTCAGAGAATGGGTGGAGCCCGGAAGTAATCAACTATTAACAAATTCACAATGAGCAGAAAGAAACAAGAAACAAAAATCCTGTGCCCCGGATGCGGCACGGAATTCGCCATCGCGGACAAGGAATTTACCGCCACGGGCATCGTTATCGGCAAGAATTCGGGTTTGGGCACGGTCTATCCGGCGGTGGCCGGTCATAATCCCCCTGCCGGACTTCCCAAAGGGGCGCGCGAGCGTATCGAGGCGCTCCGAGGCGCCGGTGTGGACGTGAGCTGCCTGTTCGCCATGCAGGGAGCCGGGGGTGGCGAGTACGTCGCCTCCAACAAGGACGGGAAACTTACCATCCTGGATGACAACGACCCGATATTCGGCTGCATCATGGCACAGGGTACCGTTCCCAACAACCGCCTCTTCCGCCGGTGGGTCATGGCGCAGATGTTCCACATGATGTCATATACGCATCACTGCCGGAAAGAGCCGGCAGGGGTGACCGAGATGATCCACAGGAAAGGCTATGATTACCAGTGGAAAATGCTCCTGAACGAGCTACACGCCCAGATGAAGATGGAACACAAGGACATCACAGGTTTTGTAGAGAGAAACCGCTGGTTCAACCGTGATGTGGTTCTGGCCATCGCGAGCGACTATGTCAGCGCGCTGAAAAAACACGTGGGTAACCTGGAAACAAGAAAATGCAAGGGAGTTCCCTACAAGCGTGTATACGGCCGTAATATTTTCGTGGAGGACCTGCAATCCAAACTGTACTACCCGCTTTCCATCGCGATAACCCACATCAGGCACGCGCTGGACGCCGCACAGCTTTACAACGCGGTCAGACAGTTCAATGACCGCCGTATCCGGCTGCCATGGGATACTCCTCAAAGCAAGGCATGGATGGACGCCTATAAGGGCGCCGGGGCGTTCTTTACCATGCAGAACCTGATCCGTTTCCACGGCTGCACAGCCATTGACGATTCGGGGCGCAGGCTGGACAAGTACCAGTCACTGGCGTTCCTGTCAGCAAAAGCGGAAGAGTATAAAAACGGAGAAGGATGGCGGTTGCTGGCAGTCCTGAAAAAAATGCTGGCGGACAACAATATCAACATCAAGAAGAAGATGGCGGCATGGCGTAAGAAGTAGGCCGTCATCTCCATCCGCCCGGTAGGCGGCACGGTGTGGCGGGTCAGAATAAATCAGTACTCCCTCCATTGAAATGATGCTCATCCCTGTTAACACAAGATGAGCTTCTTTCAATGGAGGCATTACATCGAAAACGTAAAGAGATGCCCCCGTTTGACGACCACACCACTATTCTAATCAAAACGACATAATCCTTTATACGATGAGCAAGAAACAACTACGACGCAGGGCTTACCTGCTGTACCGGTTACGAAAACAGGGTATCCGATGCCTGACGCGCTGCCGGACCATCTTCTATCCTTACGGGGAGGATCCGAAATCAGTACCGTACATCCGCAGCCTGATAAGCGAGTTCCATTTCCTGGTCCAATTTGAAATATCCGCCTGACATGCAACCGGGAGACATTGCAACATTGAAAGTGCCCTACAAGGGCTATCGCCGCATAGAGCTGCTGGAACGGCTCCAATACACCTGGCTGGTACGCATCTGTGAGAGCGGGAAGGAAATCGAGGTCTATGAAGACGAGTTCGAAACGGATTAAAGGTACGGAACAATGAAAGGAGAACAACAGGAAGAACGCGTACCGAACTTCATCGGTAATGCCGTCATTATCCTCACGGCCAGCCATCTGGGCTGCAGGGTGGAGATGCTCGCCACCGCACAGGAGGTGTGGCGGACGAAACGCCTGCCCGAGGCGGTGCTGCTGGGCATGTACGAGAAGGCCGCACGCGAGGCCGTGTCGGCTGTCTGGAAGAGAGGCCTGGCGGAACAGGCGGACCGTCTCGGAGAGATATTTTACAAGACGGGGGAATTTCCTCCGGACAAAAAACGGGAACACTAAAAAAGACACCAGTATGAGAGCAAGAACCTTTCAGGAAATATACGACTTCTGTCGTACGGATGACACCTATCGGAGCTATTTCGAAGTATCGGACGAGTCCCGCATCACCGGGGCAAAGGCAAGAAAGTACTATTACGGCGATATTCGCCGCGGCCAGTGCCGCGTGGGAACATTCATCTACTGCCAGTCAATGCGGCAGCTTGAAAGGTTCCTCGGGGGCGCAAGGCAGGATCATTACATCCATATTGACCCGCTGACCTGCCGGGAAGTGAGTCTTAAGGACGATATGTTCCCCCACCGGACCGCCTATATCGTGGTACACGTCAGGCGGCAGGGCGTGCGGATTGAAATCGAGCATCCCCTGCACAAAGGATGGGTAGATTTCACGGCACGTTCCCACCGTCCCTTCACCAGGGAGGGAATCATAGCCGAGGCGAAGTCCTATATTGACAGGCACATCCTGCTGGCACCGGGCAGATACCGGGACTTGCAGCTGGAACATATGGTTTTCAGGGAACAGTTCCCCACATGGTACAGGCAGTATAAAAAGAGACTGCATGACCGGGCGGAAGCCGAACATCAGGACATGGTGGAGAGATACCGGTACAGGAATGACATCACCTACGGGGAAGCCCGTGACATGCTTGCGGCTTCAGGCATATTTTTCGACCTGAACTGCGACGAGTTCGAGCGGGATGAGATTACGGAACAATTTGTACAACTCTGTAACAGAACTTGAAATGGAAACGGACATAGTAAGAAAATGTATTGCGGACTATCTGCACAAGATAGACAGGTACAGGCAGCAACGGGATGAACTGCAAGGAAGGATTGATGCGACCCGCCGGAAAATTGCCTGGCATGAAAAGCGGATCATCAGGCTGTCAGAACAGCAGAAACGTATCGAAAGGCCGTGGTGGACGAAGGAAATCGTGGCTCCCCTCATGCGGGAAGTGGCACGCCTCACCCCGGAGGTGGCATGGAGTGCCGAAAACCTGTACACCCATGGGCTGAGGGCAGCATGTTCTGTTTACGGGGAAGCACAAAACGGCGGGACCGTCGGCCTGACTTTCACGTTTGACGGCGGTGTCCTCAGTTATGACACCGGGGAAGTCACACGCCGATTCGCTCCGGGTACGCTCGGTGATATCAACGGCATGAACAATGTCTGCGCCCCCGTGGAGAGTGTGGACACACTGGTTGCAAAAGTAAATGGACAAAGAGTGGAACTTAAAAGCCAAGCGGATGAACCTGTATAATCAAATCAAATATAACGGATACCACATCAACATCTACTATGATGACGATGCCGGAAGCCCGCGAAAAATGTTCGACAACCTCGGTACGCTCTACACGGCACACCGTCGCTACCGCCCGGAGAAGGAGTTCGATGAGCACTTTGATATCGACAAGGTTTTTGACGGGCGCATCGGAAATTTCCGGGGATCGTTCCTGAAGGAGTATATCGCCTTGCCGGTCTATCTCTACGAGCATAGCGGCACTACGGTATCCACCTCGCCGTTCAGCTGCCCGTGGGATTCCGGATTTTTCGGCATCATCGCGGTACCGTTGGACAAGGTGCGCCGGGAATACGGGTGGAAGAACATCACCGTGGAACGCAGGAAGCGGATCGAGGAATACCTGCAAGGTGAAATCAAAACCCTTGACGACTACTACACCGGAGAGGTCTTCGGATATTGCATAACACCGGAGGATGACGACTCCAACGAACTGGACAGCTGTTGGGGATTCTACGGAACGGACAGTCTGAAAGAGATGGAAGCCGAATGCAGGCATATCATCGACGGACTGGACAAGGCGGCAGCATAAAATAGAAAAAATGATTGACATGGAAGAAAAACAAGATTATAAGGAGATTAAGGTACGCCTGCATCATATAGATCGCGGGAACTGCACGGAAGTCTGGGAAGTACAGACGGAGGAAGGCAAGCCCGGGCGCTATCTGGGACGTGATGACGGTTATGGTCCGAAGGAGTGGTACACGCTCTGCGATGCCCCCTACGGATATTGCGAGAGGGACTGCCACGTAAGGACGGACCTCATCCTTGTCATATGTGACAAGAAATGGAACGAGGTACTGCGTGACGGAATGGACAGGGAACGCTTTCCCGAAAGTTTCCCTTCATTGGACGAGGCATGCAACGAGGCATGGGACAAGGTCGTGAAAGGGCTTCCGCATGTCACACGCAAAGGTTTCGGGCAGTGGATTACCAAACAGTCATTCCTTCCGCTCAGCCAGACCGAGGAGCTGAACTGGCGGGATTGCTACTGTGAGGAAGAGGCAAGCGAGATTCTCTCGCGTTTTACATGGATCAGTGAAGAGTACGCCATCTTCAAGGTCACCCGGCGGCACACCAAATGCGATGCACGGTGGTACGAGTATTACGCGGGCAAGACAAACCGGCAGGAACACGAAAGTTACGTCCGTTTTTTCGGATACGAGTTCCATGACCGACATGTCAGCGACGTAATCGGAACACTCGGCAGGCGGTGTGACGACATCTTCCGTACTGTGGTGGAAACCCGCACGGACCACTACTACGGGCGCACGGTTTCCTATTTCATGGACGAGATCATCGGTTACGACCTGTCCCATGAACAAGTCCGTGACGCCAAGGAATGCAGGTTACGAAAGGCACGGGAAGACTATGATGAGGCGCTCGCCTATTATCATTGGCTGGAAAAGAATGGGAACGGTATCCCACAGAACACAGAACAGGAAAAACAGTCACAATAACTAAAAATACAATTCAAAAGTATAACTACAATATAAAAAACATATATAATGAGAACATCATACGGACTTGAATTCAATACGGTAACAGAAATCAATCCTGAATGGAGCGATTATGACAAGACAATAGCGGAATGCCACCTGGCCAATACCGGTGTGGTCATCGTGGATACGGAGTACGGGCAACCGATAGACAACGAATATGACCTTGAAGAGATCTACCGCCTTCTCGAAAAGGAGAATAAAAAAAGCGCCGCCAGGGTAATCCGGTCTCCCTTCCAGCTTCTTGACGAGCTATGCCTGTTGGAACCCGGGAGCACCATCCACTGTACCTGTCTTCACGGGAAGGACATGGACAATCCCCTGACACTGAAGGAGAAAAACTGCCGCATCGGCGACTGTCCCACGTTCGTACTCGCACATAATGACGGGAGCACGGTCAGGGTTGACGGCGAGCAAATCATGGAAGGCAGCTGCCGTTTCGATCTTCCCGGATGGGAAACCCCTCCCGCCGGGCAACTGCGGTATGTAAACAGGACATACCCTGACGGCATTCCGGTACGGCTGGAAGTATTTTCCTACGATTCTCCCGGAAACCTTTACGTGGGACTTCTCTCACCGGAGAATGACAACGTGACATCATGGGGATCCTTCACCGACGTGACGGTAAACATGCGCCCCCTTCCTCCGTATTATGCCTTCGTCAAGGAGTACAGCGAGAACGAGGGAATGGGCGAGTTTCTCACCCGGAACGGCATCGCCTGCCGCTCCCATGTCATACCCGATATCCAGAACGGATTCGTCACGATGCACGCCTACCTGTTCGACAGGGAACGGCTCGCGCTGCTCGCGCCGGACACTTTTCCCGATTACGAAAAAAGCCTTGTGGAAGAATGATACCGACTACCATGGAAGTAAAGCAGGAAAATAAAGGCATCAGGGTACGCTTGAACCATATCAGACACGGGGAGTGTATGGAAGTCTGGCAACTACAGACACCCGAAGGCAAACCAAAACGCTACGTCTGCCGCGATACTTACGGTGAGAATTGCTGGTACTGGCTATGTGACGCCCCATCCGGCTGTTGCGAACGCGATTACGCAATCAATAACGACATCGCTATAACAGTGTGCGACCAAAGCTGGCGGGAAATCACGCGGGACAGCAATAACCGCAGACGTTACGCGAAAAGTTTTGCGACATTGGAAGATACCTACACCGAAGAGTGGAGGAAGATTGCCGGCAACTATCCGGGAGTGACACGGAACGGTTTCAAGGAATGGATTCTCAAGCAATCGTTCCGCCCGCTCAACGGGACTGAAGAGGCCAACTGGCAATATTGTCGGCATGAAACGGTGGCAAGCGAGACTTTGGCACATTTTACATGGATCGGTGAGAAGTACGCCATCTGCCGGGTCACCCAGAAACATACCGAATGCGACGCCCGGTGGTACGAATATTATGCGAGGAAAGTACAGGGAATATATTACGGACACACCCATTTTTTCGGTTACGAGTTCCATGACCGGCATATTAGCGACGTGCTCCGGACGCTCGGCAAACGGTGCGAGGACATCGGCAGCACCGTGGTGGAGACCCGCTACAGGAAGGGCCACTCTGCCATGTCCTACTTCATGGACGAGTTCATCGGTTACGACTTGTCCTATGAACAAGTCCGTGACGCCAAGGAATGCAGGTTGCGCAAGGCAAGGGAAGACTACAACGGGGCGAACACCTACTATTACAAACTGAAAGAGAACGAGGTGAGTGTCCGAGGCATCGAGGCAATACTGCTTGCCATGAGAAAACAAATGCTAAAAGCGAAAAAACAATAAATATTGATATGGAAACAAGTAAAACTATTAAACCAGAAGAAAATGCCGAAGCATCCGAGATGCTCGGCTATATCATGGGGCAGCTGAAACACAACGGTGGTAAATGGGACCTGACCGATGATGCGGGCAAGCCCGTCATCTTTGATACGGAAAAGAACGTGTATATTCCAGATATCATGCTTTCAAAAGACTGTACTCCGTGTGCGGTAATCCCGCTGGGATATTTCGAGGATGACACGATCCGTGCCATCGTGGAAATGATTTCCTTGTAATAATCCTCCAAATGAGATTCAAGGACAACGGACTGGCCAACCTTCACGACCGGAACCGTGAGGAAAGCGGTTTCTGCTGCATGCAACTGATCACATTCCTTACGGACAATGGAGTGAAAAGCTGGGATGAATGGCACCGGGCGCATACCGACGCGGCCCGGGGCGAATGCAAATACCGGACACGATGCCCGGTTTACCGGCGCAGTAAAAACAAGACAGAATCAGACAAATAAATACTGCAATGAATAAAATAAGGCCCGAACTGTTGGAGCGGATAAGAAAATCCAACGAGGAATACAAAAGGATTGGATCCCTGTTGAAACCTTTGGGATTCACGCTTTGTACGGGAGCGGTCTTTTACGGAGAACGCCCGTTCAGCATGTACTGCGGTAAAATGGAAGACTACCGGTCTTTCATCGACAATATCGACAGTATCAGGGAAAGGTACCGGAAACGGAAAAACGAGAGCCTGGGAATTTATGAAACAAGAAGTCAAAAGCAACATCCGCAGAATCGAAGCGATACCGTACTGCATAAGAAAAAGAAAGACATATGATACTCAACATCGTTAAGAACGGAACAGAAAACACCCGCATAGCGGAAGCTGTCAGGGAGGTATTCCCCGACTCGGAAGTGAAAGTAAAGGAGGATTACGGCATGTCCGTGGACATAGAGATAAGCTCCCAGGAAGGGCTGCACAGCCTGGAAGGCCTCAAAGAGCTGGAGGACTGTTTCAAGGACTATGACATAAGAATATGGTGACCGCCACGCAACGGGCGGCAAACCGGAAATTGTTCAACTACAGATAAAAACAATCAACATGAAACAAGAAAATCCCACAGTACCGGAAACAGACAGAATTTTTCCGGAAGATGATGACGCGCTTTACCGCGAAATGACAGCGCACATGCCCGGTTGTTATTTCCCGACTTCGCTAAGCGAGGATGGCATCCACGAATTTGCCGGGGAGGAATTTCGCCGCATCAGGAACATTGTCTGCCGGCACTATAACTTCGACGAGGACAAATATATCCAAGAAAACGCCGGCGTATCCCCTTTCGATTCCGTCCAAGACAACTTCGAGCTGGAAGTGTACAGGCGTATCCGTAAGGATTATATGCAACTCAGTGTCATCTCCATTAGAGAATCACTTTTGGGGAAAATTCGCCGTGCCGTGGAAAAAGAGAACAATATTATCGGCACGTTTTACCGTAACCGTGGCGTGCATTACCGGGAGTCGGAATCACCGGAGTATGAAACCTCCCCGATAGTGGTGGTCCATAATCCCGTTTTTTACGGATACGGCGGTTACGAAGGTGCGACAGTTTATGAACTTTTCATCAACGGGAACGGCAAACTGCTCTGCACGCTCAACGGTGAGGCCGGCGAGGATTTTGATGAGCCTGCCGAAAACGTACAGACCGAAGGACTGCTCAATATCACCCACTGGCTGGAAGAATACGGGTTTATCCCTGATGATACTGATGACGACGAGATTACCGTATGCGACGAGTGCGGTTCAGACAATATCCAGACACAGGCATGGGTGGACCCGAATACCCGCATATTCATTGGCACTACGGGCATTGACCGTGATGACAACTGGTGTGACGAATGCGAGGATCATCTGCCCTTTACCACGCTTAAAGAATTTAAGGGACGTATGCAGGAATGGTGGGATTCGCTGGATTCAAATCAGATGGAGAAGATTACAGGCTACCGTCAGAACAAGCGTCAGGCATTTGTAAAAGCCTGCAATATATGGTGGGGCAACAAGAACTACGACGAGAAACGTAAAATCTGGAAAGAACATAACAATTATTGACTCATGGTTTACAATCTTCTTAAACGCATACAGAACCTGTTGGTTTCCAAGCCTTCCGGAACAAAGGAGGAATTGGAACTCCTAAGTCTGGTCAACCAGGCGCTTCCTACAATGCTCAATGGGCGTGAGACCGAAACACTTGCCCCCAATGAACTGCTGGTACGGATATGTCCCGACACCAAACATCCGGTCCTCGTATGCCATGACGGCAACGGGCAGTGCCTGTGCCTGCATAACGGGACGACGGAAGAGGATGCCATCGATGTGGACTTATGGCTGCGTTCCAACGGCAGGGAGTGTAACGGCTACAACAAGTTGCAGGAGGCAGTCGTGGACCTTGCCTACAATGCCGGAGCGGACAACCTATGGGAAGATATGGATTCCCGTGCCGTCAATGCCGAGATCGTCCGGTGGGCGGAGGAATTCGAGACTGAACATGCGGGCACTGATTGGGATGCGGGGGACTACTTCCTTGCCATCGACGGGTTTTACAGGAAAAAGGCAAAACAAATGAATCCGGCCGCAATGTCGGCGGACTGAAAAATGGTAACCGAATGGACAAGGAAACTGCAGAAGAAATCATCCGGGAAAACCGTTATCCGTCCGGATATGACATACAAGACTATCTGTCGGACAATAAGGATACGGTGCTTTCTCTGGAGGATGGAACGGAGCTGCTTGACGACTTCGACCTCTGGAAAGAACATTCCGACCTCGAACTTGAGAAAACCATGGACCGGAACTACTGGTCCTCGGCAGGTGGGTATTAGATTAAACACAAAAATAATATTATGGTAAGAGAACTTTATCAACGGCTCAGGGAATATTTCAACAACTTACCCGAACCGACAGAAGAGGAAAAACAATTTATCCGGAAGCTGAACGCCGGGTATTTCCCCATCACGTCCGTCCATCGCGATGACCTGGAAGGGAAAGGTTTCGATGTGAAAAAGATCAGCGATGACGACATGCAGAACCTGGCGAAAAAGATGGCGAACGATTACTATGAACAGTTGTTCTGGCTCAGCATGGAAATTATCGCCGGAGAAATCCTGGGTTTCCCGAAAGTAAAAACAAAAGACATTATCTGTCCGAAATGCAATTCGGAAAATATCCGTTATGATATTCACGAAAGCCGGTTCCACTGCGACAAGTGTTTTCAGGCATGGGATGACAAACTGTATGTGCTCGTGGAATTTCCCGGGGACAGTGCCCCTTTCGAGGAAGAAGGAACCGGTTACCCGGCATGGGAAAGCGGGGACAACGGGGCGCTTTACGTGTCCGAGGAAGACTATGTCCGCCATACCGGCAAATCTCCCGAGCGGGACAAGTGTTACCGGGCCGTATGCTGGCCGGACTCCCAGAAATACATGGGGACGAAGGGCTGTGACCCCATACAGGATGAAAACGGGATACGGGATTTCGGCACATCGGCATACTGGGTGCCGATACTTCTGACGGAAGAAGCGGCAGGTCGACGAATGGACAAGAAAATGGCACCGGTATGCCCCGAATGCGGGGGCACCGATATTGACATTCTTAGTGACGAGGGCGTGGCTGTATGCAACGGCTGCCACCTTGAATGGCCTTACGTGGAGGATTAAGGGATGGAGAAAACAATGACAGTAGACGTATATGCAATCAGTGGTGATTTTGTCACCTGTTCCGATTGCGGCAAAGTGATGCTCCTTCCGCACGGCGCGGACAAATGTCCCGCCTGCCGTTCGGAAGGGACCCTCGCATGGACGGACGACGCATTGCAGGAGACCGACATCGACGGACTGGTCGGACGGCACTGCAACCTGCACCAGAAGGTCGCCCCCACACCGGAGGAATACCTGTCGCTCTCCACGCTGGCGACGGAATACATCCATTATCTGGCCGACAGACCGCAGACAGCGCGTGAGACCCTCTCGCTGATCCTTGAAATCAGCTCCCTTTTCGAGAAGCACTGGCAGGAAACGTGCTGCTTCCAGTCCGAGAACCTGTACACGCCGGCCATCAACAGCCTGCTTGACAAGCTGGACCGGAAACTGAGAGAGGGCGATGCGATCCCGATAGAATACCAGAACTGCCGTTCCCTCGGCGAATTCTTCCGGGTGGTCGCCGACGACCGTCCGGCAAGACAGGAGGTGCTGTTCTCCTCGGACAGGGAGGGCAACTTCTATTTCAACGGGCGGAAAGTCACGGTGGTGCCGTCCATGGACTACGCCTACCGGCTGAGGAAGACCCGGATACACACCAGCTACAACCGTCCGGCGGACTTTTACTTCCGCTTCCTGGCCCGTTACGGCCCGTACGGCACCTACGGGAACTCCTACTATCCGAGCGTCACGGACATGATATGCCGGCGCTATCTTCCCGACGCGACAGAATAAATTCCGGAAGGCGGTGGACGACGCTCCACCGCCTTTCTTATTGTATAACTTTTTAACACCAATCATTATGGCAACAGCATTAGCAACAACGGCTGCCCCCGTGCAGTTCGATTTTCAGAACAACAACGTCGAGGTGATGACACTCGACACGCTCCGACGCACACACAAGGAGAATGACATCTACGGCAACCCGCTCAAGGGAATTTACCATTACGAGGTGATAGAGCGCATGGCGGGTCTCTGCCAGAAACACAACCTGAACTACGAGGTGGAGGAAATCTTCGCCGCCCAGAACAAGAACAAGGCCCAGCCCGGCGTGGTCGTCCTGCCCCAGGTGGAACAGAAGTTCGGAACATCGGCTGTCGAGGCACATATTCTGCGCCGTGTCTACACGACCATCCGCATCAAAGAATGGGAAACGGACGAGTTGACCACCACGCTGGTCGTTGCGTTCCATCAGGACGGCATACAGGCTGCAATAGGCCCCTGCGTTAAAGTGTGCCACAACCAGTGCATCCTCTCTCCCGAACGCAGCGTTTCGAACTATGGGAAAGAAAAGGCCTCCACCGAACAGCTTTTCGAGCGCGTGGATGAATGGTTGTCTAACTTCGAAGTGCAGATGAATGAGGACCGGGAACGTATCCGCCGTCTGAAAGCGAAAGTGATTACCCCCGTGGAAATGTACGCCTACATCGGCCTGCTGACCGCCTTGCGCGTATCACATGACAGTTCCGACAAACGCCTCTCGTCCAAGGTGGAAACCTACCCGCTCAACCAGTCCCAAATTTCAATTTTTACCGAGGATCTGCTCAAACTTGCCGAGGAGAAGAAAACACTTACAGCGTGGGACATCTATAACGTGGCAACCGAAATCTACAAACCCGGTCGCACGGACATCCCAGCCATGATTCCCCAGAACGGGGCATTGGCCGAGCTGATGCTCTCGGAAAACCTGCCTGAAGCCTGACCATGACCCGCATCAGAGGACAACTGACAACAGCGGACTACCTTCCCATGGATATGTTCCGAAAATTGCTCGATGCATTGGAAAAAGACGGTGAATACCTGTGGGCGACCTACTGCTGGCTGTCATTCTGTACGGCATTCCGGGCTTCGGACGTACGTACACTCCGATGGAAAGACGTGCTCGGCCGCAACCAGCTGGTAAAGACGGAGAAGAAAACCCGCAAGAGCCGCATGGTGAAGTTCAGCCGATATGTACAGGAAAAGACGCGGCATCTGTACGGGCTGCAGGGCAGCCCCGATGTGGAAAACCTGATTTTCATGAACCCGCAAACCGGCAATCCGTACTCTCTGGAATACATCAACCGGTTGCTTAAGGTGTTCCGGGTCAGATACCGGATTCCCATACGCGCTTTTTCCACACATACCTTCCGCAAGACCTTCGGGCGCTATGTCTACGAGATGATGGGGCGTTCGGCGGAAGCCCTGATCCTGCTCAACCAGATATTCCGCCATTCCAATCTGGAGACCACACGACGCTACATCGGGCTGGCGCAGGAGGACATCGACAAGGTATTCAATTCCATACATATCTGACAACAATTTCAAGGACGCCCGGAAACCGGATGGTTGGTTTCCGGGCTATGCTTAATATGACAACATCTAAAAAACAACACTGTAAAAATGGATAAACCGATATATACAGACACCTACTTCCGCATCGAATCCGGTTACGAATGGGGACGTGGTATGTCAGAGGAAAAGACAGAGACATTTTTCGCCGAAATCAGAAGCCTGTTCTCGCAAAACGGCTTCACAATCGAGGAGCGCAAATACGGCGGTTGTCCGGATGTCGTGCTGGATAAGACACGGCTCTACTGCCACCCGCAAGAACTCTCCGGTCCCGTAAGGAAAGAACTTATCGGACGCATCGAGAAGATTCTGACGCAAGGTACGACATTCCAATACCTGCGTACCGACACCTACGGGGAAGTCCTCGACCTGACGGAAGAGGAAGAACTGGCGTATTACCGCGAAGTCCATGCCATGGGCATTGAGGGGATATTCAGCGAAGCCTTCCGTACCAGACGCCGGAACTTGTACAAGAGCCGTGAGCAGGTGCAGGAGATACTTGTCGAAAAACTCCGGGTCAAGACGTTCCGTGAGAGTTCCGTCTATTCAAGCACCTCCCCGGCGTGGCGCTATATCCGTGAGATCTACGAAAAGATGCTGGCCGAAGGGAAGCTCGTGGAAGGGTACAAGCATACCGGTTCAGGAAAACTGATGCTCTGCCGTACGGCAACCGACAGGGAAATCCTGCCAGACAAAGCAAAGAAATGACGGGAAGGAACCGTTTGCCATGCACTCTCCGGCCATCGTCATGCCGGTCAAACAACCCTTTTCAGGCGACCGCATGCAAGTAATCCGGCAGATATCAATTTCCAGCCAAAGCTGCAGGTAGAAAGAAAGCAGCCAGATTATACTTTAATAAAAAACAAGACAATGAGCATACAAATCGGGAAACTGTTGCCGGACGGCAGAGTCCGGCACATCAAGGCGCTCCATGAGACGCTTTCGAAAGACCTTGTGAGGAAACTCCGGGTGTTCTATCCTAACGACTGCCGGGTGGACGCCCTGCTTTCGCTGGGCGACATACATAAACTGGGACCGTCACCCTATGGGAAATGGACAGGGGCCGGTGACGTTGTCCATTGCTTTTCAAAGATCCGTGACGGACGGGAGACCCGGCAGCAATCCGTATCACGCATCGCGGACAACACGGACATTTTCAGCCGCATGGAGAACACGTGCCTCCTGTTCGATAGTGGTAAATGGTATATCATAGACAAGGGCGAACGACGTGAACTGCAGCTTTCCGTTGAAGACACGCCCTCCCATGACAGCATGAAGCCGATAACTGTTTATGTAAATAACCGTGCCAGACTCGAGAAGATCGAAACGCCGCATTGGCAGGAGCTTCAGGAGCTTGCCGAACGGGAATCCCGGATACTCTATGTCTACCGCGGTAGCCGTCTTGTGAGAATCGTACGATCATCCAAACTTAAAAAGAAACTGTATGCTACACAATAACATCGTATCGGCCATAGAATGGCTGCCGGACTGCCTGTTCACGGAAGAGATCGTGGAGGCAGCCGTCGAGAGCAAGGAAATAGAGGTGCTGAGCCATATTCCGGGACGCTTCCTCACACCCGAACGTATTGAACGCATCATCGCGGGCAGTACGGACAACTGGCACAGCTTCGAGCTGCGCAATATCCCGGAGGCGTGCCGTTCGGGGGCAGTCTGTGACTATGCCACGCGCAAAAAACCGAAGAACATCACCGCCGTTCCCGAGGCAATGGTTACCCGTGGGATGGCGGAAGCGGTCATACGAAACGGACGCGGTGATTTTGACATTCTCGCTTTCATACCTGAACGCCTCTGGGACGCACAGCTGGCATACTCGGCCTTGCGCAGCTATATTTACGATCCGTATTACACGGACAGCAGGACAGACGCCGTCATGAAAACGGGTCTTATCCTCGGATATGTCCCCGTTGGGGTAAAGACTCAAGGGTTCTATTACGGGATGCTCGACGAGATGAAAATATTAAGCACGGTTACCGACGCCGTTGTGCCGCCGCGCTTCAAAAACGCGGCGTATTACCGCAAGATGGCGGAACATGACCTCTCGCTTGTTCCCGCCCGGTTCTATTCCTATGGGATTCTCCATGCGGCTGTCTGCTCGACCGAAGGGAAAAACTTCATCACAGACCCCCAGTTTTTCAAGCCGTTGTCGGCATATCTGGATGACATGCTGGCGGACCGGCTGATGGAGAAACACCCTTACATGTTCGGGGAGCTGCCGAAGCGGTTCAAGACACCGGAAAGACTGGTCATCGCCATCGATAACAGCAAACGGGAGACAAACTGCTATATCGATGGGGAAACTGAACAATCCCTGCTCACGACGGAAGTATGCAAGGCGTTCGTCCGAAGAAACGGCAACTGTCCCGAATTTCCTGAAAATGTATGGACGCGGGAATTTGTCGACTACTGCATGGAGCACGGGACGTGTTTCCGCTGGTTCCGCCAGATGCCCAAAAAGTTCCAGACCTCCGCGAACACACAGGCGACGTATGATTACGGTCATTACCATATCTGTGACTTTGCCAAACGGTTCATCACCCCGCAAATGGCGAAAGAGTGCTACCGGGAGCGCAGTTATGCACATGCCATCCCCGGACATTTCCTCACGGAGTTCTGCCGACAGACCGGACTGCCCGAGAAGTTTTACGGCAGGGAAACCACGATGCTGTCGCTGAAAAACAGCCGTGACGACTATACTTACTGCAAAATCGGCAATACCTGTCTGGCTTTTTACCTGAAAGAACGATACGAGCCGTCCTCGGCACACCTGATGATGACCCGGTCGGATTCAAAATACTGCACGCCGGAGAAGGTGTTCGACGTGCCTGTCGGAACCTTCCACCGCACGTGGCTGGAAAAGAACGTGGCGGAGAATGACCCGCGTTTCGTCAAGCCCCGAGTGGACAAGTCGCTGAAAGCCGTACAGGCAATCTGTTATTACGGTGTCGAGAAATTGAAGGACCTGAACCGTACGGAAATCTTCCGCAACACCTTCATGGGCGAGACCGTCGGTTACTGCGCCCGGCGCGGGAGCCTGACCTACCACAGCGACAACTGCGGGACCCTTATCGAGGGGCTGAAGTTCAAGATCCGGGGAATGGCCGTCCCCGTAACCCTGGCGGAAGACATGACTCCTTATACGGCCGACATGCTGCACCAAAAATTCGGATTCTGCTATGTCGGCATGACGGCATTCGCCACGGACTACGATCTGGACATGGAGAAGGCGTATACCTTTGCACAGATGCGCCAGATCGTAAGGGAGAAAGGGCACAAGCCGTCATTGAGAAACTACAAACGTGAACTGAAACAAATAAACATCATCTGATATGAAAAAATACCGGATAGCTATCGAAGAGACACTCCGCAAGGTCGTGGAGATTGAAGCGGAAACGCCCGGACTGGCCGTCTGCCGGGCGGAAGACGAATACAATGAAGAGAAACACGTGCTGTCGGCCGACAATTTCGCTGGGGCCGATATCGCGCTCTCGGCCGATGACACCACGCTCATGGAGGCACTGGGCAATACGGATTTCATGGAGTATGTGCAGTGCCGGTTCGAGGAATACCGGGAATCCATATCCATCGAGGACAAGATCAGGCTGGCGTTCGGAAGTTTCGACAATGCCCTATTCGAGTTCGGCGAATACCGCAAGGAGGCGGCCCGGAACCGTCCGCAGGTCTACCTGCTGTACAGGAGCGACGCCTGGCACAGCCGTTCTTCCATGGAACTCATAGCCCCGTTCTCCTCCCTCGAAAACATGATGGAGTACCTGCGGCGCAAGAAAAAGGAATTCCGCCTGACAGAAAGTGACCTGGAAGAGTTCGAGAACAACCGGCAGACGCAGGGACGTGACGGGAACTACCTGTACGAGTCGGATTATCTGGATGTGCTGCCGGAACAAGAACCCGAACTGCCGCCGAAAGACGACGCTTTCTATGACAAGGTTTTCACTTGCGGGCAATCCGAGCTGTCACGCAGGGAGCTGGAATCCCTGCCGGAGCCGTTCAACACCTGCCATGTTACGGACGAACAGATGGAACAGATTGTGTACGAAACGGAAATGGAGACCCGCGACCGGCTGCGGCTCGGTGAAGGCGAGTCCATCGATTTTAACAACGACCGCCATAGTGAAATCTGGTGGGAAGAAATGGAAAAAGCACTGGTTAGGCACGGTGTACCATACTACGAAGACGAATAACGGAAACAGAACCTGTTCATCACATGCCATAATGATGACGGGCCGTCGCGGCTACGGCTGCGGCGGTCTTTTTTTTCACAACGAGGTGAATATTCCACCCCTTATACAAAACGATTACCTACTCTTAAAGAAACGGATTTATGAAACAGACAAGACAGGATTTCTTCACGGCAAACGGGGAAGGAATCAAAATCATGACGTTCGCGGAGTTCGCCCGGCATATCCTGCATATGGAATGCGGGGAAAGTCTGGAACTGTATGCCACTGTGAACCGGCAGACACGGGAGTGTTCCCGGCCGCTCTCTGTCAGAAAGGAACAATGGAACGGCACGCCCTTTTACCTGCTCGGCGGGCACAGGCAGGAAGTCCGTACCATCAATTTTGCGGGTCGCCCGAAAGAGGAGTTTGAAACGACCTGCCATGATGCCCTGGACAGCTACGATGCCGTGGAAAGTATCGGGGCGGTCGTGTCGAGACTGCGTGAATTATCCCCCGAAGAGCTGCATAAGCGGATTGCGGAAGAGATGAAGGCCGGCTGTAAATACCTGCTGGTCTACCGCAGCGAGGAGGAAATGGCGGCTGCACTCGACGGCAGGATATACGCCGTCAGCGACACGGACGGTAAATATCTTTGCGACCTGTACCAGCCGGATTACCTCCATTTGGAAAACGAGGGCGATATTGTGGACACCGCATCCATTCCGGACATGCGCTTCCATTCCGATTGGGCAATCGCCAACCCCACGGTACGCGACAAGGTGCTGTCCTCCCGGATGGTGATTATATATACCCACGAAACGATAACGCTATGATAGAAATTGGCAAAAGGATAGAAACGCCGGAAGGTGTATTCTATGAACTGGAATACGGAGGGGAAGGAAACATCTACAAGAACGAGGATGCCTTTCTCTACCGCCCCGATGAAGTGTGCTATATACCTGAATACGCGGCAGAAGACCATGAGGGCTGGCGTGTACCGGAGAGCAGTAACGGCTGTTTCACGCATAACTCACTGCTCGCCCTGTGCAAGGGTAATGAAGAGGTGTGCCAGGACCTGTTTTACAGCCTTGAATGGACGTATCCGACCACCTTGCTGGAAGAATGGGACTCGAACGGCTATTTCGATGATATCGGGGGCTGGTATGACGATAACGGTTAAATGGAACGGTACATCATGGACAGGAAATACAGAATTACATACTCGAGGAAGATCACGAACAAGACCCCAAGCTATATATTGGGCCTGCGGGCGCATCTGAAAGGCGTCTTCCCTGAAACGGAACGGTACGGCAAGGAAGAATTCGACCACGTGCTTCATTGCATCAGCTCGTTCATTGATGATTTTACCTTCAAGGTACGCAATTCCCGATACCGGGGCAATATCCTGAAAAGGACTATCCGGAACGACTGCCTGGAAGTCTTCAGCCTGGGTGACGGGAAAGTGATACTGACCGTCTCCTTTACCCTGCTGGAAACATGAAACCAATAACATGACAGATATGGATAAAATACAGAAAGACAATGCGGAGCCGGGTAAAGCCCCGGACAAAATGAGTGCCGACGAGCTGCACCTGTTCGCCGTCCAGTACGCCTTTATCGACGAACGGCTGCACGAGGCCGGGCAGGCCATGCTGAAATTCATGCTCGAATTTCTAAAACGATACGGCCGCGTATCGCTCGGCCTCACGGAAGAGGAGGAACTCGATGACAACAACTTCCCTGTCACGACAACCCTGTACGGGAAGCACGACACGCCCCGTATTAAACTCACCGACGTATACCTGACAAACGGGCAATACCTTCATGCCGACGGAATAGATGCAGAAACCGGTGAGAAACGGAGCGGTTTTTACATATACAGTGAGCAGTATGCCGATATCTTTCAGTTTATCGGCTACGCCTCCCAAATGAATTGACAATCGAATGAATAACCATAAAACCAAGCATCGATGAACAGCATTGAAAATTTACAGACTGCAATCCGCAATATCCTGACGAGCAACCGCCTTACGGAACTCTGTCTGGGAGAACCCGGCGAACTGGAGGATCCCACCTATATCATCTGGTATGACAGGCACTGTGAGCCTAACGAAGACCCGGTATTGAAGGTTTGCCTTGAAGATGAGGGCATTGCCGTTGAGGTCGAAGCCCGTAGTTTCGGGAACACGATAACCGTCTACGATTATGACATAGACCGTATTGAATGGTGGGAAGGCATTCATGCCAATATTCTGGAAGTACTGGAACGTGACGGCAAGCGTCGATGTCCGGCCTGTGGCAGGACGGTCAAGGGGAAGCAGCGGTATTGCGGTACCGGATGTCGTGATTTCATGATTCCCGGACCGACAGTAGAACAGGTGGCGGAAAAAGCCAACCGGAATATCCGCAAGCTGGCAAGCCTTGCCGCCGGAAAGGACAAGGCGTACCGGAAACGGCTGATAGAGAAATATACCGTCGGCCTGTCATAGGCCGGCTTTGTTACACTAATAATATACGATACAATGGCAACAAGAACCATTTACCTGACTGTACGGCTTGATATCGACAACCCGAAAGTCGATGAAATAACTGACGAAGAGGTTGACGAAATCATCAGCGAAATAGATTACGAATTCAAAAAATACGGGGATTATGAAATCGACACGGAAATCTGCGGACGAAATGACGAGGATGGTCTTTAGACGCTATCCCGACGGACAGGTCATCGCCCTGTTCCCGGACATACCGTGGAGCGGACGGCGGGGTGAGGCAACCTCCTACATGCACGTCGGCCAGCATGGCGCGGCGGATTACAGCCATGTCGTCGCCACGACCAAACCGGTAACGGAAAAGGAATATGCCGGCCTGCTGGATGAATTGAGGCAGACCGGCTATGACAATATGAGAATTGTAAAACGGGCAAAAATTCAGAACTATGAACAAAGATAACCAAAGGACAATACTTGCAGGCCATTATGAAGGCAGCCTTGATTTCCGGAAGGGACAGGGCAAAGATGAAATTACAGCTATGGAACCGGCCCTGCGCGGACCTGGAAACGCTGCGGAAACGGCGGACGGGATTGTGGCGACAACACCTGAACCTGACGATGAGAATGTCCGCCGCTGCGACCATTGCGGGAAACCCATGAAAGAAGGATATTATCTGGGCGGGGAATTCGCCTGTTCCGACGAGTGCGCGCTCGCCCTTTACCACGGGGACAAGGCTCAGATGGACGAAGACCTGAGCCACGCGGACGAAGCGGACGGAGAGTGTTACTGGACGGAATGGGATTCCGTTTACTTTGATTGAAATACCGGGGCAATGAGAAAATTTGAAAAAGGACAAAAAGTCTTCTGGAATGACCCTGCCGGTGAAACTTTCGGGGAATACAAGGTCTATGATGCCTTTGAAGAGAGATATGCGGACCTCACAGACGAAGATTTGGAAGCTCTGGAGGAATTCGACGACCGCATCATCCTGATCGGTGACGGGGTAAGTGAGGCGGAAGTCTACGCAGCCGAACTTGAAATCCTGTAAGGAATTCATTTCAGGAACAAGAATAATAGAATATCAAATGACAACGACCATCAAAAAAGGACAAAAAGTGTGGTGGGACGATCCCGCCCGAGAAAAATCCGGCGAGTACGATGTGCTTGCCGTAGATTACGTCAAAAATATCGTGAAAATAGGTGACGGAAAGGAGACTTTCGAGTTGCCGTCGGAACACGTGGAGATTGCCTGTCCGGTATCGGAAGAAGACCGGTTGCAGCTTGACAAACTGGGCCAACATTACCGTATGCTGGAAAAAGACATGCTGGAACTGATGCGGAAAATCGTCTCCCGTTTCGATGACGGGGAGTTTTCCGTCGAGGGGTATTCCGTACAGGTTTGCGACGAGGACCATGACCCCTGCTGCGTTTACGGTTTTACGGTGGACAACGGGGAATTGTATGCCGAACTGGATTACGAAAGCGGGGATATCCGCAAGGTTCCGGCCAAGGATTTACACACCGGGGCACTCTTTGAGGCTTTCTGTGAATTGGTCGAAAATCTATAAAACATCTCATGAAAGAACTCTATATTAAAAATCTTTGTATCGAGATTACCCGGCGCTGCAACATGTGCTGTGCCCACTGCATGCGAGGAGATGCCGAGCCCGTGGATATCCCTTTGAAACATATAAGCAACCTGCTGCGGCATGTCAGGCATATCCACCATTTCAACATCACGGGCGGCGAGCCTTCGCTTAACGTCCGGGCCATCCGCCATATCCTTGATCGGGTACGCGCCTACGGCATTACTGTCAATGACTTTTATATCGTAACCAACGGCTCTGCCACATCCCGTTCGGAGGAATTCATAGAAGCCTGTGCCGCGCTGTACGAGTACCAGGAGGAAAAGGAGCAGGACTCCGGCCACATGCTCGAAATGAGCGACGACCGTTTCCATGATCCGGCAGAGCATGCCGCCACGCTCGCGGCACTTTCCCCGTATCCCTTTTTCGGAGTCAGGGGACAGGCCGAACGGATCTTCCTTTTCCGGGAAGGTCGCAGTACGGAGGGACATCCGAATCCCGTTCATAGGATTTACCTTACGGAGGAGAACTACGTTTATGGCGATCTCTGTCTCAATGCCGAAGGCATGATTCTCTCCAACGGTGACCTGAGCTATGCCCGCCAGCGGGAACATGCCCTGTGTCCTTGCGGAAAGCTCATGAAATATCTCCGGAATACCCTGAAAGAGCGTAGAAAAGAAAGATTATACAAATAAACCATTCAAAACAAAAAGACATATGATAAAGATAACCATGATTTTTGGCGAGGATGCCGTAAGAAAATATGACGAGAGCAAGGAACTGCCTTCCGAGGAATGGCTGATGGACAACGGGGGTGTCGTGGACGAGAAAGAGTTCAAAACTCTTGAAGAATATAACGCCTATGTCGCCGGGTTGAATGACGGTGACGGCTGGAGCGATTACCAGATCATACGTCATGAGGACGAACCGGAAGATACGGACACCCAGTGTGAAGAGTCAGTATGGATGCGCCTTGGTGCCACGGTAACAGGCAAGCGTGAGGAAATCGAAAAAATACTGAAAGGTCATGTGGATACGCTCGCGCAGCTGTTGGCGCGGGGAAAGTTCGAGATAAGCGGTGAAACATATATTCCCGCAACGGTCATAGAGGAATACAATAAAGAACACCTGACCGATTTCGAGGAAAAGGATATGGATTTTCACTTGTCATAAAAAACGATTGCCACGATCATGATAACAGTGACACTTTTGCCCGGTAAGGACACCGTAAGCATATACAAGAAAACCGGGATCATCCCGCCGGAAGAGAATACCGCCGACTCCGGCGGTCACGTGATAACCAGGCAATTCGGGACTGAAGCGGAATATAGGGCCTACGCAATGGCAGTGGAAGACCTGGAAGGACATAGGGGCCGGCAGATGCCGGCTCCCGTCACGAGTCCGGCACCATCATTCCGCACCGGGGATTTCGTACGCCTGACGGACGAGACGGTCGGTTCGATACGCCGAAGTTTTGGAGACGGACCAGCGGCTTACCGCAAGGAAATGCTGCTTGAAGTCATATACTTACGGCCGAGTAGCGAGAATCCGACCGTAGGGGTGCGGGATATACACGAGGACGACGTCCAGGAATTCAACGCCGTTTCCCTCCGTCCCCTGACCGCCGAAGATCTGTTGGGAATTTTCTCAACGGTATAAGTTCACTAATACATAGAAATGAATGGCACATTATACCTTTGAGATTTTTAAATATAAGTGGATAACCGACAAGGACGGAGATACTTATAGAGATTATATAGATGAGATGCCACACTTGATTGTAGAAGCGGAAAATTATATCGAAGCGACTTTTAAGGCACAAAAGAAATACCCGTCGGATAAATACACGCATATGCTTATAGATACGGACGTGGAAAAATGGCCTGCCGATATATCAATGTTTTAGTTTAAATACGAACAAAAAGGAGATAAAGTATGGAATCAGAAGTATTAAAAACAGGAATGAATTTAATCATGGAGAAACAGATTATTCCCAATCCTATTTGCCCGAATGGTTGCATTTATCGATTAATACACAACAAAAGAATTAAAAATGAAAATACAAACTACAAAAATCACATTACCGCCGATTGGCCTTGACACACAAATTCAAGATGCAATCGAAGGCGAAAATGAAGAAACTAAGTTGGCCGTTCAGGACAAGAAAGAAAAGGTAAAAATCAATCTCAACAGGATAGTAAGTATTAATAACTCTCCGGTACGTGAGTGTTGGATAAAAGAGGAAAATCTCCACTATTATATGGCTAATGGTAAGGGTGTTGAATATTACTTCCCTATAAAGTACGCTTCGATTGGAATTGACATTGACTCAGGACCAACGATAACTTGTTTGTGACAAGAAACTCTCAAATGACATGAAAGAAAAAGATATAAATAATTTAGTAATGAATAAAGATGTTTTAGTAGCACATGCCTCCGATGGAATGGGATGTGCTTATGAAAAAGAAGTAACTTCCATATCTGTATGGATAAACGGAAAATGTAGGCACTGCGTTAATGATGAAAGTGTTTCCGCTTTACTTAAAGAGGCGAAGAAGTCCGGTAAAATTCAAATATACATCTGTGGTAATAAGAAAATGGACGGAAATATAGATGCGTTTGGAAGTACTCCTCTGTACACTAATGGGCAATTCAGCGTAAATGAGTTGATATACAACGGAAATGCTGTTTGGTCAAGAATTAAATCAAAATCAAATAGATATGAACTGTAAAAAAAATCAGGCTATTACGACTTTTATTCATGGAATGCAAACGATAAACAGACACAGCCATGCCATACAGAAGCACGGGAATAACCATTTGCGGGACACGGTATGACCGCAGGCAAAAACTGACACCCGAACAGCGGGCAGAGATTTTCCACCGTTACATGACGGAAGATGTCAGTCAGCGCCAGCTGGCACGCGAGTACGGTGTAAGCCGCCGCCTGATTACGTTCATCGTGAATCCCGAAAGGGAGAAGCGTAACAGGGAGCTGCTGAATAAGCGCAAAGCGAAGGGGCTGTACAAGCCTGACCGAAAAAAGCACACTGAAATTATCCGTGAATACCGGCGCTACAAACAGAAGTTATTCAAAGAAGGCAAAATCCAATTAAATACTGACAGAAAATGAAATTACAGGAAAAACAGAAAGAACTGGAACAGGAGATTATCGCCAATCTCAGGGCGATTCCAAAAATGCCGGAGGGCTTGCTGCCCCACACGGTCTATGTCGAGGAGGAAGGCGAGGACGATGAACATCACGGCATACCGGTATATACCGCGTACAAGCTGGAAGAGATCAGGTCGGACGGGAGCTGCATGCTCTATAATCCCGACAGCCGGGAGCGTTTCCCCTGCCGTCATCTTTACGAAATCAATATCGACTGGCTGGTTACCGTCTGGGAACGGTATCTGGAACTATGCGTCGGGCAGAAACTCTGGAAACAGAACGCCGTCGCTTTCCTGAAAGAAAGCACGGATAAAACGGAGGCGGAGATCTCCGCTTTCGTGGACTCTGGCTGGGACAGATGTTCGGCTTACACGGACAACCTGAAACGATTTCTCGGGAAAGATGAGGTCAAAGAGGTGTGGGTGTTCTCTTTCCCTATGGATGATTTCGGGCGTGACGCTCCTGACAAGGAGATCATTTTCGATTACGAGAACAACCCGCATACAGAGGTTGAAAAGATGACACCGCTGGAGTTCACGGCAAGAATCAATGACGAGATGTTCAATGACCAGGATAATTGGGTTCGGGCCATTGAACTTCCCGAGCATAAGTAATAACCACAAAACAATTTAATATGATTACCCAAAGAAATATTCAAGACGAGAACTTTGACTCTATGACTGTCAACGGTATACCGGCATTGTTCACCAATTTCAAGATTGACCGCAATGCCGTGCCGGAAGGACTGCATGCGTATGATATCCGGGAGTCGGATGACGGCGGGCGTTTTGCGACCATTGAACCGGAGGTAATGGTAAACCGTGCCGGAACAATCCTTACAAGAGAAAAGCTGGTCATGGGAGAAAATGGTTACGTGCGGATTGAAGAGTACGGATTTGAAGATTCCATGACACTGGACGAATGGCTTGCAGAGTATAATTAAAACGATGGAAACAGGTGTTAAAGAACTGACAGAAAAATACCGTAAACGTTTTGAGGCTTTTTATCATACGGAAGGAAGCAATACCGACAGAAAAGGAAGCGGGAGGAAGAGAACGGAAGAAAGTCCGAGCTTTCTAAAAGAGGTCATACGCCCGATACTTGACACGCTACCGGAACTGTTACCGAGATATGGCCTTATCAAAACCACGGGTGATTACGCTATGTACGGAAAATATTGTCGTATTAAAGCAGGCGCTGTCCTTATTGGTGGATTTTCTATAAGCGAGAACTTGGGCTACTTTTTACACCTCTGTTCCATGGTAAGGCCTGTAGTAAAAGCCATAGGATAGACAATATGAACAATTCGTTAAAACCATCAGTGAGGAGTTTGAAAAAAGGAGGTGAAAATGAGAGAATAGTTCCGCTTATAAAAAGTGGGGCGAGTCCGCAATTTATTGTATATTTGTCCAATAAAAAAGTCTGTATATACCTTTCGGATGAACTCCCAACAACTGAATTGGTTGCAGGTACTTTTTATGTTTGGCAGACACCAAACCATACACATATATTATATGAAAAAGGAACAGATTATCCGTCAGTGTTACGGAGGTATGAAAGAAAAGCATGGCGTGGAAACCATTACCCTTTTCCATGTAGGTGATTCATACGAAGCGTATTTTGAAGACGCCGAAACGATTTCCCGGATCATGGTAGCGCCTCTTTTCAAGATGACGGCGGCGAATATTCCTGCTGTCAGGATATCAGATACTGCCATGGAGGAATGTCGAAACCGGTTGTTGGATGCAGGACATGAAGTATGCGTGTCCGAGTTCCGGGGTGCATCCGGCCGCCACATCCTCAAAATTCTATGAAACAGTTAAGAAAGCAGGCTGATGAGTTTGTTTTCATGACAACTACAATCGGTCCACGGGCGATATTGGTATTTCTTGTCATTGTGGTAGGGCTGTTACGGATGTGTATTCCCGATAAGACTGATCCAATGGACAACAGTATCAACAAATCTTCCGAGATAGTGGCCCATGTCATGGTCAGGGACAGTACGAACAATGGCTTCCGGGTGGTATATGCAACAGCCGAACCTGTAACAGATGAACGGTTTGCGGAAATATGCACACGGACAAGCGTACGGAATGGTTTTGAAAGTCTGGAAAAGGAAGCCCCGATACATTTTGGAAACAATCTTTTGGAGACGGATATTTGCGACTTCGCCCTATATGTTTACAGGTTTCCGATTGACAAGGATATCCGCGTACATAACATTTTCGTGACAGGGAAAGAGAAGATGGATTTTTATGTCCGGGACAACCCTAATCTGCCGGGATGTGCCAGATGGATGCATCACGGCACAGAACAGGGAAACCAATATCTGAACGCTGACGATATAAATTACTATATACCTAACGGTGGGCGGATTTACCGATATTGGAAATGCCGTTATCTTCTGCAAACCTCTGATACAGATGAACGTTTCAGCCATTTTACAGAGGAAGAAAGACTGTACTGAGTGCAGTCTTTCTCTATATATTCGTACATAATTACCTGAAAACTAATGATTAAAATACTTTGTCAACACGCTTATTTGATATATATTTGCATGATAAAGTGAGTTATTAAAGACATATTGTTAATTGAAAGTAATAGATTGAATATGAAAGACCTGTAATATGACATCGGAAAAATCGCAACTGAAGTTTGCGAAATCGGAGCGGACAGGCGAACTGATCGGATTCGTTTCGCGCCACTCCAAAACACGTAAATTGATGGGAGTTCGTGAAGACTCAAGATTTGGCAAACAAATATGTGTTCTTTCAGAAGATCTGAAAGGAACTATTGAGCCAAACATCCTCTATTCGGTAGAGTTGAAACCCATGCACAACGCCAAAGGATATGTAGTGGTTGCTGCTACCCCTGTCTTGTTTCAAGCGCATGTGGAAACAATAATTGTCCCGAAAACATTGTATCAAGTAACTGTGACATTCGGCAACAAAAAGATTTTCTTCGATCCCAAGGACGGAAAGAGTGCTATGAGCCGTACAATAGACGGTGTATTGGAAATTCTCAAAGGGCGCAAGGATATCAGGCATCAGGAGAGTGTAATCAACGATTACCTAAACCAAGCACAGGCTTTGGTACGACGCATGGAATCTGACGGATTCATCCACACGAAAAACGGACATTCGGGAAGAAGCAAATGAAAGGAAAACCAAAGGTAGGCATAGCGACCGATGGTACCCATAAGGCAAAAGAGAGATTGACACGCTTCCGGGCTGTCGACCTCTCTTCCGGAATGGAACTCTTTTCGGAATCAATTGGCAATTGGACAAACAATATCGGGGAGTTTCTCGGTATTGTGACAGCTGTCAAGTATATTTTAGAGCATCCGGGGACTCCGCACACAATCTATTCCGACAGTATAACGGGTATTACATGGTATAATAATAGACAGACCGCTTCCTCACGCACATGCCCGGCATTACAGAAAGCGGAGATATTTCTCAAGGTAATGGAAGCAAGGATAGTGGATATAGAGGTATTGTATTGGGACAAGCACTTATGGGGCAAGATTCCTGCTGATTTCGGAAATAAATAATAAAGACAATTAATGATATGGCAAAATTGAAATCCCAGTCACAAAAATATGTTGAGCTGAAAGAGGAGGACTACTTACAGCTGGTTGAGAATACCATTAAAATGGAAGCTCTAAAGATTGCTGGCATTGAGAAGATGCCCATCTACAAGGCTATGAAGCATATTCTTGAACACGAGCACATCGACTTGCTTATCAAACCCGTTTCAAGGAGATATTCCTAATCTTTAAGTGGACAATACTATACTCCCAATACCGGAATAATTGTATATAGTCCATTATTTTATTTATTATTTATTGAAAACCCAAGAGAATGTGTAAAAATTATATTCACAGATTACACGGATTTACGCAGACAAATATTACAGAGTATCATCTGTTTGTTAAATTTAGTCTATGTACATCTGCGTAATCTGTGGTAAATTATGACACATTTCTGTTGTATTTCGTCATCACACCTTTCCGTACACTGTCCGTATTTTACCATCCACCAGCATCTTGTTCGACCGCACAATCCAGGTTCCACCGTCACTCAATCCGCATTTCAGTGCTTTCTCATCACCTCCGACCAGTATCGGTACGGTCGTTACCGTGATTTCGTCCGCCAACCCGTTATCCAAAAGCAGAGTTCCAATCTCCTCACCGTAAGCCACCACCGTACCGTCGCCATCCTCTTTTATTCTCTGCAGTTCTGCCACTACATCCCCTGTAATAAACTGCACTCGTTCATTCTCAGTCAGGTTGATAGCATTGTTCGTTACAACCAAAGTCTCTTTCGCTGTAATTGGCCAGCCCAAATGATTCATATAAATGCGCAGGTAAGTTTCTTCATCAATCAGCACGCAACCGGAGGCATCCACCGCTGTATCGAAATACTTGTCCGAAGAAGCCTGACAACCGTCGATAGATTGGTACACGTACAAAGTAATTTGTTTCATATCAATAATATTTTAATGGTTATGTTCGCCTTGTACCCAAAAGAACAGCGTGAACTCATTTTATATAAGCATACACAGCATGAACATTGCGTATACATCTTGCCTTTTTGAAAAGTGCAAGTTTATCTATACCAAGACGTTCAGCGAACGTACAATATGTATATCCCCCCGTCTATTTTCGGGCTGGGTATGAAGACGGCAGGAATCATACCCAGCCTGTCGTCTTCATTGCAACAAAGATAGCGAAACTTCCCGAATAATAAAACAATAGCCCTGTCAAATCCGGCTTCATCCATTAAAATATCCGGAAATTCTAACTTGTTGGTTGCTACTTTAGAATACAGAATTCATTTTTGTCAATAAGGTTTCGCCTTCGGTAAACTTGTAATAGTGCTTAAAGATTACCGCAACACTGTTTCCTGCTTGTTCTGCCGTAACAGCCGGAGAACAACCGGCATCTACCATACGGGAGATAAATGTACCTCGTGCGGAATACCAAGTTATATTCTCTTTTATATCCAGAATATTGCAAACTTTAGTCAACGTTTTGCTGACTCTATTAGAGATTTGAATGACTCTATTACGCATTTTGGCCTCCGTGGTATGTTTTTTTGTGAATACAGGGAATACATAGTTGTCAATGCCTTGACCTTCATATTTCTCAATAATTTGTTTTGATTTCTCTATCAACAAGGGTTTTCCAATTTTCGGGAATTTCATCCGTTCATAGATAACCTGGTTTCCTTGAATCATATTGTACGTCAAATGGCAGACATCCACATTGGCCATACCTCCTGTGTAATAACTGAAAAGAAATAAATCCAAGCAAAATTCCTCTTTAAGTGTAAGCAAGCTTCTATCCACATTCTCAATTAACTGTATCACTCTCTTGGAAACAGTTCTCGGTTCAAACTTGTGCCATTTCATCTTATCCTCCACACAGCCGAATATTTCCGGATCAGCACCGTGCATATTCAGCCCTTTGGCATAGTTGACTATGGCTCTTAGTTTACGCAACTTCTGGTTCAAGCCTGCTTTATTACCATTGGCAATCCCTTTTTTTTGTGTATATAGAACAAAATCCAAGAGGAACTGTTTTGTTATGTCACTGAAATAAAACACGGATAATGGTTTATTGTATTTCTTTTGTGTGAACTCTTCCAAAGCCTTCTTTATGATTTTATAGTCCTTTACACTCGCCAGGCTTTTCACAATCTTGCCGTTTTTCTCTTTTTCCTTTTCAGAGAATTTTTTAATCAAATAATCAATCATCTGGGAAACGGACAGAGAACGGTCTTCCTCTTTCATTTCCTTCCCTTTCTTTTTATCAAGACTAAGTGCCAGTTCGGCCGGACTCCATTTACGTCCTTCCTCTTCCCATTCTTCCGCAATCTTCTGATACTTTAATTTCAGATCAAGCAACATCTTGTTCTTTTTGATAGCATCGCTTGATTTGGAAATAAATGATTGTGACGCATTGTCCCAGTCTTTGATGGGACCGGTGATATTTAGCACTTTAGAAACTCTGTTGTAGCCTGTTTGGAAGAAGATCATTTCCAGTTTCACCAGTTTTTTGTCTTTTGAGGTCACTTTTCCTTTAATGTTGATCGAATACATTTTAATTAGGTTTTACGTGTACTCATGTAGACCAATTTTTTGCCTACATAACAGCCTACATAAGAATAGAGGTTACCCGCTATTTTTGTTTATTTCGGCTATTTATCCGTTCTACTACCTTTAATTAATTGTTTGACAATCAGAATGTTAAGATTTCCTCTTTATATATGGGCAAAAAAAAAGGCTATCTATCCCAGACAGCCAATCTTTTGTTAACCTTAAATCTAATACTATGAAAAACACATTGCAAAGGTACGTGTTTTCTTATAATCTCCAAATTTGCAGTAGATAATATCATGTTTTATAACAAGACTTAATGGTCATTAAGAACTTTATCTGCAATATTCATCGTACATTTGCTCCTGATATATCATCCGTTTGCCTTTTATGCATTATGCATTCGGTGCAGACGGATGATGTGTTTTCGTGAACTTATATACAGACAAACAACTATAAAACATACATTTATAATGAAATCAATCCAGAACAAAGGAATAAACCTCACCGCAGAAGACCTCAAAAATCGAATCGCTGACAGAAAAGAACGATATGCCAAGCAGCAGGTACGACGCGAGAAATTGGAACAAACCATGGAGAACACCCGCAATGACATCGAGCAACTGGAGTATACCCTTGCACAGATGGAACGTACCGCCAAGCGCTCCCGCAATGCTGCCGCACAGCCTTCCCGTTTTGTCCCCCGCGAGCGTATCGCTAGCTTCTTTGCCCGTGTTTCCCGTTTTTTCGACCACCTTCAGCACCGCTTGCACCGTAGCTTGAACTATACTTGGTTCTGCCTTGTGCTATGCTCCCGATATACTTTTCAGAGCCGCCTGAAAAGCGTGGAACGCTGCTGTCTTACACCGGCCACGGTGCTGGGGTACTTCAAGAGGGAGAGGGAGATGTAACCAGTGACTTCGCTCTTATGGTAGAAGCAGCCTTAGGGATTAGTGCGGAACTTCTCGTTAATAGGCAGGCGAGATATAATATGGCTGTCTCTCTTAAAGAAAAATCGCTGACCGATAAGTTGCATGAAATACGCAAAATGTGTGCTTCCCTATTATAGTATGAAAGTGTTGCTTTTATCAATAAGACAGTGAGGGTGTGTCATCAACCGTTTTGACACATTCATTTTTCTTGAGCAAGTTTTCTTATTGCCACTCGAACTTTCCCAGTTTTCCCTCCCATTCTAACTTTGCAACATGTTTTATTAATAAATATATGCAAAATGATAAAAGAACAAAGTTTTGAATGGCTGCTCGAGGGATGCCATCGCATTGCAGATGTGGCAGTGGCCTATTACCCAAACTACGCGTATGCCTGCTCGGCCGTAAAGGCCCTGCGCCGTTCCATTGCGGAACACGCTTGCCTGCTGAAGGATCTGACGGACCAGGGCTATACCGCCAGGACTGCCCACCTCACCCCCGTACAGATAGGCATCCTCCTGAGCTACTGGGGGATGCCCGACCACGTGAAGGATATGACCGTGAAAAATCCGTATCTTCTGGTCTCTAAAAAATATGCGAAATAGAGAATGTATTTCTAATACATTCTGATTATTTTAGTATATTATTATATAGGGTGGTGGAGGATGAGGTGAACCCCTCTCTCGCCACCTTATGTATTTCATTAATTTTTAGCCGATTCTAACTGCTTATTTGTATCCCCCTGGCTGGTCCCTTACCTTTGTCGCATTATCGAATTAAGAATAGACAAAAATGGAAAAAGAAATGAGACCCATGACAACGGAGATGCTGAAGAAAGGCTATCTCCTCTTCCCCAAAGCCTTGTTTGAGGAACAAATGAATATGAAAACCGGAGAGAAAGCCGCCGATGCCTTCGAAGCCTTTGTCTTTGTGCTGACACACGTCAACTACAGCACGGTGACCTGCAACGTCAGGGGACACCTTTTCGACTGTGTACGTGGCGAGTCCGTACTTTCCCTGGCCCGCTGGATGGAGATATTGGGGTGGCCCCGCAACCGTACGCGCTACTTCTTCAACAAGATGTTCGACGCCGGCATCGTGGAGCGGGTGGCCAACCCCTACGTGATGCACATCCGTATCCCCGATTATGATTTCCTTACTGGCAATGCCCGTCCTAAAGCAGCCCCGCGGAAGAAGAAGGCAGCGCCGGTGGCTGGGGTGGGAGAGGACTTCTGCATCTTCTGGGAAAAGTTTCATGACATCACCGAGCATCCCAAGGTAAACATCGGCCGGGCCCGTCGCGAATGGAAAAAATTGACGGCAGGCGAGAAACAGCGGGCACTGGACAACATCGACGAATATTACGACCATCTGAACAACCAAAAATATTGTAAACAAGCCGCCACCTATCTGGCGGACAAATCTTTTGAAAATGAATATGATGACTGAAACTACTTTTTCCCACGACAGTGACCTCGAAGAAGCTGTCATCGGTGCCTGCATGATAGAGCGCGCTGCCATGCCTCTGGTGGCGGACAAACTTCGTCCCGAGATGTTCTACGAGGAGAAGAATCTGGAAATTTTTGCCGCCCTGCAATCGATGTATCGCAGCGCAAAGTCCATAGATACCATCACGCTGAAGAACGAACTGGCAGCCCGTGGCAAACTCGATGCCGTGGGCGGGCCTTACGAACTGTTACGCATCAGCTCGAAGGTCAGCTCCAGTGCTCATCTGGAGTATCATGCGCTCATCCTTAGGCAATTGCACACGCGGCGTATCATGCGTACGGGATTCCAGCAACTGCTGGCGTTCAGTGCCGACGAGTCGATGGATATTGACGACATCCTGGTGGAAGCCCATCGACTGCTGGAGGGGCTGGAGGACGAGAGCGGCGTAGCCGACCACCTTCGCTCCATAGACCGGCTGATGGACGACACGCTTGCCGAGGTGGAGCAGCGTATGGAGCACGGATGCAACGGCATTACGGGTATCCCTACGGGTTTTGACGCTCTGGACCACGTTACGGCGGGCTGGCAGCGCGGCGACTTGAACATCCTTGCTGCCCGTCCGTCGGTGGGGAAGACGGCCTTTGCCCTCCACCTGGCCCGTGCCGCTGCCATGGCGGGGCGTCATGTGGTGGTCTTCAGCCTCGAAATGCAAGGCGAGCGCCTGGGAGACCGCTGGCTGCTTGCAGCTACGGAGGGGGTAGACCCGCAACACCTGCGTAGCGGCCAGCTCACACCTGGCGAGGTGAGGCAGGTGCATGAGGCGTCTGCCGAGTTGTCGCGGTTGCCCATACTGATAGACGACCATCCGATGACGAGCATGGACCGCGTGCGTTCTTCCGCCCGCCTGCTGAAGAGCAAGAATCGCTGTGACATGGTGATTGTGGACTATCTGCAACTATGTGACATGAGGAGTGACCAGAAAAACCGTAACCGCGAGCAGGAAGTGGCGCAGGCAAGCCGCAAGGCAAAGCTGCTGGCCAAGGAGCTGGATATCCCCGTACTGCTGCTGAGCCAGCTGAACCGGGCGAGCGACGGTAGCATAGACCATCGCCCCACCCTGAGCAACCTGAGCGAGAGCGGCGCCATAGAGCAGGATGCGGATATGGTAATGCTGCTTTGCCGCCCTGCCCTCTACGGCAAGACCGTCGATAAGAAGAGTACTTATCCCACCGATGGCCTGGGTATCGTCATCATAGCCAAGCACCGTAATGGCAAAACCGGTGAAGTCTATTTCCATCATAACCAAAGCATGACAAAACTGGTGGACTACATACCACCATTGGAGTGGCTGACGAGGAATGCAAAGTGATGGATGGAAATTTATAGAATACAGGGACACAAAGACACGGAGATTTTTCTTATTGCTTGAAAAACTCTGTGTCTCCGTGTTTTTTGTAGTAAAAAAAATGGCAAAACACTTGACTTCCGCTTCTTAATGTTGTATCTTTGTAATGTGCTTAAGAAAAGGAATAATCATTGATTCGGGCGCCCTATCCCTTCCCTTACCCACTTCTCTCTTATAACTCATTTTTCTTAACTTAAACCTTAACTTTTCAAATTTATGGATGTAATTGTAGAGCGCTTCCAGCGCCGTAAAATCGTAAGCAACCCGGCTTCGCCCATGTTGTACTATCTCCGTCAGAAACCCAAGACCTGCGGCACCGTGGACATCGATGTCCTTGCCGCCTCCATTCAGAAAAACTGTGCCATGACGAAGGGCGACGTGAAGCACGTCATCGAAGCCCTGGTGGAGGAGATTCAAGGCAACCTTGCCAACGGCGACAAGGTGAAGCTGAACCAGCTGGGCACTTTCCACATGACGTTCCGCTGTCCCGGCATGGAGGCCTCGGACAAATGTACGGTGCGCAATATCTCGAAGGTGAATATCCGCTTTATCCCCGACAAGGAGCTGAAGCTGGTGAACGGCAGTACCGCCGTGACCCGCAGCCCGGCGAATGTGGGCTTTGTGCTCGACAAGCCCGAGGAGGGCGGCTCCGGCGGCGGCAATCAAGGCGGTGGTTCCGGAGGCGGCTCCGGCGACGACGGCGACCAGGGCGAAAATCCGCTGGGATAAAGAAGGAATGATTAAGGGTTAGTGATTAATGGTTAATGAACACAAGCAAATCGCTTATCGCTAATCAATCCCTAATGATTAACCATTAATCATTAGCCCTTAATCCTTAATCACTAATCCTTAACCATTAATTCTTAACTATTAATCCTTAATTTTATGAGTACAAAATCATCTGTTTGGGATAAGATTCTGAAAGTGATAATCGCTGTAGCCTCCGCGCTTATTGGTGCCCTGAGCGCCCATGCCATGACAGTGTAGCGGGTTTCCTTCACTTTTAATTTTTAATTTCTAATTTTTAATTCTCATGAGATTCATCAATCTTATCGTCGTCCATTGTTCCGCCACCCGCTGCGACCGCTGCTATACGGAGCACGACTTGACGACAGACCACCTGCGCCGGGGCTTCTCCGGCGCAGGTTATCATTTTTATATCCGCAAGAACGGTGACATCAAGTCCCTGCGTCCCTTGTCCCTGCCTGGTGCCCATGTCCGGGGTTGGAATGCAGGTAGCATCGGTGTCTGCTACGAAGGCGGTCTTGACGAGTGCGGTCGCCCTGCCGATACACGCACCCTTTTTCAAAAGCACTCCCTGCGTGTGCTTGTGTTGCTGCTGCTGAAGGATTATCCCGGTTCCCGGCTTTGCGGTCACCGCGACCTGAGCCCCGACCTAGGGGGGGGGGAAATCACTTTGTATGTAAACTATGAGAGGGTGAAATGTGGCTCAAATGCTTATGAATAGGGAGGTTGAGCATGTTTGCTATATCGGGCGAAGATAAATCAAAATGTAATATTGGCTAACATTTGGGTTGCATTTAAATGAGGAATGAGTGATTTCTAAACGGTTTAAATGACATTGAAATAGTGTGAGGGCTGAATTGATGCTTTTTGAGGCACAATTCAGCCCTTTTTCTATGCGTAATGGTGAGACTACTCTTGGGTGCTACGAATGAGGTGAGACTGCTTGATAATGGCTCTATGGGTTATCTTAACGTCGCCATCAGTGAGACCAGCATGAAGTAACGAGCTCTTTTTGATGCCTATTTGAGCGTCGTTTAGGACAGTATAGATGGCGCTGATGCTGCCGAAATAATAGTCTTTCTTCTCAAAAATGAGATGTACATGAATTACTTTGGTCATATCGTTAATATTTGGAATTTTCTTTTGCAAAGATATTCCAAATAAATAATATATAGAAGTATTTAAACCAATAAGATATACTGTTTAGAGCATTTTAGTGAAATGATTAAATGGAGGAATTATTGTCCGCATACATAGACTTCCAAGTTGGTGAGCCATTAGCGATGAAGTGTTAAAAATGAGCTGGGCATACTGTTGGACATACCGAGTTGGACATACTTTTATGTGTATATTGTTTACTTTACAAAAAGTTGGGCATACTTTTTTGCTTTGTTTTTGGGTGTGTTTTGGGTATGATGTTTCTTTTTAAGATACCTTTTTTAGCGTTTAAATAAATATTTATAGGGGGATAGTATAGAACTTTTGGTGATTGATACGATTACGATATTTGTATAAGTGGTTGATTTGTAGTAGATATTAGCGTAATAAGTGGTATTTTAGCAGCATAAACGTGCGTGCGGTACGAATATCTGGCAGTATAGCTCAGTTGGTAGAGCGAAGGTGTGCATACGTGATGATACGTGTCGCAGGTCTTTTGTCACAAGTTCGAGTCTTGTTGCTGCCCCAATATTTGTTTGAAGGTGTTAGACGAACGCTCCCGCTAATCAGCACTCCGGCTGAGGGGATAAAGCGCACGGAGATTTAAGGTAATTGATTGATTGTTGATGGATGATGCTCCCGGTGATGGTGCCGGGAGCATTTATTAAAAACAAAGTATTATGTTAGGAGTTATTTAAGTATTTTGCTTCAAGACCAGAGATTATTGCCGGTTAGCTTTACTGATTTCCTCTGCAATGATCGCATCTTCTATGTCGGTATGAAGCTTATGTAGTTTACGGAAATTATAAATCTCGTAAATAAGGGAAAGGCCTACCAATGCTACAGCTATGAGCATTATATCAATAACTACCCAATCCCAAAAGATATAGCGCAAATGCTCCACGTTCCATATAAGTGCCACAACTAAAGCAAACGTAGCCACTCCAAAATCAAGGAGTAGCATATTTCGCACATGGGCAATAGAAGAGCGAAGAGCCGTGCGCATTTTTTTATTAAGTACCTTGGAGAGACTAAATGATACCAATAGACTCATTGAGATAGAAAAAACAATACCCAACACCGTAAACAGCGTTTGCAGTACTACTGCATTGCCGCTTACATCTGCAATGGCTAGCACTATTGCAATAGCCACCGCAACAATTATGCGGAGTATCAACTTAGTCATTTAATTGCGTTCTTACTTCACTCAAAAATAATTCCATTTCTTGTTTTAATTGCTCTTCTACAATGCGGTTTGTCTCCACACATTCAACGGAAACAGGCTTTTTAACTTTAACAGCTGCACCGGTAAATTTGTTTCCATCTTTTGTGCGTATCACTAGCCCACTATCGTTTGTAATATTAGTAGCAATGGCTCCCATCACACGTTGGAAAGTCTCTTGCGCCATTTCTTTCGGTTTGCTTTTGAGTTTAAGGAATAATCGTGCTTCAATAAGCTGGTTAGACTGAATTTCTGCTAGACTGGAAGTGTCGCCAATAAGTTGTCCCAGTAAATCATCAGTCAAATTACCTAACTTTGCAGAAAATGTAGTCGGTTCATTTTCTGAAGGAGTTGCTGATACGACATTTCCACCACCAACAAATTGAATGTCTTTAATTTGAGAAAGCTGTACACCATCTGGCAATTTGGTTAACTCCGTAAACTGAAACAATCTCTCTCCCCTTACACCTTCAAGCAGCCAATTTATATACGTTTGTAAACGATCGATATTGATATTACCAGCCAAACTGGTCACAAGGTAATTGTTATTGAGGGCAAAATAAAAATGACCTTTGTACTGACTTTGATCGGGATGACCAGCATTAACCTGTGCCATTGTGATTGTTGGCTGATTAAACAACTCCTCACTTATTACACCGCCATTATCAGCTGGGATAATACGCAACATCATACCAAACATATAGGAGTTATTAGTTGACCATGTAAAGTTTGCCAACAAATCCCTGTCGGGGTCTTCGGCATTAAGGGGCATACGACGTTGAGCAACAATCGATTCTGGTGTCAGTACCTGCTGCAACAATCCCAATATGCCCGAATGAGGTTCGGTTAGGCTGGGGTTTTCTATCTTAAATGCTCGGAGAGTGAGCTTTTTCGGTGGTATTCGTGTCATAATAAGTATAATTTACATGTTGCAAAGTTAATCAAAAAAGTCAAAATAGCTAATCTCAAGAGCTTTTGTAAACGTGTTAAATGACAGATTTAGTATGTTTATTACTATGATTTTAATTTAATTGGTTATTAATTACTGCTTGAATACTCTGTTATTGGGCATTGGCAGATGTTGCATTGTCGGCATCGGGCTGCGGAGAATGTTTCTTTGTAGAAGCAGTCTTCGCAGGACCTAAACCCTCAGGATGAGAGGTGGAGGATTCGGGGTATTTGGCTTTGAGGGTGGCGAGTTCCTCGGTCATCGCACGGAGTTCGGACTGGAGGTGGTCGATTTTGGCATCTTTCTCATCAAGCTTCTCCATGAAACGCAATGATACAGTAGAGATGGTGGAGTCTCCGTCGTGTGGCAATAAATCAAATTGATTTATATTGTATGCCTCGATAAATTTATCAAGGAAGGTATCTGCAAGCCCCCTACTTCCATTTAATACGGAGTTAAGATACTGTGGCTTAATGTCTAAAGCTCTTGCTATATCAGCTTTAGACACCCCTTCATTAGCTAATCGTTCAACTTCTTTCTTGAACCATTTCTCTTTCAATGAGGCTATATTTTCCATTTATAACGCAAAAAGATTTATATTTTCTTGCATATATAAACCAAAATGGTTTACTTTGCTGCCGTTACCAAAAGAGGTAACGCTACAAATGTACAAAAGAAAATCAAATAATGATATATGAAGACAGTAATAATCAAAGAGTACGAATTGCCATTGAAACCGCCGGTAGGTTTTAAAAAGGTTGTGGCAAAAGCAGCCGGAGTAAGCGAGAAAACGGTGTATAACGCTATTGTCCGCGGACTGAGAGGTCCACAAAGTGACAAGGTGATACAGACTTATAAGGAGATATACGGGAAACCGGTGAATATGGAAGTAATAGATAAATAACCCTTTAAAATATAGAGAATGAAAAAACTGACACTGACCCAAGAAGATCCTGTGATTTTCGTAAGAGATACGAAAGAAGATGCGTGGCGTGACGCCAGTGCATACGTTGCAGAGCAAAGAGAGAAAAATATTGTGAGAGGCTATTCTGTAGCTTATGCGGTGATTGTCACTCCACTAAAGGTGGATAGCGAGGCAGTGATAAATAAGACGAAACGATAACTTTATAAATGGTATGGATAGAAACTCTACTCGGACTCTATTTGAGGAGTTTTATAAGGCGAAACATGGAAAGTATCCTTCCCGATTACAAATGTTTGTTTTTCGGCTGCTTGACATGGTCGATTCTGGTTGGTTTCCCTTGGCTTTAAGCATCCTATCGTTAGTGATATCATGCTTATCACTAACGATATCATTGAAATAATAACGGTCAAACGTTGAAGTTTTAGGTTCAAATAATTGTTGTATGCGGCCAAGGCTAAATTGGGCAAAGTGCAATCCCGTAAGGCTTGTATGCCAATGTCAGTAAGAGACATCACATTGTTGTCCTTGTCGTGTTGAATGTAACCAACGGTAACCAAATATTGAAAGTCTAAATTAAACTCAACAATATTGGTCTTGCGATACAAAGTTCTGTCGGTAGATTGCCCTGCGACATCCCAATAAAAATAGGGATCTTTTCCCGGGAACATGGCTATCACGTCTAAAATATGCGCTCTGGTTTTATATCTCTTGTAGTTACGAAGGGCATCCTTGACATTATTATTCATGACAATATACTTTTAGTTAGATGATGCTACAAATGTAGCGAAACTGTTCCGGTTCGGGATGAATAGGGATAGATTTTTCAACTGAAATTAAAGAAAAAAAGATATGGATAGAAAATTGACAGAAAAAGAAGTGGCGTTTCTGCAGGATTTGCGGGAACTGATGGCGAAGCACAGCGCCATGCTGTATTCGGAGGATGACCATGTGTGTTTCGATGTGGAATACTCCGGTGCGGATGATCCGGTGGAACCGCTCATGTTACCCGATGGTATTACCGTGTTTTACGATTTGGATGATTTCATTGAACAGAACTTTTAAACTTTACAAGATATGAAAACCTGGAGAACGATTCAGAAGATTGCCGTGGCCGTGGGCATGACCTATGGCATGTGGCTTGGAACCAATGTGGACGCAACGGATGCGGACAGCCGGAATGCGTTTGTAATCATCGTATTATCAGTCATCGTGGCTATTTCGATGTACACGCCGGATAAAGAGCAGGAAAAGAACCTTATATGATGGGGCGGCTTTCGCTCCGGTTCGATGCCGGAGCCTGGCGCAAGTTAAACAAGAAAAGTTTCTGATTATGGAAATGTTTGGAAAGACACTTTGTGTAACCTTCGAAGATTTGGTAGGAAGCGGTATCATGAGCAAGTCCAATTTTGACAAGCATGTCCGTGAACACAAGTTCCGGGTTCTGCAGAAAGGCGGTAACGGACGCAAGGTGTTCGTGGCATACGAAAGCCTGTCTGATGCACTTCGCTCTATAGTAGAAGAAAAATTACCTGATGCCAAAGAACAACTCAAAAAACAACAACTCCCCCCGATGGACGAACGATTGAAAAGCGACAGCAAAGCGGTAGAATTCTTCCGCACCTATACCCCTGCCATCAGCTACGACAAGCAGGTGGAATATGTATTGAACGCCAAGGTGCTCAATGCCATGGTAGCACTGGAAAAGAGCATGACAGCCCGGCACAATGCCAATGGTTTCAATCATAAAAAGTGGGTACGCGACACGGTTGTAGAGCTTTGCGAGAAGCTTCGCGAATGCCATGAGCACTCACTACCCCAAAGCAGACCTCGCCTGCTGGAGAAGTACAAAGCCTATAAAGAAGAGGGCTACCAAGTGCTTGTAAACGGTAATTCCGGCAACCAGGCAGCCCGCAAGATAGGGCCTAAAGAAGGTCGTCTGCTCATCAAGCTGAAACGCAGCGTATTCCCCGTCTATACCGACATGCAGATATTCAAGGAATACAACCGCCAAGCCGAAGAGAAAGGCTGGAAGACCATCGAATCTCCCCAGACCGTTATCAACTACCTCTATAAGACAGCCGTCAAACTGTGGTGGTATGGTGCCGTTCATGGCGAGATTGCCTTCAAGAACGAATTCATGCCACAGTTCGATACCAAGCTGCCCAAGATGCCCAATACCTTGTGGTATGGTGACGGTACGAAGCTCAACCTCTACTACAAGGCATACGATGCCAAGAACAAGCGTATGGTGGCACGCACCATCGACGTGTACGAGGTGATGGATGCCTGTACGGAAATGTTCCTGGGCTACAGCTTCGGTGCCGAGAACTTCGCCACCCAGTACGATGCCTACCGTATGGCCTTGGAGACCTGGAAGGTGAAACCCTACGAGATTGTGACCGACAACCAGGGCGGACACAAGAGGCCCGAGGCTAAAGCCTTCTTCAAATCCATCTGCCACCTGCACAAGACCACGATGCCCCACAACGGACAGTCCAAGAGCATAGAGAGTGCCTTCGGACGTTTCCAGATGCAGGTATTGCACAGACTGTACAACTTCACCGGGCAGAATATCACTGCCAAGAAGGAGAACAGCCACGCCAATATAGAGCTGATCATGAAGAATATCTCCCAACTCCCCACACTGGAGGAAGTGAAAGAGCAATACCTGGCGTGCCGCGAAGAGTGGAACCGCATGGAGCATCCCACTTCCGAAACCGGAATGACCCGCATGGAGATGTACACCACCCTCAACAGCCCCAATGCCGAGCCACTGGACGACTATGAGGTGCAGGAACTCTTCAAGCTCTTCTCCAAAGACAGCGTGAAGTACAACAAACATGGTTTTATCTTCGAACTCAACAAACGGGAGTACCGCTACATGGTGTATGGCGAAGACGGGCTGGTGGACATGAACTTCCACATGCGGCATGTAGGCGTCAGTTTCCACTACCGCTACGACCCGCAGGATATGAACGCCATCGAGCTGTGGGAAGTGGATGCCAAAGGCGGGCTGAAATACGCCGCCACCGCCACGCCTAAAGTACGCATTCATCGTGCCACCGCCGAGCGTACAGAAGAAGAGAGCGAACGACTCTTCGCCCAGATACATGCCAACAAGCGTGCACTGGCAGGACACTACATCGCCTGCGAAGAACTGTTGCTCGATGACTGCCAGGGCGAAGCCTATATCAAACTACGCACCCCCCGCCCTGTAGGTGTGTCCGAAAAGAAAATGGAGGCTTACCGTGACGAATACGAAGAAGAAACACTCACTGCTCCGGTAGAATATCCCGATGGTATGGGACCGGGCAATTACTTGCCCAACAACCAACTTGAGGAAGAAGAACCCGAAGAAGTGGGCATCGCCACTCCCGGCGAATACACCAAGCAAGTGTCCGGCATTACGGATGTGGACTTGTACGGAAGCTATCTGAATCAGAATTAAACAGTGTTCAACAATCAATAAAATACCATTCAAACGATGAAAGAATTAACCGTTAAAAACAAAGACGCCATCCGCGACGCTCTGATAGAGTATTGCGGCAACTACCCGTCGCAGAACCGTGCCAGCGAGAGCCTGAACGGTGTAAGTGCCGGTACCGTATCTCAAATCTGCAACTCAAAGTACGCCAATATCAGCGACGACATGTTCAGCCGCATCGCCTCGCAGATAGGCTATAGCATGGAGAGCTGGACGCTGACCGAGAGCGAAGCCTTCAGCCGCATGACCTTTGCCATGACCGACGCGCAGAACAATAAACTCACCACTTGGGTGGTGGGCGATGCAGGTTGTGGAAAGACCACTGCCGCCATCGAGTACCGCCGCACGCATAAGAACGTATTCTACATCCTTTGCAGTGAAGACATGAAGAAGAGCGACTTCGTGCGCGAGATAGCCAAGCAGGTGGGTGCACCTACCGACGACACCAACTTGCGCGATATGCTGGAATATGCCATTAGCATGATTGCCTTTCTTAATAACCCGCTTATCATCTTCGACGAGGGCGATAAACTGACGGACAGTGTGTTCAGCTACTTCATATCCATCTATAACCGGCTGGAAAACAAAAGCGGCATCATTTTCCTTTCTACCGACTACATCAAGCGCCGGGTAGAGAACGGGCTGCGCTACAATAAAAAAGGCTACAAAGAGATCAACAGCCGCATCGGTCGCAAGTTCTACGATATCAATGTAGCTACGGAGCAGGATGTGTACGCCATCTGCATGGCTAACGGACTGACAAACCCCGCAGACATCAAATGCGTGCAGAAAGAGGCGGCACAGGGTGAGTACGATCTTCGTAGGGTACGCCGCGTAGTACATGCCTGCAAGCGCATTCAGGAAGCCAGACGAATGAAAGGAGGGCAGGCATGAGTGAGGTGGTGAATGATGCCAAAACCTTTGCCCGCAACGCCAAAGGGGTGCGTGAGGTGTTGAGCATGAAATTCGACACTTTCCCTTTCAGCGGCGCATGGTACGATGCCTTTGGCACGCCCGAACGTCGGGGGATATGGATAATCTGGGGGAATACCGGCAGCGGAAAGACCTCTTTCGTGATGCAGTTGTGCAAGGAACTGTGCAAGTATGGCCGCGTGGCATACGACAGTCTGGAAGAAGGTGCTTGCCTCACGATGCAGAATTCCCTGAAGCGCTTCAACATGCAGGAGGTGAACGGAAAGTTCCTGCTGCTCGATGTTGAACCGATAGACCAGTTGTGCCTGAGAATGAAGCGTCAGAAGTCTCCCGACTTCGTGGTAATAGACAGCCTTCAATATACCCAACTGACCTATGCCCAGTTCATCAAGATCAAGGAGGCGTACCGTAATAAGCTGATTATTTTCATCAGCCACGCCAGCGGTACGAATCCGGACGGACGTGTCGCAAAGAAGGTGGCATTTGATGCCGCGCTGAAAATATACGTGGAAGGGAAGCGGGCTTTCAGCAAAGGACGGTTTATCGGTCCGGTGGGTCACTTCGATGTGTGGCCGGAAGAGGCAGCAGCATATTACGGAGAGGATGTAAGGGATTTATAATTTCAAATTTATGATTTATGAGAACAACCGACAACAAACCCGTCACCCCCGCGCAGCTCAAGGCCCTGCACGTCACCTTCCACAAGCTGGGCATGGACGACGACGCGCGTCACGAGTGCATCGCCTCCTTCACTTCCGGCAGGACGGCAAGCAGCAAGTATCTCACCATGACCGAGGCCCGGCTGCTGCTTTCCCGCTTGAACCAGGATGATGAGCAGGTGCGCAAGATGATGCTGGCAGAGGCACGGACATTATGCCGTTCCATCTACTATCTGGCTTCGCAGATATCGTTCCTGAACAAGGATTTTCCCTCCGACACCGAGGAAGACCGGCAGATGAACAAGGCGAAGATAGACGTATGGGCACGCAGCCGCAGCCGGTTCCGTAAGAACATCCGGCAGATGAATGTGGGAGAACTCCGGGAGGTGAAGAAGCAACTGGAGGCGATAGCACGGAAGGAGAATGGCAAGGCAAATTAAAGAATGAATAATTAAAGAATGAAAAGCGATATGAGAACGAAACAGGAAATCAGGCAGGCAGTGGCGATACTCCGTCACAAAGGCGACCGCATCAGCATGCTTCAGGCAGCTACGCTGGAGGAAGGCAGAAACGAGGCGTGGGTATTCGCCACTTATGTGACTTCTGTTCCCGAAGGAGCCAAGGATGAAGCCGCATTCTTTGCCGCCCGCGACGCCGCCCGGTTTGCCGCCGGGCACATCGGGCTGGAGGAGCTGATACCGGACGTGCAGAGCATGACGGCGGCGGACTTCGCGGCGGCAGGAGCACTGGGAACGATGGATGAGCCGAAGCGGAAGAGAGAGAAACAGACAGTCAGCGTGCAGGAATTCGAGGCCCTAAAACGCAAGGTCAGGCAACTGGAAGGCTTCGTGGAGGACTTGCTGAAAGAACGCCGTCAGCGTGCCGAATATCAGAAGCTGCCGGACACCAACCGTGCCGACTTCATCGGCCAGAAGGAAGCGACGGAACTTGTGGGATGCAGTCGTGAAACGCTGAATGCCTGGCAACGTAAAGGCTTTATCACCGGTTATCGCAAGGCGGGGCTGGTCTATTACAGCAAAAGTGAGCTTGCGGCCAGTTCCGTTGTGCAGAACTTCATCAATATAAAAGATAGGAGGAAATAAGTATGAAAGACCGCAGCACCGGCTACATGCCCCGAAACTACACCTCCGACCGCAGGGAACGCCACAGCCTGCTTGCCGTACAGCTCGAGGCCAGCGCCGACCGCATCTGCGACCTGCAGGACCGCTTGATGGCGGGCACTTCCGCCCTGAAACCGATAGAGTACGACCGCCTGCTTGATGACTACCGTGCCGAACTCGTCCGCTACGACCGCATCGACCGGGAACTGGTGGAGCTCGAGGCGCCCACAAAGACCAAGGAGTACATCGAAGGGCGGCGTATATACCAGCAGTACAAGAACAAGATAAATTATTAACCCTATAAAACGATAAGGATTATGGCAAGAACCAAGAAAACATTAGTCAGCGGCGTCAGCCGCGAGCAGGCCGAGCAGGCGTTCGCCGACTTTGCGGCAGCCGATGCCCAAGTACAGAACCTGACCTCCAAGATGGACATCGAGATGACCCGTGTCCGCGAAAAGTATGCCGGACGGCTGGCCGAACTCTCCGACGTGAAGGACGGAGCCTTTGAAATCATGCAGGCGTATGCCGTGGAGAACAAGGAAGAACTGTTCGCCAGGAAGAAGAGTGTGGAATCAGCCCACGGCGTGTTCGGTTTCCGCACCGGCACACCGAAGCTGAAGAACCTGAAGGGCTTCACCTGGGCGGCGGTGACCAACCTCTGCAAGGAGCTTCTCCCCTCGTACATCCGCACATCGGAGGAACTGGCGAAGGACAAGCTGCTGGCCGACCGCGAACTGCCCGAAGTGGCGGAGTACTTCCCCAAGATAGGCGTGCAGGTGGTGCAGGACGAGACGTTCTATGTGGAACCCAAGAAAGAGAACGATGCAGCTCCGCAGTGACATGAAAGAGATACACCGCTGGTACCGATACCGTCCGTGCGGCAGATGCTGGGCGGTGTATCTCGATGTCACTTACCGCCAGGGTGACAGTTTCCCTCCGAAGATATCGACACACGGGACAAAGGTGGGGGAATGTCTGACCAGGGAAGAGGCGCGGCGGGAGGTGTACAGACTGAACGGTTGGACCTATAAAGAAAGGGAAGCATGAGCGTGAAACAGAACGGGGTGCTGATAACTGCACCCCTCTTCGGAACGGGACGGGAAACCGTGGGCGAGTTCCCGGGTTATTCTTGCGGTTATTGCCAGGGCAACGGCTGGTTCTGGAATCCGGAAGTCATCAACGAACGTGTGAAGATGCCTTGCCCGAAATGTGGCGGTACCGGGAAGGTGAAGGGTATCGTTACGGTGGAATGGGTGCCGGACGGGGAAGTGAAGGCCTGCTTCAAAGAGAATTCAAACAATGTTTAAATTCTGATACAGACCATGCAGTGTATTCCCGTGAAATACATCGTCCAGATAGACAATTTCCGCGTAGCGGATTTCATCTTCTACTGGAACTATTACGAACAGCCGTGCTCCCTGCTCCTGCAGAAGCCCAAGACGGAAGGACTCACCGCCATCCGTCTGGTGGTGGACAGCGACGAGGCGGCAAGTTTTCTGTACAGGGCAAAGGAGAAGACGGGGTGCAGGCTGTATCAAGTGGATTAAAAAGGAAAGATATCATGGAACAAGATATTATAGAACAATTTACTCAGTTATCCACACCCGTACAATGCACTGGCATTGTATGCGCTACAATAATATGCATAGCGGTATTGGTGTATTTTTATAAGTTGTTTAACTCTTAACTAAATAGATATGAGCAGAATGTATTTAGGCGATATTCCCTGTTCCGGTTGCGGAAAGACAGGTAAGGAAAGCCGAAGACCCACGAAAGATAGTATATGCTATCAGTGCATGGATGATTTGAACAAATATCGGAAAATTCTCGAACGGAATGCCGGAAATAAAGATACTTATGTGGAATTTGATGTTATTGCGCACGAGATAAGATATACTGCTGACGACAACTATAATAATCTCATCGGTGCATTAAAACAACTATTTATTTCTCTGGACACTCCTGAAGCTGATAAACGGTCAACTGCAACTCCTAAAGTGTGTCATGGTAATTATTACAATAACGCCTTTAGAATTCAGCGTGAGTATAGCTATTCTTATAAAGGTGAAACCATGTGGGGGGAAGGTGCTTTTATTATCAGAGAGGATATTGCTATTAATTTAGATTCTTTGATGACAGCTTTAGAGAACTACTCTCATGGAGTATATCTTCAAGGTAAAAAAGATGGTGGAAACCTTCTGAAAAGTCTTGGAGCACAGGAAATATCACCAGATGAATTTGTAGAGCGAATTAATAGGGAAAAATACAAATAGCGTATAACTAAATATTAAGGAGCTAATTTAATATTAGCTCCTTAATAAATTACAGTTAGTAACTTACAGAACTTTCTACCGTTGTAGCCTCAATACCATTTGCTCTTTTATATGATCCAATAGCTGACATTACGGCTGTTTTAACTAATCCTTTATCATGGAAACTATGAGGATAACTAATATTGGTAGTAAACGAATAGCTTCTACCTCCTGCTGTAAACGAAATTGTGTAAGAATACATAATATTAAATTATTAAATTATAGCAATATTGCTTATAAGCATAAAACAAGAAGTATGCTAATAAAAAAATTACTGCCAATCTGACACAAAAAGTGCATTATTAACATTTTTCATGCCTTAAAATAAGAATATAAGCCTTGGACGGGCTTTGTAAAATCATTATATATTATGACATTTGAACAAGAAGTTGTAGAAAACAAAAGATTGCGCCAAGAAATTGATGCTAAGATTCAAGAAGTAAAAAATCTTCCGGTAAGTAGAGAACGTAGTCTTACCATTACGAAACTGCAAGAAGCTGTTATGTGGCTCGGCATGGATTTGAAACGTTTGGGCACTGCTAATCCTTACCCATCAAGCAAAGATCCTTCAACGGGCGCAGTGATAGAACCAACCGCTGACGGATTGAAATTATGATTACTCAAAAATATAATGACTAATAACTTGATAAAAATTGTATATTTGTGGCAGTAAAAGTATGTTCAACTAAAAATTAGGGAGGATATGAAGAAAGTCAAGAATGGTCATAGTGTGAAAGAAATTAAGGATGTGCTCTATCAATTGTTTCAAGAGAACAACCTGGGACTTGTTTATATTGATGAAGCTGGTGAATTACAAGCAGATACAATAAGGGTATTTGTAAACGATGTATTGGATGGGAAAATAGAATATGATGGTAGGGTGAAAACATGCTGACATGATAATTTAAAGAAAGCCGCTGCGGTCCTTCCGTCAGCGGCTTTCTTTTTGTTCTTCTGTCCAAGAGCCTCATTCTCCCGGCTCTCCCAGCAGCTCCACTATCGCCTCATGTTGCAGCGGCGTCAATGCCCGTTGTCGGGGTTGGTAATGCAGTTTCTCCAGCCGGGTTTGCAGCTCCGGATTCAGTTTTATCCAGCGGTGCAGTTGCGCTGATGCGCTGCGGGGAGTGGAGCGGGGGAAGTAGGCTTGTGCCAGGTCACTCATGTAGATTGCGTTCAACATTTTATTTACGATTTAACGATTTACCATTTACTATTTAAAGCCACCCTGCGGCGGCATAAAAAACTACCCGTAGGTAACCGGTCGGCTACTTACGGGTAGTTGGTCATTTACTACGGGGTAGTCTGTGAACTACTACGGGGTGGTTCCTTAGCCCAGCGGGTTCTCCCCCTGGTCGCCGTCGTTGCCTCCCCCGGTGTTTCCTCCTCCGGTGTTGTCGTCATCGGGCAGGGGTGCTTCGCCCTTCTTGGCCACGCGCTTGAAGGTAAGCCCGCCGTTGCCCGCACGGGTGGCAGCCTTCACGGGCTTGCCGGGGCGGAACTGGACGGTGGCTTCGGTGATGTTGGCGCTGGTGAACTTCTTCTCGGTTTCGGCGCCGGTGCTGCACAGCTGCAGCTGGAAGGAGCCGAAGTTCTCCAGGCGTACAATCTTGCCTGCCGACAGGTGCCGGTTCACCTGCTTGATGAGGGCGCGGATGGCGTTCAGCACGTCACCGTCCGTCAGGGAGGTGGCGTAGGAGATGTCTTCGGCCATTTCGTCCATGGTCACTTCGCCGCTGGCCTGCGCCTTGGCGTAATATTTCTTGGGGGCGGTTTCATCGCCCGGTTTTGTGCTCATCAGAGCAAGGGAATAGTTTACCATACTTCGTGAATTAAAGAATTAATAATGAAAGAATGAAAGCTGCGCGGAGAGGCGGCTTCATTCCGTTTGTTGCGTCTGTTCGCGAAAAAGACGCGGCAAAGATGGGCGAAACGGGCTATTCCGTGTTGTGGTATGCGCTTTCCGGGCGTATTAGTTGCATAAATGTGCGTTTATAATTATTTTTGTAGCAGGTAATCAGGCAGTTCAGGGTAATCAATTCTAAGTTTTCAGGGGTCATATGAAGAAAAACCGGTCAAAGATTGTAGGATGCAGCTACGCATTCAGGGTGGAGGACATTGTGCGCATCTACGATGAACATTCCCGCAGCGGCCTTTCCAACCGCGAGATCCTGCGCCGCTACATCTGGCCCAAGTACCACATCTGCGAGAAGACCTTCTACAACATCATCAACGCCAGTGCCGACCCCAAGGTCATACGCCGCCAGGAAGAGATGCGTTCGCAGCTGTCACTTTTTTGAATATCCGTTTATCCTCTGTCCATTACTTTGCATGTAAAGTCTGTGACATCCTCCACAAGTTCCTCATGGTTGTGGTTCGTACTGCTTCCGGTACGCCGGAACAGACTGAAGGACGTGCTGCCGTCGTCTCCGGAGAGGTTGAAAAGATGCCGGTCCATGCGGTCCAGCAGGTCGAAACGTTCCAGTGTCTGCCGTTGGAAGCCGCTACCTTCGCGGGCGCTTCCTTTCCAGGGTGTGACGATATGAAGACGTAGGGTCACGTCTGCCGTCTGTGTCCCGCCTCCCGCCCATTTTACGGGTCGGAACTCAATGAAGACGGCAGGGACGTCGAAAGGATCTTCCTGCTCCAGGAATGAAATCTGTTCGTTCCATAGGTCGAACGTTCTGATGACGGGCCGGCCGTCCCGGTCTGTGAGTCGTTTCAGCCGTTCTATGAGGCTGAGGTAAAGGAATCTTCTCATGTCTGAAATATTTTGTTGCTATTTTCTTCCGCTATTTCCCGGATGATGCGCTCCACCTCCGGATGCATGCCGATGAACCGTCGGCGTGGTATGACTATCTTGCTTCCTGCCCGCTTCAATGCCATGCGTTTGCAGAAAAGCGCCTCTTCCGTGGGTTTACGCCGATAATTATCCGTCAGTTGCCTATACAAATACCAGAAGTGCCCCTTCATCCGTTTGGTAACGGTAATGGCACCGCCCTCGTTGTGGATGGCGGCATACGGCAGGTCGCTGCTGAATACCACACTGTGGGCGGTAGTCTCCGTTTTGATACTTCTGCGCAAAGCTCCGGTGCGTATCAGTAATCCCCGGCTTTCGTCGTCATTGTATTTCCTTCGTGCCCAACGCTCGTTGAAGAAGGCCTCGCGCTCAAAGTTGCGGTCGAACTCTTCGCCTATTTCCGTTCCGATATCCTTCAGCGTAAGGCTGATGAAGTGCTTCACCTTCCGTTCTAGCTCCTTGGTTATGTCTGAATTTTGGGGCATAATGTTTGTTTATTAAAGAATTAACTGTATCTTTGTGGCACTGAAGGGAGTAATTTAAAAATGTGGCCTCGGATTGCAGTTCCAAGGATGCTATTTTCAAATTACTCTCTTCTTTTTGTAATGTATTGCAGTATATCTTCACTATCCGAAATGCTGTGCAGTTTTACCGAACCGTCTATCAATTCCCTCACGATAATCCAGCTTTTTTCATTATGCAAAGTTGTTTCAAACAGATGCATCGTGATGTCCGGGTCGTGTTTGTCTGGTCCATTGCCCAAATAAGGAGCTTCGGCGATGACATTTTCTATGTCCAGCAGCATCCTGTTTTTCTCCACAATCCATTTGTGAGGCTGGTTGAGCCATTCTTTTATATTGGTACCACTGACACGGATGTCCTTTCCGAACTGCTCGTTCTTCAAAACTTTGTCTTTCAGGAACTGTGCTTTTTCCCTTATCTCAGTCCGAAGTTTCTTTAGTTCATCTTTTCGCCTGGTCATTTCCCGTATCACCTTGCAGGCTGCGCACAATTCATTATCGGGCATTTTGGCCAGTTTGAGCGTGCCCGGTCTGTCGGGGCAGTCCTTGCACCTGCTGATGGTATAGGGATTATAGAACGGGAAGCATGCCATCTGCTTGCCCGGATTGAATCGCATCATCTCCTGGTGTTTTCCCGCCGTTGCCTGGCTGCCTGCCAGCATGGCTTGATGCTCGTCACTTTCCAGATATTTGCCTCGGCGCACACGCATCACGGTGCAGCGGCAGTTCCATCCGTTGGGAGGAAAATATTCATCCCAAAAATTGGAAGTAATGGGCAACGTGACATTATGCAGTGCCCGATGCGCCTCGCGTACCCGTTTGTCGCCTACGGTGCGGTATTGCAGCAGGTAGCGGTCCCGGTCCTCATCGTCCCACCATTGCTTCCACCGGGCTGCCATGGCAGCCGACGACAGGGCGAAATTATATTCAGTCTTCAAGTACCAGCGGTTGTAGGTCTCGTTCACCTTTTGAACGTCGTTTAAAAAGCGTTCAAAGGGTTTGCGGTTCCCGTCCGCATCGATCAGCGAGGGGAACGCCTCGTTCAGTTCGTGGAAGGTCTTGAAGCCGGAGAATACGTAGTTGCTTTCCTTCAGCCGCCGCACGCTGATATCGTCTATGGGACGTTGATGAATCGAAAAGTCCACGGCACGGTCCAATACACCGGCATGGCTACGTATGAACTTTTGCACATCTTTGTCTGCCAACATCTCCGGTGTGAATTCCGGTTGCCGGTGGAGCCAGCGCATCAGCAGGACAAAGGAGGCTTCCACGGCAGCGGTGTCGATTTCCTCTTCCTCATCTTCCCTGCTGTCTGCCAACGGCAGCGTATTTCCGTAATATGTCAGCAAGGCGCGTCTGTGCAGCCCTTCGTAGTCAGAAGGGCTCAGTCGAAAAAACAGAGCTTCTGTTTTTCGGCATCCTTTCCGTTTGTCTTGCCTGCCGGCACGACGACCGGTGCGGTTTCCCTTTTCCCGATGATGGGAACGTTGTACTTGTCGATGAAATATTTAGGGTCTATCTCGTAGTTCTCCAGCAGCAGGCGTTCGTAGTCAACCTGCTGCTCCGGCGTGAAGTCTATGCCCTCGTACCAGTCGAAACGGTATCCCTGCAAGGGAAAACCGTGCTTTATCATTTTGGGGATGAGCTGGAAGTTGATGGTGTCCCGCAGGTTGTCGGCATCCTTGCTGACAAGGTTCTTCAGCACCTCCAGGTGCACCTCACTCTGAGAAAGGCTGCTACCGTTCTCCGTAGTCATGGTTTCGGTGAGCACGCCCTTTGACAGTTCGGAGTTGGCGCGGTCTATGCGTTTGTCAAAGACATTGTAGGCATCCCCGCGGGTGGATTCCTTGATTTCTATCTCGGTACCTTCGGGAAAGAGCGCCCATCCTGCCGCACCCATCGAGCCCAGCATCTTCTCGATGCGGCTTTGCTCCTTGGCATCTCGGCTGGTGGTCTTGCCTACCCGGAAGGGGATGCCGAATATTTCGGAGAACATGTCCCAGAAGGAACACACATTCTTCTTGGGGATGGTGTGCTGGGCGCATTTCAGATACAGACCCAAGTCGTGGGTACCGCCCACTTCGACAATCCAGTCCGCCATCTCGCTGTGGCGGTAGTCGTAACCGCTCTGCCAGGTGTCGGACTGGTTGACGATAAGCGCACCGTATTCGGGCACGACATGGCGGCGGGGTATCAGGCACACGTCACTGAAGGCGGGCACATCGTCCACCGTGATGATGTCTCCCAACTGGATTAGCGAGTGTCCCCAATAGATGCTGTCGAGTGCCAGGCCCATGAAAGTCTTGAACCAGGGCGATTCGAATACCGCTGTCAAATCAGGGTTTTCAGCCCCCTTCTTGTCCACAATGCGGAAACTCTTGTTCAGTACATATCCCTTGCGCTGCCCCACACAGCCGGTAAGGTGCATGTCCACATCCACATCGCCGTACACGTCGTACAGCGGTCCTCGGTTAGGGTACTTTACATTGATGGCATACTGCCAGGCGTTGCGCCAGGTGCGCAGGTCTTTCTTGGTGAGCGACTCGGTCTGCATCTGCAGGTTGACCGACAGGTTGGTGACGCGTTTCAGTTCCGCAGGGTTTCCCAGGTTTACCTGCCCGATTCGCATGGGGTTCTGTTTCTTGTATTTCTTGCTCATGGTTTACCAGATATAATTGTTCTTTTCGGCCGACCCGTAACGCACGGGGTTGTGGTAGTCCTCTTCTCCGCCGGGACCGGTGACGGTGGGGATGTCGGGCGTAATGTTTCCCGCCTGCACTTCCTTGAGGTATTTCAAGGCTTGTTCATAACGTTTTTCCCGTATCTCGTAGCCCATCTTCTGGGGCAGGGAGCAGCATATATGGTAGAGTGCGATGTCGGTGGCACATCCCACCAGTTCGGCATCCCGTCGGCTGCCTTCAAGGGCGAAGGTCGCTTCTATGTCGTACCGTCCGCGCAGCGCACCCGCTATGCGGCTCATGGCACGCTCTTCCGCCAGCAGGCGGTTGTCCGGAGTGCTTTGCTGCATAATCTTCAGCGCATCGGCTCCTATCTGTATGTAATCTTCTTCGGTGATGAACATAAGGGATAATGATTAGTGATTAATAATGAGCGATTAATGGGTTTTCCGTTTTCAACTTTCACCAGGCTTGGGAGGGTAGTTGCCGCACTCCCATACGCGGGATGAAACTTTCTTCGCGTACCTGCTTCTGCAGTTTGTAGATGGCGCCTTCGTCGGCATCGGGCCCGTCATCGTGGGCGCGGCTTCCTTTCTCGAAGGCGAGGGTCTGTTCGATGCCCGTCTTCATGTCATTGTCATTCTTCAGCTTTTCGTTGTACCAGACAAAGCCGCGTTCCCACAAGGGGCTGACCGCTTCCACACGGGCGAATTTATCGGGCTTCTTGCGTTTGTCGGCAGTGACGGGCACCTGATAGCCCCGTTGGTTGCCTTCCCGCTCGAACTCGTCGAGAATGGTATCTTGCATGAAGTTGGCTTCCATGTAGATGGTGACGGCGGCATCCTCGGGCAGTGACTCCCACAGGTCATAGACCCAGCGCACCATTTCGCCTACGCTGCACTGGCGCACGAAGGCACGGAGGCAGTGCAGCTCCGAAGGTTTGGCGGTCTTCAGCCCGGGACGCGGACGTCCCCAAAGCTTGGCGGCCTTGTAGTCGTTTTTCGAGCTGTCTTTGAATGAAGGGTCGATGTAGAGTACCAGGCTTTCATAATAGCACGGTTTGAGCATGCGCTTCCACTGTATCCAGCGTTCCTGGAAGACGGCGCCTTCGGTGATGGGGTTGTGCATGTATTCCTTCTGGAAACTGCGGTAGCCCATGAAGCGTTCGCGGCTGCGCAGCATCTCGAGGGTGTAGCATTCGGGCCATGCCGGTTTCCCGTCCTTGCCGATGGCATAGACGGTGCTGGTATAAACGGTGTCGCTGTCGATGATCCGTTGCAATACGCTGTTCTTACTGATAAGGTTACCCACCATGATGAAGCGGCCTTCCTTGCCGCCGAAACATCCGAAGAGCGCCTCCTTTATCCATTTGGTCATCTCGCGTACACGGGCTTCGCTGCGGCACATCTCATCGTCGTCCAGGTCATCCACCACGATGTAGTCCGGGCGTTTGTCGCGGAACCGCAGTCCACGGGGCGACTGCCCGCGGCCGCGGCTGAAGAAGGCACACTGGTCTTTGGTAACGAACTCGCCTTCCTGCCAGCATCCGGCATTGTACTGCTCGCCGAAATCCTCGATGATGTACTGGTTGAATTGGAGTTCCGCCTGAAGGTCGCCCAGCAAGGCGTCGGCATTGTCTTCGCTCTTGCCTACCAATACCATGACATGCAACTCATTCTTGAACTTCAGCCAAAGGGGTACGCCCACATCGAGGTGTACCGACTTGGCATGTCCGCGCGGCCATTTGAAGACGGCACGCATCTCTCGGTGCTTTTCGATGTAGCGGGCGGCGTCGTTGTGGAATTTGGCGTTGGGACATTGGCAGTAGTGGCTCAAGTACCGCTGGCAGAAGTAGTCGTAATCCTTCAGGGCACGGGCGATGTTCTTCTTCCGTTCCTCTGCCGTCTCGGGCTTGCGCTTCGAGGTGATGCGTAGCAGGCGGTTGCAATGCTCCTCCCACCGCTTGAGGGCTTCTTTCTTTTCTTCGGCTGTCATTTCCTCTTGAATTTGATGCCCATAAAGTCGCTATGGAGCTGGTTGATAAGAATAATGAGCTTGTCGTCAATCTCCGGATACTCTTCACGGTGAGACACCAGCCAGTTCTCGAACTGGAGCAGGGTATTCACCATATCCACCAGTGTGGTGGTGTTGTTAATGGCCTTGATGCTTTGGGCGGCCTTCAGCATGGAGTCGGTCAGGCGGCCGATGTTCTTTTCGTTCGCCTCGGTGTTTTCCAGCACTTCGCCCACCTTGTTGAGCGCACCGGTGGTGATGGCTTCTTTAGCCATGCTGCGCGAGGCGCGTTCTTCCTTCCAGCTGCCTTCTTCCACCCATTTGCCCACGGTCTGCCGGGTTACCTTCACATAGTCGGCAATCTTAATGACGAGCATGCCGCTCATGTATAGATGCTTTGCCAAAGCCTTCTGCTGGCTCATGTCTTTTGCCATACCTTTTTCTGTTGGTTACGGTGCAAAGTTGCGAAGCATCTGCGGGGCAAGGAAAAAACGGTGAACCGGTTGCAGACAATTACGGAAGGCCTGCACATTACTGTGGAACGGTTACACACTTTTTTGTGCCGTTATGGGCGTAGCCGTAAGTTTGCACCAAAATGAGACGCAAATCATGGCCAAAAGAATCAGAATATCAAACGAGACATTGAACTGTTTCGGCACCTGGGTGAAGACTGACGGGGTGGACGTCGAGCAGTTCCGGAAGAATCCCGTCATGCTGTGGATGCATTGGCGGGGCATCATCATCGGCTGCATCAAAGACCTGAAGATAGAGGGTGGCGAGATTACCGGCGAACCTTACTTTGACGAGGTGCGCAATGAAAGCAAGTTGGCAAAGCAGCAATGGGACAAAGGCACCCTGAAGATGTGCAGCCCCTATTTTGAAATTATAGAGTCAAGTGATGACCCTGAACTGCTGAAACCCGGGCAAACCCGTCCTACCGTCACGAAGTGCAGGTTAATGGAAGTGAGCATGGTTGACATGGGCGGCAACGATGACAATATAGTAATGCTGTCGTATCAGGGCAAGGAACTGAAACTCGCCACAGGTGAAGACAGTGCCGCGCTTCCTTTGCTGAAATCAAGCGGCGGAGATGCTCCGCAAGACAATAATTCAAAAACAGAAAAGACTATGAACGTAGATTTTAAAGCTATCGCCCTGAAGCTGGGCCTGCCGGAAACGGCTACAGAAGCGGACATCCTTGCCAGGATAGGTATTTTGCAGGGATTCGAGACCGCCAACACGGAACTGCGCACCCAACTGGATACCATCAAGCTGGCGGGCGTGACACAAATGGTGGACGATGCCGTCAGGGCAGGGAAGTTCAATGCCGACAAGCGGGAGCATTTCATCCAATTGGGTAAGACAATGGGCAGTGAAAGCCTGAAACTGACACTGGAGAGCATGGCACCCGTGACGAAACCCATGCAACTGCTGAACATCGGCGGCGGAACCGTAGGCAGTGGTGCGGCAACCGGACAATGGGGCAAACTGAGCGAGGTACCGGAAGCGCAGCTGAAGCTGATGCGCGAGAACGATCCGGACAAATACCGTGCGCTGTACAAGGCGGAATACGGCATTGACTGCCCGAAATTTTAGAAATATAGTATCAATTGTAAAACAGAAAGTGTTATGATGAAATTTTTAGTGGGAACGCTGTTCAACGTCCTGATGGGCGTAGTATTGGCGTCGGTTGTGGGGATTGACCCTGCTTATGGAGCGGCTACGGCGGCAGTACCGATGGTGCTTGGAAAATTCATGCCCGTAGGGGCACTCTTTGAAGGTGTATACACCGAAGTGTGGACAGGCGAGCTGGTGAAGCAGCTCAATGCGGGGCTGGTGGCGAGTTTCCTGAACGGCATTCCCGATTATTCGGCCAAGGTGGACAATGAAATCATTCACCTGGTAGATGTAGGCGGCGACCCGGACGTGCTGATAAACAACACAACGTATCCCATCCCTATCCAGGACTTGAGCGAAAGCGATATTCCCATCGGGCTTGACAAGTTCCAGACGAAAGCCACCCGTGTGACGGATGATCAGCTGTATGCCATCTCATTCAACAAGTTCAGCGCGGATGTGGAACGTCATGGCAACGCCATCTCCACCGTGAAGTACAAGAAAGCCATCCATGCGCTGGCTCCTTACAGCAACACGGCCAAGACTCCCGTCGTCAAGACATCGGGAGAGGCTGACGCAAACGGTCGCAAGAAGATTACCCGCAAGGATATCATTGCCCTGAAAGCAAAATTCGACAAGGCGCAGGTTCCTACAGACGGACGTCGCCTGGTGCTCTGCAACGACCACGTGAACGACTTGCTGGAAGACGACCAGAAGTTCCGCGACCAGTACTACAATTACACCACCGGTAAGGTGATGAACATGTATGGTTTTGAAATCTACGAGTTCGTGAACTGCCCGTTCTTCACCAAAGAAGGCGTGAAAGTGCCTTACACTACCAAACCGGCAGATACCGACATGCAGGCATCCGTGGCGTTCTACGTCAACCGTATGTTCCGTGCGCAAGGTACCACCAAAATGTATTACAGCGAGGCACGCACCAGCCCGCAGACGCAGGAGAGTCTGGTAAACTTCCGCCACTACGAAATCACCATGCCCAAGAAGATGGAAGCCATCGGTGCCATCTACAGCTGGGACGGCTCCACTGCCCAGACTTCGGATGCGACTGCTCCGGCAGAAAAACGTTGGGCGCAGGTCAGACGCGAAGCGATTGAGGCTGCCGAACAAGCTGCTGCCGGCGGGGAAAGCCCGAAAGCAGACGATGCCAACAGTGAATTGGAGGAATAGTGATGAGCAGAGGACTACGTAACAACAACCCCGGGAACATCCGCCTGTCACGTACGTTGTGGCAGGGGGAGGTCCGGCCCTCCCGGGACAAGGCTTTCTGCCAGTTCAAGACAATGGCTTACGGATATCGTGCCCTCATCAAGTTGCTTCAGAACTACCGTCGTAATAACGGTTGCCGCACGGTAGCGGACTTCATCAACCGTTGGGCGCCTCCGGTGGAGAACAACACTTCGGGTTATATCAGCCGGGTATGCAGGGAGATGCAGGTACCGACATCGTTCGTGCCTGATATAAACGACCGGGCAACGATGTGCGCTTTTGCCGCCGCGATCTCACAAGTGGAAAACGGTGTACCGGCAGTGATGATGAACGTGGAAGCCGGCTGGGAACTGCTTTAATGATTGATAACCCGTAACGATTTTCAGCCATGAATTCAGACTTGATTCTACAGATTCTCCAATGGCTTGTGCCGAGTGGCATTGCCGGTTCCCTCTGGGCATGGCTGAGACGCCGGGAGAACAACAAAGTGCTCGCTGCCAAGGAGCGGAACGATGCCTATAAGGAAATGTACGACAACCTGTCGGGAACATTAATAGACTTACAGAATGAGAACATCAAACTTTACAAGGCGGTGCGGGAGCTCAACCGCACTATCCAGAAGGCTTCTACTTGCAAGCATTATGGCGATTGCCCTATCCGTCACGAGCTGCAGAAGTCCGGGACGATTGACACGGAACAGCCTCGTTACCGACAGCCTGCAAGGCAGAAGCGTGTTCGCTCTCCTTCAGCAGCCCGTTCCGCCCAGCCTGGCGAAGACGCAGTTTCCGACGAATCTGCTGAATTCGATACCTGTGGGGACGGGATTCAGTAAGCGCAGCGGACAGGCCACGGTGAACGTCACCCGCATATCGGAGGACAGCCTGGAGGTGACCGCCACCTGCGACAGCCTGGCGCGGCAGGTGATGATGCTGACGGAAGAACTGACCCGGATCAGGAGCGAGACTTCGGAAGAAGCGGAGCTGCTGCCTCCGGAGGTGATAAAGGAACCCACCGGCTGGCAGTGGTTTCAGATATGGACAGGTCGGCTGGCCGTTGCCGTCCTTCTTCTGATACTGATTAAACGGCGATTGAATAGAACTTAAAAAATAAAAGAATTTATGGACGGATTAATCTACGGACTGGCGCACCTCAAATTCAAGGAGAAGGAAATAGGCCTTATCAGTGAGGAAGGCCTGCAACCTGCCGGAAGCGCTCCGAGTACCACGGACATCTTCGCCGCACAGGTGAAGGATGGTCCGGTAATGACACTTACCACCAATCCCGGCAAGAAGGCATTTTCCTGCACCCTGATAGAGCTGAATGCCGACAGTCTGGTGAACACTATCGGCGGCACCAAGGACGCCAATAACAACTGGGAGCCTCCCGAGAAATGGGAAGCTACGGGCGTGATGGATGTAGTGGCTGACAGTGGCGAGACCCTGCGCTTCTACAACGCGAAGGTGACCGGCAGTGACTTTGCCAACGGCATCAACTCATCAAACGTATTGGGACTTTCCCTGAACATCGAGCTGCTGAAGGATGCCGACGGCAAGCGCATGAAGCTCTTCGCCAAGGGTGTCGACCCGGATACGGGCGCCGAGGCTGTTGGAGGGTAAAAGGTACGGACTATGAAACCGAACCTGGAAATCGAGGCTCTTGCGGAGAGGATCATGTCGGATGCCGGCATCTCCCTTCCGCTGCGGCTTCCCGGAGGGAAATACATCCGCTGGGTGATGCGGGTGCCGAACCTGGAAAGCCGCTGCCGCATACAGCGGATGTACCTGAAGATGGGGGCGACACACGAGGAACTGAAGGCTTATACTTTCGAGCAGAAGCAGGAGTTCATGGTGAAGCATACCGGAACGGTGAGCCGCATGGTGGCATACGCCATTGTCCGCGGTTGGGTGTTGGGTTGGCTACTGAACCGCCCGGTGGCATGGATGCTGCGCAGCTGCATGCATCCGGCAGCCCTGGAAGAGGCATGGATGATTGCCCTTAGCACGATGAGCACGGTCCCTTTCGGGAATACTATCAGATTGGCCGAGGTGATGAGCCTGACGGCACCCAATCTGAGCCGAAGAAAATAGAACGGGAGTTAAAGGGGTACATGGAACCCGCCCATAGCCCGTTCGGTCTCGTGGGACAGATAGCCCGTGACACGGGTTGGAGTGTGGACTATATCATGCGCGGGGTGAACTACCCGATGCTGATGCTGATGTGGCAGGACTTCCCCCGCCACGTGCCGGGAAGGAGGAAAACCACGCAGGAGATGGTTGCCGAAAAGAGAAGCCGCAACGGGCAGCCGAATATATCTCCGGCGGATTATTTACAACAATTGCTTGACGAAGAGGAGAACGCTGATGAATCCCATTAAACTTGAAATATTCCTGGATGACAAGACGCTGGCGGGCATGCGGTCGGTGGAGGGCAATGTGGCCAACATGGAGGCTTTCACCAAGCGGATGATCGGGCATCTGAAACTGGAGCTGAAGGATTTGGAGAAGGAGTATAAGAATCTCCAAAAACAAGGGCTTGCCGGTGACAGGGAACTGGCGGATATCCAGGCACTGAAGGGTGCCATCGGCGGATTGAAAGAGCAGTTGAAAGAATACGAGGCGGCAAAAAAACGGGCGAACGAGACGCCCATCATGGGTAATGACCCCGCACCGAAACTGAACAGCGTGAGGATGAGCATGGCGCAGATAGCCCGCGAGCTTCCGGCACTGGCTATGGGACCGCAGATGTTCTTCCTGGCGATATCCAACAACATACCGATGTTTACGGATGCGGTGGGTAATGCCAGAAAGGAGTACGAGAGGCTGACGGCGGCGGGCCAGAAGGCGATGCCGGTATGGAAGCAGGTGTTGAAGTCCCTGTTCTCGTGGCAGACGGCTATGGCAACGGCAATAACGCTGACTGTGGTATTCGGCAAGGAAATTGGGAATTTCTTCTCTACACTCTTTTCCGGGAAAAAGTCAGTTATTGGTCTGGCAGAGGCACAGGAAGAGTTGAACAAGGCGATGCAGGAATCCGATACGGGTATCGGAAAGAATCTCGTATCGCTCAAAACCTTGCAGGAGAAGTGGGCCTCCCTGGGAAATGACCTTTCCGCAAAAAAGAAATTCATAACTGAGAACAAGGAGGAATTCGACAGACTGAATGTGGCTGTTGCCAACGTCGCAGACGCGGAGAATCTGCTGGTCGACAATACGGAAGCTTTCATCAAATCCATGCAGCTCCGCGCCAAAGGTGCGGCAGCCCAGAAGATGGCTGCCGAGAAATACGAAGAGTCCCTTAGGCTACAGCTGGAGATAGAAAAAGAGAAGAAACGTCCGGTCAGCACGCTTGAAAGGACAGCCGGCACTTTGAATACCGTCCAGTCAAGAGGGCTGGTAAATGAAACCGGTGAAGACCTCAAACGGTACGGAGTGGAACATCTGGAGAAACAGAAGAAAGCCATCGACGAGACTGCCGATGCATTCTTCCGACTCGGCATTGAAGCGGAAAATGAGGCCCGGAAGGAATTGAAGGCAGCAAATATAAAGGACAAAATAAAAGTAAAGACACCGGTAAAAGGAGGTAAAACAGTTACCGACTATCAGAACGAACTTGTCGACGCCCGTATCCGTGCCCAGCAGAAAGTGGAGGCCGCCCGCATCGCCGTGATGGTGGAGGGACGGGAAAAACGCAAGGCACTTGCTGAAAAGGAGTATAATGACACTCTTGCCGCCATCGACAAGGAAGAACGCGATACCCTTGCCAAACTGGAAAAATCAAGGAAGGCGGGCAGGAAGGTGACTCCCGAAGAGGAGAGGCAGGTGAAGGACGGCGCGACTGCACAACGCGCCCTTGCCCGGGTACAATACCTGCAGGGCACCTACAATATAGAAAAGGAATGGCGCGAGAAGAACCGCCAGGCCTGGATTGACTACAACAAGGAATACGGCACCTACCAGAACAAGCGCCTTGCCATCGTGCAGGACTATGCACTGAAGATAGCCCGTGCCGAAACCGAAGGCGAGAAGGAATCACTGAAAAAGAAACGGGACAACGACTTGAAGGAACTGGACTTCGGGGAATTCAAGAAGACCGTCAACCTGGCTGACGTATTCGGCAATCTGGATGGACAGAGTACGGAAGCGCTTTCCGCGCTTCGTGACAAGCTGAAAGAATATATCAATGGCGCTGCCAAAGAACTGCGCCCGTCCGATTTAAAGGAATTGCAGGATGCCCTTACGGATATAGACCTGAAGATTGCCGACCGCAAGCCTTTCCGGGAATTGAAACGCTCGCTGGCAGAGTACGGCGAATCCCAGGCGGCAGTGGAGAGCGCCCAGGAAGACCTGAACACCGTAATGGCAGGAGGTGAAGTGGTTACGGGTATGTATAGGGACGAGACCGGCAGACTTGTAGCTGGACTGTTGACCCAGGAGCAGGCTGAAAGGAACCTTGCAGCCGCCCAGAACAACCGTCTGAAAAAGCAGGCGGCATTGGCGCAATCGCTGCAGGGTGTGGCGGGCAGGATGTCATCCTACGGTCAAGCTGCCGGTACCATCATCTCCACACTGGAAGGCTTTGGCGTCACTGTTGACGAGAATGTGAAAGGTGTGGTGGAAGGATTCAACACCATGAGCGAAGGCATCAGCCAGTTTGCCCAATCACTGCTCAGCATGGATATCGGCGGCATGATAAGCGGTGTGGTGAACACCGTGGGCGGTGCCATCAAGAGCGTGGGCAGCCTGTTCGGTGCCGACTGGGGAGGCGAACGATCGGAAAGACGTTACCGGCAGGCCAAAGAGAAATACGAGAGTTACATGGAAGTACTCGACAGGGTCATTTCCAAACAGAAGGAGCTCGTTGCTTCCATGGAGGCGGACGACTTCGCCAATGCCGACAACTCTTATGAGCGTGCCCGTGAGTTGCTGAAAAAACAGCAGGACTATGCCCGGGAGATGGGTAAGGCCTATCTGAATGCAGGTGCAAGCAAGGGGTTTCTGGGCGTGGGGTCAAGCGCCTCGCACGGTACCGACCAGCGCAAGGACATCTCCCGGTCCGCCTGGGAGCAAGCCAGGAAGGTGTTGGGTAGCGACTTCGATAAATACGGCATAGGGGACGGTCGCATGACGGGACTCTTCGACCTCTCGTATGAGCAGTTGGTGAGACTTCGTGATGAAGCAAGCGGGTTCTGGAGCGAACTGCACGAGGACACACAGGACTACCTGAACCAGATTATCGAAAGCGAGGAAGCCTGGCAGGAGGTGCAGGAAGCCCGCAAGGAGGCACTGACGAAGACGGACTTTGACAGCTTCTATAACAGCTTCGTCTCCATGCTGTCCGATATGGATGCCACTTCGGAGGATTTTGCGGACAGTTTTGAGAAGTACCTGCAGAATGCCATTTTCTCCGCACTGGTAGCCACGCGATACAAGGACCGGATACAGAAACTGTATGACTCATGGGCGGACATGGCCGACAAGGACGGACTTTCTTCCACGGAGGCGGAGAAGCTGCGCGGGGATTACCGGAAGATAATCGATGAGATGCTGAAAGAGCGTGAGCAGCTGATGGAAGATTTCAACTGGAAACCATCGGGCGAAGATGGAGGCAGCCAATCAGGACGCGGCGGTGTCTTTACCGCCATGAGCCAGGAACAGGGTACGAAGCTGGAGGGATTGTTCACCTCCCTGCAGGACCATGCCAGTGGCATGCACCGTCTGCTGGAGGAACTGACGAAGGGACGTTCCGCCGACCATGATATATTCCTGCAGATAGCTGAGAACACCGCTTACTGCAAGATACTGGAAGACATATTCGACCTTCTGGCAAGCAAGGACCGGGACGGATGGAAAACGATATAGCAAGCTTATGAAAGATTTGACAGGATATATGACGATAAACGGCAAGGATGCCTGGACGGAATACTCCGCTTTCCTCTGTGAGGACAGAGAGGAGGATAACTTTAATCTCAGCGAGTTGCTGAAACCGCTTGAGATGAAGGAGTATACTGCCGTGGATTTCCGGGAACGCAACGGCGAGGAACTGCCGGAGGCATTGCCGTCATCCTGCTACAAGGCCCGTGACGTGACGTTGTACTTCGCCGTATACGCCTCTTCTCCGGAGAAATGCGAGACCCGCCGTGCGGCATTGATGAAGGTCATGTATTCCGGATGGGTGAACCTGCAGGTAAAGGGGAAGACATCCGCCTATAAGTTCTACTACAAGTCTTCTTCCGACTTCGATACCGTGACGGATGTAGCCGGCGGAACGGTCGTAGAGAGATGGAAAATGAAGTTTCGGGAACCGAAACCCGGAGCTCTTTAAATAACGATTAAAAGCTGTTTGAATGGAACTCAAAATCTATAACCGGTCCGGAGAGTTGAAACTGACGGTTTCCACATCCTCCTCCTCCACCTGGAACCAGGAACTGATGAAGGAATGCTCTGTGTCGGTCTCCTTTACCCACCCGTCCTACGTGATGCTGGACGTGGAGGACTATGTGCTGCTGGAGGGAGTGAAGTTCAGTATAAAGAAGGAGTACAAGCCGAAGCAGAAGAACAGGCAGACGTACAACTACTCGGTGAAGTTCTACGCCCCCATCCACGACGCTGAGCAGGTGATGTACCTGCACCTGACGGACGGTGCGTATGAACCGCAGTTCTCTCTGAATGACAGTCCGAAGGTACATCTGCAGAAATGGGTGGATAACATGAACCGATTGTCATCTATACCGGTATGGAGCATTGGTGAAGTTTTGGAATCCGCGAACAAGACAGTGGAATACAACAATGCCACTTGTTGGGATGCCTTGTCGCTGATGTCCGACGCTTTTGAGTCCGAATGGTGGGTGGATGATTTCAAAATCAATCTGACCCGTTGTGAACGTGGTGAGCTCGTAGAACTGGGCTATTTGCAGGGCCTCACCTCGTTGGTACAGTCGGAAAACAGTGATGATGTGAAGTTCTTTACACGTTTAATTCCTCTTGGCAGCACTAAGAACATAGACCGCAGCCGCTATGGCTACAGCCGTCTCCAGTTGCCGGACAAAGCGAAATATGTGGACCGGAACACGCATTACGGACTGTTCGAGCATGTGGAGGAATCCGCATTTTCGGAAATCTTTCCGAAATACACCGGAACGGTCACCTCTGTGCGAAGTGAAGAAAAGACGGATGAGGACGGCAAGAAGTTTACGGTCTACTATTTTAATGACGAAGGAATGCTATTTGACCCGAACAAGAACGAGATTGCCGGGCTTGTGAAACGTATATCCTTTCAGACCGGTGACCTTGCCGGGCAGGGAAATTCCGAAAGCAACAATTACTGGTTCGAGGCCAACTATAATTCGGATACGCTGGAATGGGAAATCATCAACACCTATCCTTCCGATGACATTCAGATACCGGGCGGAAACCTTGTACCCCAGCCGGGAGACACGTATATTCCCTGGAATATTCGCATGCCAGAATCATACGAAGCTCAGGCTGAGCAGGACTACAAGGCTGCCGTGGACAGTTTCTTGGAGAAATACAGCGATGACATATCCATCTATGGTGGCGACACAGACTATATATGGGTAGACAAGCAAAACATACCATTACAGCTCGGTCAACGTGTGCGGTTGCTCAGTGACAAGTATTTCTCTTCCGGATATTTCGATACCCGGATGACGAAGGTGGTGCGGAAGCTGGACAACCTGGGAATCGCCAATATTGAGTGCACCAACAAGGTCGGCAAGGGATGGAAGAGGACAGTGGAAGCAAGCCTCTCGCAGTTGCAGTATGTGGTGTCAATGGGGGGGAGTTCCTCTTCCGGAGGCAGTGGCTCTTCTTCCATCACAGAGGTGTCTGACAAACTGAAGAAGGATATCCTTGTCAATTCCAGCGATGTAGGATATATAAAGAAGGGAGATGTGGTTGCTTCCGGAGAGACATGGGAAAAGATTTTTCGCAATATGCTTTACAGACCGGTAGGAGCGGAACTCCGGAGCAGCATATCGACATCAAATGATGTGGAATATGGCACTCCGAAAGGATATATCACCTACACGGCCACACGCAACGGACAGGGTGCCATGAAGGAAGCCTACTATGATGACAAGAAGGATAATATACTGCATTTTTCGGAAGAGAATTCCGGTGTACAGACTGCTGTCAGACGGCTGTCCGGCACCTATATCGAGAGGGAGACCTACAAGGCCGCCGTCACTTATGCCGCATCGGCCGACGGGCAGCTGCCGGAAAAGACATTGAACGACACCATCAGCGTAAACGTGCGCCGCAAGTGGTTTGCCGGGGTTGTGGACTCTGTGCCTGCCACATCGGCCCAGGTACGGTCACTCGGCAGCAGCGGGATGTACACCGGGGCCGGCAGCTACAAGTTCAGTGCCGGCCGGTGGAAGACAATCGTAATCTGCATACCTGAGGGAACCGTGAGCGAGCTCACCCTGACCGCATATCCCGGTAATTTTATCGAAGACACCGGAGTGTGCAGCGGCCCCACTTCCATCCCTGTGGAAGGCGCTAACGGAAGCCAGGCAACGGATTACCGCATGTGGGTGATACGGACCGACGGCACGAACGATGCCGATACATTCACATTCAAAACGAGTTGACATGGTAAAGATAAACGGAAGCAGCTTCGCGCTGCAATACAAGAGGACAACGTACCGGCCTATCGACAGCTCGTCTGTATTCGATACCATAGAGGACGCACGCGTATACGCGAGGAACACCGACGCCGAAGCCTATTTCCCCTATGCGGGACAGCTCGTGTCGACCCTTGAGAACGGGGGTGCCGTCTACAAGCTGTCGAAGGACGACAGCATACCGGAGACCGACGGGAAGAGGCACTTCAAGCTTGACCCTATAGGCAGCAAGAACGACAACGACGACCGCTACGTGCGCAAGGACATCGCCGAGACCATCGAGAAACTGATGACCTTCATCGAGGGCATCAACGTGAAGGGCACGGCAACGCTGAACGAAATCATGCTGCTGAAAGACCTCGTGTCGGAGAACTTCTCAGCCGGAGGCTCAGGTTTCGGCATCTACCGGGACGCGGACGGCAACTACCATCTCGACATCGACTTTGTGGACATCCGGAAGAAGCTGAGCGTGGAGGACATCCAGGTGCAGCAGTCCACCTATGTCGGGGGCAGGCAGTACAATACCGGCGGCGGCATCATCTGCAACCGCGTGGAGGACAAGGGCACATACTGGCGCTGCTATTTCAAAACCACTGATTCGGAGGGGCGTACCGTGTACAACACCTTCCAGGAGGATGACCAGGCCATCTGCGAGACGTTCAACCTGAAATCGGGCAACCACTACTACTGGCGGCTCGTGACGGGTACGGGAGACGACTACATAGACCTCTCCAAGGACGACTGTGCATCGGGCAGCGACATCCCGCTTGCCGGAGACAGCATCGTGCAGCTCGGCAACCGGACGGACACGGGCCGACAGGGTGCCATTGTATGGGACAGCGTTACCGCCGGAGGGCCTTATGTGCGCATATACAATGGGATAAACTCGTACACGATGCCCGAACCGTTGATTGACTTCAATACGGTGCTCAGCGAGATTACCGCCAGGTTTATCAACCAGGCCACGGGTAAGGACATGGACAAGACCCTTGACGACATGCAGGTAAATCTCGACATTATCAAGCAGCAGACGGACAAGGAGTACACGATGTGGTTCTATGACTATGAGCCTACATTGAGTAACATTCCCGCTTCGGAATGGACGACTGCGGAGCTGAAGGCCATGCACGACCAGGACCTGTTCTACAACACCGCTACCGGGCAGGGCTACCGGTTCGAGTCGGGTGCCTGGGAAGAAATCACCGACCACCTGACGCTGAAGGCGCTGGAAGATGCTAAAAAAGCGCAGGATACGGCCGACGGCAAGCGGCGTGTATTCGTGTCGCAGCCCACTGTGGCAGATGCCTACGACGTGGGAGACATGTGGGTGAACGCGACGTACAATGACGGCACCACTATTTACAAGAATGATGCTCTCGTATGCAAGACTGCGAAGGTGGCAGGAGCAGCATTCAGCATCAGCCATTGGAAACCTTCTTCCACGGCAACTACTGCCTATATCGAGAACCTGGGGGACCGCATCACGGTTGCGGTGACGGATTCGGAAAATGGCATTGCCGAGGCTACGAGGCTTGCCAACCAGGGTATCAGCGATGCCCGGGACGCTTATTATCTTGCCCGGGGGGCGCAGGATACGGCTGATGAGAACACGGCGGCCATCCAGGTGACAAAGGACTCCATCGCCGCGCTGGTTGAAGGCATCCACTTCGACAGCTCCGGAAACATCACGAACATCAACACTTCCGGGCTGGTGACGACGGCTGATTTCAACTCGCTGCTGTCTAAGAAGGTGAGTTTTGATGCGGCGGGGCATATCACGAACATCGACAAGTCGGGGCTCATCACCGAATCAAACCTTGTGCAGATGTTTGCAGAGAAAACCGCTTCGGATGGTTATGTAAAGAAATCGTATATAGCCGCTTTCGTTACCGAGCTGCCCGACGGGAGGTTCCAGAGCAATGCGCTGGTGAGCGCCGACCTCATCCGGTTCAACGGGCATATCGTGGCGAACGACACGTTCGTGGTGGACAAGGACGGGAACTTGACGCTGAATGACATTACCGCCAATAACCTTACATTATCGGGTGACATCAACGGGAATGATGCGACTTTGAATAACATTACCTTGAATAATGTTACAGCCAATAGCGGAGTATTTAAAGGCGAATTTAGTACATCTATGTCTGGAGGAAGCCGCGTAACTATAAAGGAGGAAAATGAATATGGTACTGACGGAACATATGGCAGCATAAGAGTGTATGACAATAATAATGATAAAGTTATTGATATCGGTTTTAAGGATGGTAATGAGAATAGCCCATATATTTCGATAACTAGTGGTCATGGAAGTACTCTAAGCATTCTTAGTATTTCTACAAACATAATTAGTATGATGAATTCAACTGGTGATGGCGAAAGTGACGAGGTTTGGCTTGACACTATGTATGGATTGAGGTTTTTTAAAAATGGCATACTCAAGAAATCTTATCCAGCCAGATAATTAAAAGGATATTATAAATTAATAGTATACGTATCATGAAAATCAACTTTAGAAAAATCGAGGCACAGACCTCATTCGAGGGCGGCAGACAGACCTTCGACGCAGCCGAGACCGTCGGCAATGAAATGATGTACAACGGCAGTATCCTGCTGGACATAGGCTTTGAGGACTTAGCTAAAAGCATCTACTATTCAAAGGATGCAGTGGAGATTCCTGAACGATACAGCAAGGCCCTTGAGCTTGTAGTCAAGAACTCCCGGCTCATAGCCGCAGTGAAGCGTGAAATTATCAACCAACTGAACGTCAAGTGACATGGGCTACATCAGGTTCGTTTTGAGCAAGCGCGTGACCGGTGACGATGGAGGTGCCACGAATGCGGTCATCAGCCGTATCGAGAGTGACATGGCCGACACGGGCATGCTCGAGACGAACCTGATAATGCACGCCCTTGCCGCGCGTGGCGGCAAGGTTATTGAGATTGTAGACTTCATACTGGACTCAAGCAGGCTTGATGACAACGATATATTAGGATAGGTTATGGATAAATTAAACAGAAACTTCGTTCGTGGCAACATCCTCAAGGCCGAGGAACTGAACGAGCTTGTCGGAAAGATCAACGAGTTCGCCAAGTGCGTTAATGACAACAGCCTCGAGACGAACAAGGCGGCGATGCAGAACTTGAAAAACGCCCTGCAGGAAGTGAGGAATGCGCAGCTTGTCATCGGTACCGACCCAGGCACAGCCTTCGACGGCGCTTCCGGTGCGACGCTTGAACAGATTGTGCGCGAACTGGCCGGAGGCGCCGGAACCATGTACAGCGTATATGTCCGGAACAACATGGCCTCGCTCGGCTTCGCCACCCAGTACGGCGAGGAGTGCGTGCTTGACTTCTCCTTCATCTCGCAGTATCGCGACAGCCTGGACGAACCCTACAAGTCTACCGGAGAACTCGGCCTGTGCACCATCATGATGAAGAACGCCAAGTATGCCGACTTCACCGTGGTGAAGCAGATGGAAGTCTCTTCGGGCGTATCCATCAGGCAGGACATAGCCGAATGGCTGTCATCAGGCAGCAACAGCGTGAAGATTTCCATCAAGGGGGAGAATACCGACAAGACCACCGCACCGGTAACTTACAACGTGCAACTCACGTCATTGGGCATCAGCACCCCGAACTTCGCCTGGTGGACCGCCTTCTCCGGGAACATCAACATCCCGATGATAATCAACGGTAACATCAACAAGACACTGCACTTGACCGTCACCGGCGACGGCTACAGCCAGAGCTACGACAAGACGATAGGCACAGCCGTGTATCTGGATACTCCGTATATCTACTTGCTGGAGCATCCGGGAGCGACGGGCGTATACAACGTGAGTTTCTATCTTTCCAACTCCGACAATACCATCCAGACAAAATCCGTATCGGTCAACATCATGTGCATCCGTACGGCCAGCGAAGCCGTGAAGCTTATGTGCGTGAACAACGTGGCGGAACAGCTCACCAACTGGCAGGACAACACGGTGTTCGACTACGCCATCTACGACGGTCCGTCCGCACTGACCGAGGCAAGGTTCTCCATCACCAGAGGCGGCATGGAGGTGTACAGTTCCGAGAATGACGCCATCGTGGCGAACGCAAGGAACACCTTCACTTACCCGATGGAGGTGGAGACGGATGACGATGCCGACTTCGGCGTCACAGTCGGCGTGACGGACGGTGCGGATGCCCTGACGGAACCCATTGCCCTGCCGGTGAACAACTCGCTGGGCTATTCGGCTACGGCAGGCGCCGCACTCTATATCAATCCTCGGACCCGTGCCAACTCGCAGACGAATTACAGGAGCGTCATCAACGAGGCGGACAAGACGGCCGTACCGGTAGAGTGGAGCAACCTGAACTGGAGCAACGACGGATGGGCGGCTGACGCCGACGGAGTGAAGGCACTGAAGATATTCGCCCGCAGCAGGGCCGTGATAGACTACCGCCCCTTCGCCACGGAAGCCGCCCGCCGGGGCAAGACCATCGAAATCGACTTCAAGGTGGAGAATCCCTCGGATGCCAGCAAGGACATCATCACCATTGCGGAGAACAACGTAGGCCTGCGCGTGTCGGGCGAGAACGTATCCTTCTTCTCCCAGTCCATGCAGGAGAGCTCGACGCAGGACGTACCTATAGACAACGGTGTGCGTATCCGCCTGACAGTAGTCGTGATGCCCGATGCCTACGGGAATGCAGGGTTCAACATTGTGGCCATCTACATCAACGGCAAGAAGAACCGGCAGTATGCCTACGAGAACAACGACTACTTCCGCAATGACGGCAAGATTGTGCTGGGTAGCGATTATGCCAACCTCTACCTGTACGGGCTGCGTGTCTACGACAGTGCGTTGCCTTCGGAAGCCGTACAGAAGAACTATATCAACCAGCTGGTGACCACCGACGAGAAGCTTGCGGAGAAAAACGTCAACCTCGTGCTGGACGGTGAGGGTGTGAATATCGACTTCAATGCCACGAAGCTGCTGTACAACGTGTTTGTGGTAGACAAGCCTTTCCCGAACCTGATGAACCCTTCGGGCGTGGCGGGTAATCTGGAAGTCTTCTTCAAGGACAAGCCGGAGAGGAACTTCACGCTTACCAATCTGCTGGTGGAAGGCCAGGGTACATCTTCCAAAAAATACCTGGAGTGGAATATTAGATTTAAGATGAAAGGGCTGAAGGACGCTGATGGAAACAAGATAGCCTCCATCGCGACCTATGCCGACGGTACCACGGACAAGAACTGTGTGCTGATGTACGACAACGTTCCGAAGTCCGGGCGCCTGACCGCCAAGAAGAACTGGGCGAGCTCCATGCAGGACCACAAGGCAGGCAGCGTGGATGCCTACGATGCCCTCTTCAAGGAGACAGGCATGAAGAACGAGGCGATGGTTGCCGACCCGAAGATACGTGTGGCCGTCTATCAGGAGCCGTTCATCGGCTTCTCGAAGTCCGTGAACGAGGAAGGGCAGGATGTATATACTTGCATGGGAGAATTTACGTTCGGCCCGGACAAGGGAGATGACCTTTGTTTCGGTTATGATACGGAGGCTTTCCCGGAACTTCTCTCTGTAGAGGGCTCGGACAACGCACCGCTGGGGGCACTGTTCCGTGTGCCCTGGAACCGCGGCAAGTCATACTGGGCGTACAATGCCGATGAGGAAGCCTTCCAATATAATGATACCAATTGCTGGGACTTCGACGCCGGAGAGCTGAATGCCGACGGGACCGAACCGCTCTCTGCGCAGAGGTGGATAGATTCCTATAACGCCGTATATGTCTGCAACAACCGCATCCGTCCGTTTGGCGGCACGCTGGCGGAGCTGAATGCTTCTGTTGCGGAATATCGGAGCACGGGGTATGAGTACTGGATTGCCAAGACCGGCGATACCGACCTCTACAATCTGTACTACTATGAGGCGGCGGAAGGGAAATTCATCCCTTCGGACATCGGGGCCGGGCAGATTAACCTTAAGACACAGCTCAAAGAGTATTTAAGCAGTGATTTATCAGCCTTCACGGCCGACCAGCTGAATGAACTGTTCGTCAATGCGAGGAAGCAGCTTTTCCGGGCTACCATCCCCGACTGCTTCGACATCAGCGACGCCGTATTCCATCATAATTTCGTGGAGTTTACGGCCGGAACCGACCAGCGGGCGAAGAACACCTATCCGTATAACTTCTGCACTACCGGCAGCAAGTGGCGGTGGCGCCTGGACGATGCCGACACCATCTTCCCGATAGACAACCAGGGTCAGGACCGCAAGCCCTACCACTGCGAGATGCACGATGTTTACAGTAACGGCCAGCCCATCTGGAACGGCGAGACATCCGTATTCTGGAACATGCTCGAACTGGCATTCAGCGCCGAGATTGCGGCAGGCATGCGGAAGATGCTCAGTGCCATGGAAAGCCTGTGCGGACAATCCTCGGGCACTCCCTATGACAAGGTATATGCCTTCTACAAGAAGTATTATCTCGGCATCAAGAACTATTTCCCGGCCACGCTGGTCAACGCCGATGCCAAACGCTACGAGATAGCCAAGATAGCCTACAACAGCGGCTCTTATACCAACGACACCGACCCTATCACCCAATCGCATGGCGACTTCTGCTCTGCCGAAACCGCCTGGGTGAAGAAGCGCATCATGTACATCATGTCGAAATACAGCTACGGTCTGTTTTCAAACAGCGGAACGGACACCATCATCGTGCGTGCAGCAGGCGACCTGATAGATTACGAGATAACCCCGGCATTCGACATGTACCCGGCCATTGCAAACGGTACCAGCATCGTGCAGGGCGCAAGGACCAAGGCCGGTGAAGTGTGCCGGATGACCATCGACCTCGGCGGCTCTGCCGACCAGCAGAACGCCATCCAGGCGGCGAGCTGGCTGCTCTCCATCGGCGACTGGCACCGGAAGAACGTCAGCGGCACCATGGTGGTCCGTGGCCGGCGCCTGACGGAGCTCATCCTGGGCAGCAAGACCGAAAACGTCATCATCACCATCACCGGGCTTACCCTTGCCGACTGCGGCAGCCTACAGAAAGTCCTGTTGTCAAACATTGCCACCTTGCAGGGTACTCTTGACCTGAGCGCCTGCCAGAATATCCGTGAGATATATGCGGACGGAACCAATCTCAGCCAGATTAAGGTTCCGGAAGGCGGCAGTCTCGAAGTCATCGAGTATCCGGCAAACAACAAGTACATCGGCTTCAGGAACTTCCCCCTGCTGTCCACCGGCGGATTGCGCATCGGCCAGTGCGCCCCGAATGTGACAGACTTCTGGGTGGAGAACTGTCCTTTGCTGCAGCCCATGAAACTGCTGTCTGACGTCATCGAGGCACAGCAACCGCAGGGTGATGCCCACGCGCTGAAACATATCCGCGCAATAGGTTTCAATGAGGAGTATTACACGGCCGACGCACTCGACATGCTCGCCCGCCTCTCCGACGGCAGCTACTCCGGCTTGTCAGCCGAGGGACTGTCCGGCGAAGACCCGATACCGGTACTGGAAGGCACCATTACTGTGCATTCCAAGTACTACCAGGACACGGTGGATGCACTGAGAAGTGTATTCAACAGACTGAATCTGGTACTTGTCGGTGAAGCGGCCATTCATTTCAAGGACGCGGAAGCCCGGCGCATCTGCCTTGGCATATGGGATGCCGACAAGGACGGCTATATAACGGAAGAGGAAGCGGCCGTTCAACAGGTAATCAATGCCGGCACATTTGCAAACAATACGCGGATTGTCTCGTTCAATGAGTTCAAGTGGCTAAATTTCACCACCTCGTCCAATAATCTGTTTACCGGATGTACGTCTTTGCAAAGTATCGAATTGCCGGAAAACAGGAATATCAGATACCAATACTTTTACGGATGCGTCTCTCTGGAAAGATGCATAATAGGCAATGGGTGCGACACTATTTCAAAGCAGGCTTTCTACAATTGTGGGGCGTTGAAAGAAATTTCCATTCCTGACACAGTGACAACTATTGAGTCTGGCGCTTTCGGCGGCACCGGAATTTCGGAATTCGTATATCCGCCCCATGTCACAGCAATTAGCGGATTGGGGGATATGCCACGACTGACCCGTGTGGAAATCGGGGAAAATGCCGTGTCGGTGACCGGTATGGGGAATTCTCCTCTGTTGAAGACCCTGATAATACGGACCGAAACACCTCCGTCGACCGATTACTGGACACTGCTTAACGCTCCCCGGATACCTGACATCTATGTGCCCGACAATGCTGTCAACGCCTACAAGACATCAAACGGATGGAGAAAGTGGGCTGCGTACATCCGGCCAATGAGTGAGATAGTGGAAAGTTAATAAAAACGGTGGGAGGAACTTTCTCTCCGCTGTCTATTCCTTGTTCTTTTTAAGTACACATTCCTCCTAAATTCACACAAAGATAAGTATTCCGGATGATTTGAGGAACTTTTAAAGGCCTTTTGATAGGTGTTTAAAGAGTGCCAGAAAACAAATGAAAAATCACATTTCGTTTTGTGTTAATAACTTTAAAAAACCTCACAAAGTGATTTGAGAAAGCATCACAGAACGTTTTGCGGTTTATAGACCTGAACCATAACGGGGAGATAGAGCCGGAAGAGTGGGTGAAACAATGTCCCTGCTTTGATGCGGCGACTATACTGACAGAACCGCCACCACCCAATCCGGCATGCTTATAAAATGTTTTTATTCTCTTTCTTCGTGCTCTTCGCGCGCACGTATATATATAATGTATAGTTATTTTCTCTCTTTTTCCTTTCTTCAAAATTGTTCATGCGAAATGCATTTATGAATCAGTAAGTTACAAAAAAGTTTCATTTTTATTAAAAAAAATGATAGATATGTTTGGCTTGTATTGTTAAATCCTATACCTTTGCACCCGCTTTCCAAGAGAAGGAAAGTGGTAAGATTGAAATACTGAAACAGAAGTGTGGAAGGTGACACAGAGAAATAAAAAGAGATAAAAATATTTTTCGAAAAACATTTGGAACTTATTAATAATTCTCCTTATCTTTGCAGTCCGACTCGCAAAGAAAAAGAACTTTTCTTGTTTTGCTTTTCTTATCCTTGTTTAAAGGATTTGAAAATACAGGAAAAAGAAAAAATGAAAAAAAACTTCCGAAAATATTTGGAAGATATGCTTTAAAGTTCTTACCTTTGCATCCGCTTTCTGAAAAGAACAGCAATCGTGAAACGAGCGATCTTTGAACAGATTTACATAAACAATACAAGTAGTACAAGAGCAGGTGCTTCGCAAATTAATAATTGGAAACTAATAATTAAGGCGCGTCGTACCTGGGTAAAACAAAAGAACCGTCAATACTTATTCTATATAGATAGGTAAAGATAAACTTTTGAATTCGAGCGTCCTGAACAGATAATTAAGCTGTCGCACTTTAATTTTTAATTTGCGCAGTCAAGATACTTTTACAATGAAGAGTTTGATCCTGGCTCAGGATGAACGCTAGCTACAGGC